TCGGTGATGTTTGGAATATAACAAATGCAGACACAGCTAATCATATCAAAGCTGGCGACAACGTTGTGTGGGATGGTAGTAAATGGGACAATCTCAGCGGAACCGTTGACCTCTCAAATTATCTATAGAAAGGCGGAAAACAAACCACAACCTCAACAGCAGATGGTGGCAGTAATGTCTACACTTTCAAAGATGGCTCGACAATAACAGTAAAGAATGGATCGAAAGGTTCAACTGGTGCAGCGGCTACTTGGTTTTCCGGTGGTGCCGTTACTGGTACCTCTACCACTGCTCAAACATTTACTGTTTCAGGCTCTAAGGCTGGTGATATGTACCTCAACACCGGAACAAGTAATGTATATAAAGCAACAGCTGCTAACTAGTGGGTGTATCTTTGCAATATCAAGGGAGCAAAGGGAGACGCTGCTGATATTCCTAAATTGGCTAAAGGCGTAGCTGGTATTGTTCCAGGAACAACAAATGATAGTCTTAACGTATCTCGATGGCTTAATGGTGGAGATAACGGTACAGGTAAGTGGAGTCCCCTTCCAACTGCAGGAGGTGGAACGTCTGGGATTGTTCGAACTTGCAAAGATTACACAGGATCCATAAATAAAGATGATATTCATGGGTATGCCCACGGGACAACACCTCCTACTCTTTAGCCTATAACTAGCGGAGCTTCCGATTACAGAGGTGTAGAGAGTGATGGATCAGGTCGTCTTTTCGTAAACGTTCCAGCTTATGAAAAGAATATCAACAGAGAACAAAATACAGTTCTTGCAGCACCTACGACAGGAGCCGGAACGGCAACATTTAGAAAGCTTACCACTTCAGATATACCTTGGGGCGATAAGCTTAAAGTAGTTACAGAATCACAATTTAATTCAACAATACCAAGAGCTGGTGTTTTCTATTTTGTTTTAGAAGAATGAACAATGATACACTAATCGTAAGTATGACATCATACCCAAAGCGAATAGGTACCACTCGGGATATTTACAACATAATCCTCGGACAGAAAGAAGACGATGTGCATTTCGTCCTCGTATTGTCCGAGGATGAGTTCCCGAATCTGGAACTTGATTTGCCAAAGGATTTGCGCGAGGATTTTGGCGTGGAGATAATATGGGACAAAGGCAATATAAGAAGCCACAAGAAACTCATCCCAACTCTCGAGAAATACCCAGACAACGCCATACTTGTAGTTGATGATGATATGACAATGAGGCCAGGATGGCTACATGAATTTATAGAGATGCATAAGAAGTACCCAGAGGATATTATTTACGGGCAAACTTCGAGTGTAGTAGTAACCGAACGCGACGGAAGCCTGCGAGAAATTAGAAATTTTGACAATACATATCTTAGAGGCGTTGCGACAATAAACCAAAAACCGGCAAATGGTGCAGCTGGCACTTTATATCCAGCTCACACTTTCACTTCTCCTTTATTTTTCGATAGGGAGAAATTCATGGCACTTTCTCCTACATCGGATGAGACGTGGCAATTTTTGTTTTGTGTGTTATCTGGTAGACGCTACCGGTCACTTTATGAAAACGGTATCTGTAGGTATGAAATCCAGACAAACCAAGAGGATTGCCTGGCAGATGTCAACAAGGAGAAATACACAGAGATTCATAACATACTCGCTGCACATTTCCCACAATACATAGAGAAACTGCAGGAGAGACTGCCTGGTGTTGTTGTATCTATGGCAACATATGGCGAAAGGATGAATAACTCCATGACGGCTATTTTAAGCATTTTAAGGCAAACGATGAGACCGGAAAAGTTCATTTTGAATATTCCCGTTGATGATGTGAAAAACATGTCTCAGGAGTTGCTTGATCTTGTTAAAGTTGGAGATATAGAAGTCCACCCTGTTATTGATGATATGGGACCACATAACAAATGGATCTATGCAGCCACTGAATACTACGATCGCTGTATCTTGTTAGTAGACGATGATGTTGAATACGAAAACACGATGATACAGCGAATGTATACCTGGTGGCAACGAAATCCTGGATGTGTTATTTCTGGCCGTTGTAGGTTTATTTCTATGGATATTGATGGAAACATCAAACCATATGGAGAGTGGCCAGTATTTCGTGGTGCGCAAGGTGTAGCTACTCGCTCTTTACTTCCTACTGGATGCGGTGGAACATTCATTCCTCCGTATATTCTAGAGGATGCTATCGACTACGATATGATTAAAGATTTCGCACTTGACGATGATTTGTATCTTAAATTAATTTTTAACAAGCACTATGCAAACGTTCTATTTATCAATGTTGAAAAACACGATATATATGTCGGAGGCAAACAGCTATCTTGTGATATGAACAAGAAGATTGAACGCATCCAAGGCATACTTGATAAATATGACATCATGGCTGGTGCGCATATTTTATAATTATGGCAGTAGAAGAAAGACAAATTTTCAGCAAGATTTGGATAAGACAGAACATTGACAACCTCATTTTCTTTAAAACAAAAACAGGAAATTCAAGTGTCATAGGAGGAAGCGAGATTCACTGCTACAAAGGAACGTATAGCACAGCAACATTCACTGCTGATATTTCTGACCTTGAAAATGGCAAGACGTATTCTTTCGCATGTTTTAAGGAATATGGAGACAAGCCGCAGTCGTGCTCTATTTTAAATTCCTCATCTTAGCTTGTTAAGTCATTAAGCGCAACGTTGGCATCATGGACAGATTTCAAAAAAACTGCTGACATGAAATATATAATGGTAACGATCAACCCAACAAAAATGACATCTGTGCGCGTAATGCTCAGTACATCACGAAAGGCATATGTTCCATTTATTCAAAAGATAAAGGAAGTACACCATCCTGATAGTGTTGGCGACCATTGGGATATTTCTATGTTTTATAAAGATAGCGTAGGAAATCCTATTCTTATGAGCAGTGCAAATTATGATGTCATCAGATATAAAACACAAGATGGCGGCAAGATGACACCGAACACAAACTCGAAGTTTTACAGTTATATACATAAGGACATCCCATCATGGAAAGGAGATCATCGCTTTCTGCTATTGTTCCCTTTAAATAATTTTCCGGATGATTTATTTGGAGGTTCAAAGCTGACTATGTTATTTATTCCAAAAGGTATGTATATGCCATATAAATGGAAAATGACAAGTCTTGCACCACGTGGCGATCTTTATATTCATAAGGATTCACTCCTTCTTACATAGACAAACTTTTTAATAAACTTTAATGGTTGGCGTTTGTTTTTGTACGATAGAGATATTGATGACATCGTTGGACTAAACGACATGTCAGGAAACGGTGGCAATACATATGGCAATTGAGAAAAAAATTCATTTCATTCATTTTGGTAAAAAACCACTCGATGATATACAAAAAGAGAGGATTGAGTCTTTTAAAAGGTTCAATCCTTCCTTTGAAATTAAAATTTGGACAGACAAAGATTTTAATTTTTCAGCAGGGCCTCAATTCGTATAGGATGCTTTGCTGATGAAAAACTACGCATACCTTAGTGACTACTATCGTTTTGCAATTCTTCGAGATTATGGTGGCATTTATTGCGACACTGATGTTGAATGTTTTAGGCCACTCGATGACTTACTTGATAGATCGGAACTTTTGGAGCGTGAGTTTATAGCTGGAAACGCAGAATGTATAGGAACTGCTATCATGGGGTTTAAAAAAGGACATCTTTTTCCATTGCTTGTTTTGGATTATTATAATCATCATCCAATCATTCGAGACGGAAAGATTCCGAAAGATATGACAAATTAGTTCATAATCACAAACCTCAAGAAGTATTGTGCAACAGGTCTAGATATTCTACCTTATGGTCAGTTCTTATTATATAATCATGAAAGAAACCCCAATGGGTACACAGAACACCACGCGGATTTTACATGGGGGCATCAGATAGAGGTTTTGCTTTATACGCAGAACAGCAAAGGCACTATCAGGTAGTGTTTGGATTCTCTAAAAGATCAGCATGTTATAGTATGTGATAATAGCACAGATGGAACACAGGAGATATTAAAAGAATACGATATTCCTGTTTTTTATAATTGTCAGGATTTCCTGAAAACTGCACTGTCTATATCTTATGCTCGGATTGGCGTTTTGATTTTGCACCCTTGGAATATATATAAATTGAACAATTTTTTTGGCGATGGTCAAAAGATCGTATCAATTGGACCGTATGATATATCAAAAAATGATGTATTCATACCAAGGAAAGCCTACACATCAGACATATAGGATATAGATAAATTCCAGGATATCGTAGTCTTGGAAAAGTCAAAAGATATTTTGGCAACGAATTAAACGATGGGATCGCATTATTCATGCGGTCCCATTTGTTTTTTCTGGCATCGTTGTGCTTTTGGAAGTTTCCGGTCTTATCATTGTATAGTCGCGACGAGGTATAACTTTTTAAAATTTAACAATTATGTCAGACAGCAAAGTTTATATGTTACCTGATGCCGGGAGTGGCAGCCAGGTAGATCCCAATCTCTTATTGTCGATGATGGGAAACGGAAATGGTTTCGGTGGCGGAAATTGGATTTGGGTCATCTTCCTTTTCTTCCTTTATGGTATAGGTGGAAATGGATGGTTTGGAAACAACCGTGGCAATATTACCGAGACAATAGCAAGCACAGCAGAGCGCGATCTCTTGATGAGTGCCATTCACGGAAACGCAAACTCCATAGGTTAGTTGGCAACTACTCTGAACTGTGATGTTAACAGTATCCAGACCGCAGTTAACCAGGTATAGAATGCTATAACACAGGTAGGAAGCCAGGTCGGAATGACTGGTCAGCAAGTTATTAACAGTGTACAGTAGGGCAATATGTCTATCGCTCAGCAGATGAGCCAGTGCTGCTGCAATATACGCGAGACTATCACAAACGGCAACTATCAGAATCAGATAGCAACCATTAACTCTTTCAACTCTCTCAGCAATCAGATTGGAACATTGAGAACAGCAATGGATCATGGATTCAGTGCTAACGCTTACGAGACACAAGCTCAGACTTGTGCAATAAACAACAATATCTCAAATTCTGTTCAGAGTATCAAGGATACAGCAACTGTAAACACAAACTCTATTCTTGCAAAGCTTGACCAGATGCAGAACTCAGCTTTACAGGATCGCATCAATGAGTTGCAGGAGACAAAGACACGGCTCCAGAACTAGATAAGCCAAGAGCAGCAGAACCAGGCAGTGGCAGCTATGATAGCACCTTTACAGAAAGAGCTTGCAGAAATCAAGCAGAACCAGCCAAGCACGACTACTGTGCAATATCCCAATCTAGTGGCTGTTCCAGCTTCTCAGTATTACAACAGCGGAACCCCTACATTCTGGACTTGATATGGCAGTAACTGGATATATTGGTAACAGAGGAGGGATTCCTTATGTTGCAGCGACCCTATCGGATGCAGGATCGGTTAGCACCAATGCTATCTACACATTGCCAAATCATGTGTTCAGATTCCTTGGCTAGGCTGGGCTTATAGTTGTGAATATCCCAACATCTACGGCATCAACTGTTACAGGTGTTGAGTTATAGGTTAACAACCAAACCCTGCCTCTTACTAATAATGCAGACGCAGCACTTACCACTCTTGCAGCTGGTACTCATCTGTTGTCTTTTAATAAAACAGCGAACCAGATAATCTTGTTTGTGTAATGTTTGGATCTTTAAGATAGGGCGGAGTTGTGTATATATTAGACAAGACCGACGGCGTACGCCTGAAAACAGGAGAGGTAATCTATACAAGCGCACCAAAGCCCATGATAGGAGGTATGCCAAATTAGCAATGCTTGGATCTTAGGGTTAATGTAGACGGCAACACTATCGACTACAACAGCATCCCGTTCTCAAACACTATTGTCTCATATGGCAACGGCAATATTGTCATAAGCGAAACAAAGCAGGGACTGTAGCAAGACGTGGAAGCTATACTTCACAATTCAAAACAGGCATTGGAAAATATTGATAGATATAAAAACAACATCGGATAGTGTGAGGAGATACTGAAAACTCTGAACCCATAGTTCGCTAGAGATAAAGAGAGAGATGAAAGGCTCACGAGTCTCGAAGAACGGTTCGATGGCGTAGCTGGAAAGATTGATAAAATATTGACTTTGATAACTACAAAATAAAATGATAATCATGGAGTACACAAGCGACAACTACGAGAGACTCATGGAGTTTGTCTCGTGCATAGAGAAGAAAGCAAAGGCTGTGAAAGAGATGCTCGAAGATGAGAGAGAGGAATATCAGCCAACAAGAAGACGCTCCCGTTATGATTCAAGGTATGACTCTTGACCAATATGATGACCGTCCGGCGGGAATGAAGAGATACCTTTCATACTATGGTTGGCATTTCACGCGAAAGATGTGCGAGTTTGCCGTATAGATGATGTAGAAGGGAGGCTCTACCATCAACCCGCTGGATAAGTCAAGCGTCGATAACTACCTCCAAAATGCGAATATAACCCTTGAACACAACAAGTTATATGATTATGTCTACGTCGCCAACATGGCCTATTCTGATTTTTATGGATCATCAATACAAAATGACATATAGCTTGCTAGGTATATCAAGGACTATATAGATGATGAGGATGCATATGACGGGATGCCATTCAGCAGATTCTATATAGACACCGTGAAAAAGGGTGTTCCTATTGATTGGGAGGAGATGATGTAAAACAAATAAAAAAAATAGTATAATTGCGACAGGATAATGAAAAGGCAATATGTAAAACTCGTTCGAATGTAGAAGGTAGGTGTACCGTCGGCGACGTAGCGGGTATAATAGATTAATGTATTATAAAGAACGGGTGAGACAGGATTCTTGTTTTCATTTTATATATATTTTTGGGGCCTTTCGGATTCTATTCCGAGGGGCCTTTTTTGTTTGATGAGTTAATGAATAAATGATAAAATAATATGGCAGCAACAATTGATGATTTGGACGTTGTTGATCTCAGTGATCTTGACAACGGAGGAGAAGATAACCAGCAGAACGGAGGAGAACAGACAACTCCACCTGGTTGGACAAGTGAACCAGACCCAGATAATGGTGGCGAAGGTTCAGATGATGGGGACGTTATTACAGATGTCCTGAAGAGCAAGGGAATTAATGATCCCAGCAAGATTAAGATCGCAAATGATGATGGTGAGATTGAAGAGGTAGACTGGAACGATCTGAGCCATGAGGAGCAGTTCGCAATCCTTAAAGATGGACCTCGTGAGACAGAACGCGATGAAGATGATCTTGATGATGATGAGATCGATTTGATAAACAGATTACGCCTTTCTGGTATGAGCCCCGCAGAGTATGCAGCAATGTTGCATAATCAGGGAGAGCGTGCTGCTACTGATAAGATCATGCAATCACAGCAGCCGCACTATACAGTAGACGATCTGACTGATGAGGAACTCTACGTGTTGGATATGCAGGCGCGTGTCAAGGATATCACGGAAGACGAACTCGCGACTGCCTTAGATAGGGCAACATCCGATCCCGATCTTTTCGCGAAAGAGATCGCAGGAATCAGGAATGAGTACAAGAAACTTGAAGATGACCGTAATCGCCAAGATGCAGCTTTGGAGGCCCAACAGCAACAGGAGATGTATAGACAGTTCGCTGGAGGTATCGCCAATTCAATTCAAGATTTTACAAGTATTGGAGATTTGGACGTCGCAATGTCCGAAGACGATATGAACGAGTTGTACACATTCATCACTGGACACGACCAGGCAGGAGTCAATTATATGTCAAAAGCATTGAATGATCCCGATACATTGGTTCGTATGGCATGGTTCGCTCTTCGTGGCGAGGATGTCATCAATAGCATCAGTGATTATTACAAGTCGCAAATCGCACAGGCCCACAGAGCTGGGTATGAGCAGGGGATATCAAAGGGAACTAAAAAGTCAACTGAAAGCAAAGTCGTGGTCAAGCCCAAGGCAAAGAATACAGACAAAGCCTTGTCGATCGACGATTTAGATGTATGATCGATAAGGTGCGATAACCTTTTTGATCAGTAAAATTATGCAAGTTGCAACTTTTAAAAATCTGAACCCTGAAATGGGCAGTACAAGAACCTATGAGTCTTTTAGCAAGATTCTTGGTACAAAGCCGGAGCTCTTCGGCGTAGTAAGCCGTATGTATGAGGACTGCACCGCAGCCTACCTCACCGAGTCTCTGAGAAACATTTTCTACTAGGATAACAAGTCCGGAAATAAGTATCAGAGCATCAACTCAATGTATTTAATAATTAAGTACACGGTCGTAGTGATACGACATGAATAAATTCTTTAAATTGCTGGAAAATCCTAAAAGGACAATCAGCAGCATGCCAGCGATGGCTGGAGTGTTCAACGACTAGGCAGTTAGGCCGTAAGCTAGGAATAGCTGAAAAATCGAGTTGCTAAATATAGCAAATGATATAGTCTGAACTTTATGGCAACATAAAGATAACATAATTGTTTGAGTGGGAGGTTAGCACCAATGACATCAAGCGCATTGAGTTCGCTGATGTTCCCATTGAGGATGGCGCAAACGGTAGCGAGATCACCATGGCATTCAAAGAGCGCTACTATGAAAAGTATGATATCTTCCAGATTGACGCTACAGGTTAGCAGTGCTTCGTTGTAGCACGCCCTGTTCGCGTATCGGATAAGTAAGTTGTCCGAATATGCAGTGATGCATATTTTTTAAAATTCTTTAAATTGCTGGGAAGCGAAAGCGATCAGCAGCATGGCTGTATTGTACAGCAGTGTTCAACGACTAGGCGAAAGCCGTAGACTAAAAAATTAGTCGAAAAACTGAATTGCTATGAAATATATAGTTTACTTAACAACAAATACAAAATCCAAAATTAATGGCATAAATAGAATTTATGTTGGAGTACATCAAACAGAAAACCCAGAAATATTTGATGGATATATAGGTTGTGGTGTTTATGTAAATAAACCATCAAGCTATAGAAATCCACACACGGTATTTCAGTATGCTGTTAAAAAATATGGAACAGATGCATTCATAAGGACGACGTTATTTGTTTTTGATAATAAACATGACGCTTATGAAAAAGAAAAAGAAATTGTAAATAAAGATTTTATTTCACAATCGCACGTATACAATATGATTGTTGGCGGAATTTATCAATATCCACGTAATGCATTGTATCAATTTGACGAAAACGGAAAACTCGTCAACACGTGGGACGGACTGATAAGTGCATCTGAATTTTATGGATACTCTCCAAAAAACTTTTTGTCTTCAATTCGAAATAGGATTTTATTCCTAAATTGTTTTTGGTCGTATAATGAGCATATAGATGTTGGAAATTTCAAAAAAGAACCTTTTTTAAAAATTACATATTTATATGATAAGAATGGCAAATTGATTGAGCAATTTGATTCTATGACCCAATGCGCGAAATACATTCAATATTCAACAGCTGATGTGTGTCGCGCAATTCAATATCAAAAATTGATAAAAGACAAATATTATGTTTCATATAAATTGACTGATGAATTTCATCCAAAACCTAGAATTGTTTTCTATAAACAAAAATTCTATCTATATAAAGAAAGCGGCGAATTTGTTGGTGAATTTGTTGGTAAGGAAATAATGCCTATAATCAAAATGTACTCATGGGATAAAATGTATAATATATTTTACCGAAACAAACAATGGTATAAAGATTTTTATATTTCATTAGAAAAAATAGAATCTGTACCAAAAAAGAAAATAGGCAATGGATTTATAATTGACATATACACTAAATTTGGCGAATATATTGAAACGCTAAAATCAGCTAAGGAAGTACGAGAAAAATATAAAATATCTTCTTCTGCGCTGAAAAACATTCAATATGGAGATAAGTATTTTGAAAATTATATATTCAAATATCACACATAGTAAATGATATAGTCTGTCACACTTTAAAGTGTGGAACTACTGGAAGGTGATTGTTCGCTTGGTCGATAACGACTACAGTTCGGTTCTCGACAAGTCAGGTTGCCAGCTTGGTATGACTACCAGGTTCTTGAGCAATGCAATGCCCGAAATGCATGAAATTCGTGCAATATTTTTCGTGAGAAAGATATGCAAAATTTTCTTAAATACTGGAAAGCTAAATCAGAAAATGATATGCTAATCAGTAGCCGCATAGATCTTTGACTAAAGATTTAAATGTTGGTTAAACGACTAGCCGCAAGGCGTAAATTAAAATTTTTTTTTAATTGAAATGGAAAATAACTTTGAAAATACCAAATGGGAATATATAGTTTACGAAACAACAAATTTGATAAATGGTAAAATATATATAGGAGTACACAAAACAAAAGATCAATCTATTTTTGATGGCTACATTGGCTGTGGTGTTTATGTTTCTCAGCCATACACATATCAATATGCAAAAACTGCATTTCAATATGCTGTAAAAAAATATGGTCCTGAAAACTTTAGAAGAAAAACAATTTCAATATTTGAGACAGAACAACAAGCTTACGACTTGGAAGCAGAAATAGTAAATGAAGCATTTCTAAAAAGAGACGATGTGTACAATATGGTTCTTGGCGGGTGCGGCGGATGTCTCGCATCAGAAAGAATTAAGGTGTACCAATATGATCTTGATGGAAATTTTATTCAAGAATATAAAAGCATGGCTGATGCAGCGGCATCTGTTGATGCGTCTGACTATACTCTAATTTCTTATGCTGTACGCAAAAAGTCTATAGCAAAAAAATCATTGTGGTCAACTGATAAAATGGCAAAATTAAATTTGGATGACTATAATTTGGGAACCAATCATAAAAAAGAGGTTTCTGTCTATCTCAAAACAGGAGAATATATTGACACATGTGAATCAATCGCTTCAGCTAGTAAAAAATACAATGTATGTAGTGGGGCAATAAGTAAGTCGTGTATTCTTGGAATTTGTGTACATAACGAGTATTATTTTAACTTTTTAAAATTTGGAAATTATGACAAAGCAAAAACTGAATATATAAAAAATAGGCCAGTATATCAATATTATGGAGATACTGGTAAATTTTATATGGAATACAAAAGTCAAGCAGATGCAGAAAAAGAAAATCCTGGGTCAAACATCTCTAAATCTATCCGTCTCAAAAAAGCAGACGATAATAATTGGATGTGGTCAATAGAAAGATTTGACGAATTTAACGCTCCAAGTAAACGAAGAATGAAAAAGAGCGTTGGAAAATTTTCTGTATCTGGAGAAATGGTCGCTATATATCCATCTGCAACATCTGCAGCAAAAGAAAATGGTTCTTCTGTGTGGAAGGTTTTAAGCGGAATAAATCAAACGCACAAAGGCTATATTTATAAGTATTTGAAAAGTTAATGATATAGTCTGAACAACACGGAAACGTGTTGATTAACATATTGGAAGAGGGAAAATGCAACATATGCCCTCTTAAAATATTTCTAATTGCTGGAAGCCTTAAAATGGTAATCAGCAGCAAATACGCGATAATTATCACGTAATGTTCAACGATTAGTCAATATGACGTAATTTTAAAAACGGAATAGGTTTGAAAAACCAAGATATAATCTGAACAATATGGAAACATATTGATTAACAAAATTGTATGTAAAGTATCAGTCAAATATCAGCAAGATGCGGAACTACATCACCACACACCGTTGTGATGATTCGTTCTCTAGCCTCTATGCTGCACATGAGGATACTTTCATTTCTATCGGACAGGGTAAGGATAACGGAAAGTTGTCAGAAACAATTTACAGATTAGACAAGAAGGAGAAGGCCCTTATGGAGTCTTTTATGTATGTTCGAAATAATGGTATGACCCGCGAAGTTTTTTAAAAGGAGATGCCATTATAAAATGCGCTTAATTTCTGGGAAGCCGAAAGTGGCCAATCAGCAGCGAAATCGCGAAATATATCGCGAGACGTTCAACGACTATCTATTTTTAGAGTAAGGAGTGAAAGAGCGCAGAGATATCAAGATCTTAAAATATAGTCTAAACAATATGGCAACATATTGAATTATTGCTTCTCTTTAACAAGTGCAACGTGGATGCCAATGGTAAGCCTACCATTTTCGATCCCGACACAAACAGACCTATATATAAATGGGTCGGCTAATTGTGAGATTAGTAAAAATAGATTCCTTTAATTGCTGGAAACTCTAACGGACAACCAGCAGCTAAATACAAGTAAAGATTTGTATTAGTTCAACGACTGATAATTTTATAATACGCGAAAGCGGAAACGGGGAATAACTCATGAAATTTATAGTATTTGAAACAATTAATCTTGATAATGGCAAGATTTACGTAGGTATTCACAAGGTGAATGATCCAGAAGTGTTTGATGGTTATCTTGGCGATGGTGTAGATATACATCTACCGGAATCATACAACAAGAGCAAGACACAACTTCAGAGTGCGGTACAGCGTCATGGAATCAATGCTTTCAAAAGAATAACGTTAAAAGAATTTAACAATATCAATGATGCAACTGATTTCTATATGTTGATTGTCAATGAGGATTTCATAAAAAGAACCGACAACTACAACTCGATTGCATCTCCCAGCATCTGTAGGAGACAAAGAGTCAACGCGTTCACACTTTCAGGTGGTCATGTTGGCAAGTGGGATAGTGTTGATGAAGCAGCTGATGATTTGCATGTATCGAAAGAGCACGTGATCATATGCATCAATACACGCACGAACTGCAAGAATGTCTATCTCTCTTTTGATGAATCAATAGATGTGGATCTTTATTCCAACATGCCACGTGGTGCTATTGCACAGTACAACAGGGATGGCGTGCTTATCAATACATACCGTGATATCCCATCTGCTGCTGCTCAACTTGATATACCAAAAGATGCCGTAGCTCGTGCTGTATCAATGCGTGCAACATGTAGCGGCTACAGGTTCATGCGTGTATCTGAGGATATACGGAAGGTACTTGGCAAGAAGTCAGCGATAGAATTGACAACTACAGTGCCTGTTTATCGGTACACATTGAGAGGTGAGTTTGATGCAGCTTTTGATTCTATTAAAGAAGCAGCTAAGGGAACGCCAAACATCAGCACAGGAAAGATTATTCGCGCAATAAAGATGAACCGCGCATGCAGAGGTTATAAATGGTCTTATGACAAAATGGATAAATGGATCGCAACAAACGCGCCAGTTGCTCGAAAAGTTGAGCAGTATGACCTGAAGGGAAATCTCGTCAAGCTATATAGTTCCACGAAAGAATTAACAGAGGAACAGATACGCATATTGAGAAAACCGATGGTAAATGATCCGTATATTTTGAAGTATAAGAAAATGAGTTAAAGGTATAGTCTGAACTCTATGGAGACGTAGAGATAACAGTTTGATTTATATAGGTGAGGGTATTATTCCTCAGGTTGAGCGCTTCGCTTCCAAGTATGCATACAACAAGCTCAGTATGGAGGTATTCCGTACTGTTCTGTCTATGATGGGAGAGAAGGCGCAGAAGCCTTAACTGTAGGGCTTCGAAAACTCCTCTAATTGCTGGGAACCATTCAAGGTAATCAGCAGCCAATGAAAAAGGTTCAACGATCAGTCAATGACGTAATAATGAAACGGGGAGCGGTGAAAACCGATGATATGATCTGATCTATGTAGAAATACATAGCTAACACAAATGACAGGAAACAAATACGTATTTATCTCAAGTTAGGGATACTTGGAGTGAAAGCTCCTCGATTAAACAATTCAAATTGCTGGAAAAGCCTTAGAGCTATAATCACTACAGCATGATTAGTAATAATGAATGCGAAAGTTTGAAAAGTTATAGATTGGCCAATCAGCAGCAAAGGCTACCTAAAAGGTAGAATGTTCAACGACTAAACGTTTTGTATCTTATGAATTATGTTGTGTATAAAACAACAAATAAAGTTAATGGTAAAATATACGTCGGAGTACATTATACAAATCCTGATATATTTGATGGATATATAGGTTGTGGAATGTATAGCGACAAAAGCCAAAAAAATATAAAATCCGGATTTCCGGCAGCTGTCAGAAAATATGGATATTGTAATTTCAAACGTGAAATTTTATATGTTTATCCAGACTCCGAGGAAGGAATGAACGACGCATATAAAAAAGAAGAAGAAATAGTTTCATGTGATTTTGTACGCAGAAAAGACACATATAATATATGTATAGGTGGCAAATGTGCACTTTATCATTTAAGAAAAAAAACAATATCACAATATACTTTAGACGGTACTTTTATTAGGACATGGGAATCTATAAAAGAGGCCGAAGATACACTTGGCTTAAATTCTATTAAAGCTGCAATTTCAGGAAAGTCTAAATATTGCGGAGGATATCAATGGAAAACATATTCTGGCGACAATAGCAATATACAGCCAGTTTCTGCAAAAGAAAAAACCGTCTATCAATTTGATCTTTCTGGAAATTTGATAAAAGTCTGGAAATCAGCATCAAATGCAGCTAGTGAATTGCATTTCGTAGTTCAAGCTATAATTAACTGCTGCAATAAGAAAACAAGATCTTCATATGGCTTTTTCTGGTCTTACAAAAAAAGATTTGAATATTTGCCATATAATAAGAATGTGTCTGTTGCGTCATATTTAGACGATGGCACTTTTGTTAAATCTTTTGATTCTCTTATGAATGCAGCCAACGAAATCAAAGTCAATGCTGGGAATATAATTTCATGTATCCAAGGGAAACAAAAACATTGCGGTAATTTTCGATGGAGATATTTCTATGGAAACACACAGTGTATTTCACCATTATAAAGATAATGATATAGTCTGTCTTTTATTGAAAGATAAAAGGTAAAACGGTAACGAAAGATTCTGGCATTCAGTCCAGGCCGAGTTGTTTGACTTCTTGGCTCACTTCCACGCTGATAACACTTTCCTTTGGTCTAAGCAGGCCAATGACTACGTGAAGGTGGGAGCAACTTTCGATACGTATGAGTTTGGTGGCAACAGCATCACATTTGCTGTTGATCGTACCTTCAGCCGTGAATACGGTTTAATTCTTAGACCCCTTGCAGCGTGAGCTGCATTGATCTGTTCCTTAAATCCAGGAAAGTCTAAAAAGACAATCTGGAGCTATTACTGCGTAATTATGCGGTAATGTCTAACGACTAGTGAAAAACTTAGAGAAATCGAAATGGGAACGGCCTTTGATAAGGTCAAGATATAGTCTGATCTATATAGTGATATATAGCTAACACAAATGATGAGAAAGGCTATGCTCTCTGTCTTGATTTGACAGCAGACAAGAGCAGCACACAGCCTCCTATTGCGATGTTTACACTGAAGGGCGGAGATTGACGGATAGTCTCCTAATTTTCTTAATTGCTGGGAACTCTTTATAATTGCATAGCTACAGCATAATCAGAAATGATAAATGCGAATGCTTGAAAATATACAATTTTAGACAATCAGCAGCGAATCTCCTAAAATTATATGGGGAACGTTCAACGACTAGCTATGAGCTTAAACGAAAGTTGAAGTGGAAAATGATATTGTAAAATATCAAAGATATAGTCTGAACTTACTGATAACAGTAAGATTAACATTTTTGTACATCCAGAACGAAATCCTGGGCGTAGGCGGCAAGACTGGTCTCCAGGGCGGCGCAGTAAGCAGCCCCGTAGCCGCTAGCAAGCTTATCGCATGGGGATACTCTGGCGTAGCTGTGTTTAATCCTTAAAAATTTCAAGAAAATTTGAGGCTCATTTTTATAATGAGAAAATCGGGTGGAAACGGGGAAGGTCCGAAAGTGGAAAATCCCGTCCTAATATCTGGAAGCGTTAAATGTACAGATAAAGGCTAACGACTAATTGGTGAGCAACGCAAGCAATAATCCAAACACGAGTGCCCGACACGAAAGTGATGATATAGTCTGAACTATAGTGTAAGCTATAGAGGTGCATATAAAAAGATGCAATATAACAAATTGATCGCAGCTTTATCTTGAGAGAGCTCTAATGTATCGCAAAAACAAATAAATAAATACTATTATTGTTTTTGATTTTTAAGATTATTATACCATTACATAGATAGGCCAGCCGGGGATAGTCCCCGGCGTGGCTACTTTTAAAATGAAAAAATGAATTATGGCTAAGAAAGAATCTGCTGTCGCTTCTATTAAAAACGGCGACATTATGGCAAACATTGTTGTTTTGAGAAGTGTATACGGCAAGGTTGGCAAGTATTTTATGAATCCTTGTAAGAATCCCGCAACTGGTGAATATCCTGATTGCGTCAAGCCTGTTGACTCAAAGGGTGATATGATTCTTACAGACAAGGAAAAGAACAGTGGCAATATTTATATTAAGGAGAATGCGGTCTTTACCATTACTGACGGCCAAACTTTCGACCTTAACAAGCCCAGGGACAAGGCGACATGGGAAGCTATACAGTATAATCCCATGATTGCACCAGAGCGTTGGGCTAAGGATCAGAACGGCAACTATCTCATCGATGGCACTATGGGTTGGCAAAACAAGCGTCCCCGTTATGGTACCGCTGAACTTTATGTTGATCGTCCAGGTCTTGAAGCTGCAAACAAGGTTCGCAAGATGTCCACTTTGCGCGATGCTCTTAACTTCATCTATGAGGATGAGCGAGGCTACGACGGTCGAGTTTTGAAGGCTCGCCTTCTTGGTAAGAACATGCAGAACTTCCCGGACGCAGACGTTACGGAATTCCTGCTTGAACAGGCGAGAAAGAATCCCGAGAAGATCATCGAGATCTACACAGGAGATGACATCTCACTTCGTTTGTTGTTTATTGAGGCAAAGGATAAGAATGTCATCATTTACAAGAACAAGCTGTACACCTACGGCGACAACATTGTTCTTGGAGCTACTGATGATGCTGTCCTGAACTGGATGAAGGTACCTGCTAACAAGGCGATTTTAGAGCTAATTCGAAAGGATACATATCCTGAAATATACAAAAACGAGTAATCAATTTTGAAAAGCCACATATACTTTCGAATAGTGTATGTGGCTTTTTGTTTAAAGAGAGAAAAATGACATCAAAGCAATTGTACGAGCATGTGCTGACAGAGCTCAATAAGGTTAACGCAGGAACGTTGCTGCTGTCAGATTTTAACTATCTAAGCAATAAGGGTATATAGTAGTATATCAACAAGCGCTACACACCGTACGAGATGGATCAGCAGACCTCGGACGACTTGCGAGTGTTGAAAAGTACGGCTATATTAAAGCCTGAAAAGTGCGATAAATACGGGAATAACCCATTCAGACGTGGAACTTATCAGGTAAACCTTCCTGATGATTACCTACACATTTTGAATTGCACATGTATTTTCAAAACAGACAAGAACAATAGGTGTGACGAAGCCGGGCGTTATGTTGAATATGGTGCCACGAGGTTGACAGCTGATATATTCCCTACTATCAGCAGGAATGCATACACTAGGCCATAGTATCGTCACCCTTACTATTATATACACAATGTGAATAGTTCGGCATCTATGCCTACTAATCCGTTTAAATACGATGAGGACGGAAACCTTATCGAGGGTACTGATCCCTATATGTCAGATGCTGACCTTTCGCGTTTTACTATTACGCCAGATATTGCGAATATCCCGGCAGAGGGTGGAGTGTTGAGCTTCATCGTTGACAGTCTGGATAAGAACGGGCAAGCTGTAGGCTTTAGTTTGTCTAGCACCTTACCGGAAGGTTGGGAAATCATGAACAAGACGGAGGCATCTTTTAAATTAAAGGTATCATCTAATACAGACGCAGCAAAAACTGTATATGTGAAATTCTGGCAATATAACTCAGACAAAACGACTATGATTGCTGTTCAGCAAGCCGGTTTTGTTGCACCAGTAGAAAAGAATTTCAAGCTTGTCATATTAGAAGAGCAAAAGAAGCTGGTAAATGACAACAATTACGATAACGCTGAACTAATCCCCGCAACACGTGATAGTGTCCAGGTTATCGTAGATACTACAAAAAAGCGCTCATTTGGTATAAAAGTACCATCTGGCTATACCTTGTTTGAAGTTGTTGATATCTTAGGGCAGCCTGTGGAAAGCTTATTCGTAGAAGGTGTTGATAAAAATGCCGGACACATTAGAGATATCTATTTTAAAACATCAATCCCATACATGAACAATCACTATATTTTCACTTTCAAAAAATCATAACTATGGAATCAAGACAATTTGACTATGGGTTTATGTCTATGGCAGACGGTGTTCTGCGTCCAAACGTGAACTCTTTCTATGGACCTTGGAGTTATGAGGCATTCATCAATGGCACTATTGTCAAGGAGATCACAAAGGAGTTGGGCGTTGCAGAGTCATAGATTCCAGCGGGTTTGACTATTGCGGTCGAAAAAGAAGCAGGATGTCCTAAGGAGTATTGGTGGTACAAGAATGGCGACTTCTCTATGGGTTGGACTCAGAAGATTACAGAAAGCGGTGGTGGTTCAGATGTTCCCGTATAGTTGGCCACTTAGGTCTACGCTTCGAACAACTTTTTCTCTGTTCCGACAAATGCAAACGGGGAATGTGATAATGATGTATTGAAGCGCGCAACAAGAACATCTATCTCTGTTATCTATAAAGGAAAACAGTTAGAACAAGACCCGGGCGATGCTTTTCAGTTGCAACTATTACAAGACGGCAACACTTACAAGTTAACGTATGGCTACGATGTTGCGAGAGGTTGCTATATTGCCTTTTTAGAGTTCAACGAAGGCGCCGGTATACATACAGTCGTTGATGCTGCACTTACCATAACGTACAGCTACGAATCAACGAGTGGATTATTACCGATGAGCATATAGTCGAGTAAGTCAAGCCTTGCCTATATGATACAGATATCACCCGAGAGTCTGTACATTCCATCGAGCGGAGTAATACCTGAGTTGTTTATAGATGTTGATGCTATTGATCCGTATAACGACGAGAAGCATGACATACCAGCAACTGCAAGGGTTAGAGCTTACTATTCTCACGTAGAAAATGATAAGTACGTTAAATCACCTATAACGCTTACAGAATAGGGAAGTGATAAAGGACTCTATAAATTCGGGCCTCAGAGTGAAATAACACTGGGTGGCGCTAATTATACACTGCAGGCAGTATATAATGACGTAGCATACAATGAAAAATATTTCAAGACTGGCGAAGTTATCCGTGTTGTAGTGTCAGATAACAATATCGACGTGAAGTCTCAGGAAATCCGTATCGTCCGCGAATCAGCTGTTGTAGGTCCTGGATTCAATCAGTACGACATAAGCCTTACCGATGAATATATAACTATGCCGGAGATGTGGTTTGGAACAGGCAAAGATGAAGTCATTAAAAACAACATCAAAATGCGTACTGCGACATACCCGAAAGTAGAAGGCAAGGGTAATGTTTCAAATGTACGCATTACAAATATTGCATGCACTAATGATTCCAGCCTATTGGCTATTGTTGAAGGCCATGATGATATGCCCTTTGCAGATGCTAAAAATGGTAGCTATAAGATCATCGGATATAGATTCCAGGAACTTATCAGTGATGATACCGTTAATGTCTCTGTATCTTTCTAGATGGACGGCAAAGAGTATAGTGGGAATGCTTAGCAGATTATCACAAGTGTCAAGAGCGTAAACGGCGAGACTTATGATTTGCTTTGTTCTACAACAGCCCTAGGCGTTGATAAGAATGACGAGAACGAGACCAACACGTATTCCGTGAAGTTCTACGTAAATAAAAATATCAACGGTAAGATTGAATAGGTAGCCTTTACTAATGATACGACTGTTTACGGTAAGGGCATGACGATAGGTTTGAGTTCTGGCGTTCATGTTTAGTTCTTGGATGCTATCACATCCAACGCTATTGTAGGTTCTGGCATATAGAACATGAAGCTTGCTCTTGGAAATAGCAATAAGGAGCTCACGCTTACGTTTGATATTGACGAGTCAAAGTTTACCAATTACAGTCTTCAGTTCTGCCTTTGGATAGAGGGACAGATCCACGATTATGGAAATGTTGGGATGTATGTAAACCCAAAAGACGGCTCGCAGTATGTCTTAAATTTAAACTATGATTCTTTCCCTGTTGATAGTCTAGGTCGTATGTTGCCTACACAAGAGCCTTTATAGATTTCGCTCACCAGGCTTTACGCAGGAAAATCGACAAAGTTAAAGGGGGCATCTCCTAATAAGACGCTGACAGGATACGCTAATCTGGACAATCATGACTACGATTTTTATTTTGGTTATTATTCATACGGTGCGCCTATTGACTGCGTGACAGACTTCAAGGACTACTCAACAAATGAGGCATCAGCAAACGGAACTCTTACAATTTCTGAAGACAAGCTAACGTTCAGCTATAATGTATACAAAAATAAATATAATATCTTCGGCAGTCAGAATATAACAACCGGACCAGATGGTGCTGTTTCTCTTGTAAATAAAGGCTTTAATCTTTCTGTTTATTGTTTGGTAAATGGCAAGTCTACACTTGTTGCTACTAAAACAATTACAGCAATCTTGCCTGGTTAGAAAGGAGACAAAGGAGATCCTGGAGATCCTGGTGAGCCAGGAAAAGACGGCATTAATGGAAGCCCTGGGCTGCCTGGTTCACAGATTCGCTTTTTGGGTGAATGGAACGCTACCAAGAGATACTGCTATCAATCACAGTATAACGGAGCCGAAACGTGGAATGAAGCAAAAAAGGAATGGGAATATACGGCGGACGGCTGGAATACTACAGGTTTGAAATATATAGACGTTGTAACGTATGAGAAAAAGTACTATCAGGCAAAGGCGAATAGTATGGGAGAGAACCCGAAAACTAGTGGTGGATATTGGCAACAAGCCGATCAGTTTGGTGCACTTATTACCGAGACAATGATAGCAAACGCTATAGATGCAAACGGTATATCTGCACGTGAGATACTACTAAAGTATGACGGGGATATTCGAAATGGATATATCGGCGGCATGTGTGATAGCGAGTCAGAAACATTCAAAGAACCTGGAACAAAAGAAGACAATTTGGTACTCTGGGTTGGAGATTACCAAATGATAGATGGTAAGAAGACAGGAGTTGGAGGAGCTGCTGGCGGTACAGTTGGCAAAAATGCAGCGTTTAAAGTATATGCCGACGGACGCGTGGTTTGCAGTGGTGTTGATTCTAAGATTAACGGGTTAGCTACTAGTACGAGTGAGGTAAGGATCAACGTAGTTGATTTGGAAAAGAGCACAGACTCAAGCGGAAATGTTTGGTATTACTTCAACTTTACGAAGTACGGTCCGAATGTTTTGATTTATGACACAAGACCAGAAAATCAAAATAACGAGTCGTTAGTCATAGATATGCCAGCCTATCTTTACAAACAAGAGCCATGGAGTAATGATGGACACGGATTGGTTATCAATGAGACATTCACAAAACGAGGACTGACAACTACAGACCAAGTCAAATAGTATATCAGGTTTGTCAATCAATATAGAACGACTAATGTAAGAATCAGATGTGTCAATTTGAAATGCGGCGGTGGTGTATATTTACGCGGTGGTTTAGTTTATGATACGACAGCGATGTCAAAATATAGCGATTTTGATAGCAGCGTTGATATAAAGGTTAGACATGCCGATGTTTTGAATCATAGTGTTGATATTGACTCCATTAATAGTTACGTTAGTTTGTATGAAGCAACAGAAACAACAAGCGGTGGCAGCTTTATATTTACTGTGTTGCCAAACAAAAAATACGATAAAAAAAATAATTCCGGCGAAATTGAAACATTCTATGATATGATAAGAATTGGAACAGGAGCGTTTGGTAATTATTAGCCAGGAGCCGATGACACTACAGATTACACAAATGGAAACTTTGATGTGTCATTTGTCCCTCATTCTTTAACGATAAAAGATCAGCAAATTTTGAATAGCTCAACTGAGCCTGGTTTCAAGACTTACTATTTCGGAATGTTCTGGATAAGTGAGAACATTATAAGATGCTCAAAACAGGAGGGAGAAATTATTTCAACTGTCGGAAATTCAACACTTCCTGATTCTTATGAAAAATTTAATCCTGGATTAATTTAATTAAAAAAAATACTATAATTGTTGCCGTATGGGATAGATTGTTTCTTTTCCCCGTACTGTCCAGTACGGATCAGATTCCGCAAGTACGGTTGACCGTCAAGCAGGCTATCGTTTTGGTAATGCCAGCAAGCCACGGATGGAAATCCGATATGGCGACGATCGAATATACAAACTGGATTCTGTGGTTGTCGATTATTTAAAGACACCACAAACTATAAGATTAACACAGGACGAGCTCGACAGCTAGATCGATACATCGCAAGTTTTGGAATTTCCGGACTATGTATGTAATGAGATAGTTAACGAGATCGTGCATCTGATAATGGAAAATGCTAGTGACCAGCGATTGCAAACTCATGCGGCTGTTTCGTAGAGTATAGCTAGTCCTGCCGCTACGTAGTCATAAGATTATTAATTCTCAGATCACATTTTTAACGGTTGTAGAGACAACCACAAAACACAACAACTATGTACGAATTTACTAGTACCACTCTTTGGAATGGCGACCTTTACAAGAAAATTGTCGCTGACAAGGCTAACAAGCAGGTTGAGATTTACCGTCAGGGTGTATATCGCAACGATGCTAACCATCACATCTGCCTTTACTGGTCTAAGGGCCACGATGGCTATCTTGATGTTCTGAGCTTGAAGTCTCTTCCCCAGCTGGGCACTGAGAACTACCGTCTCGCTCTTTACATCACATCTATCGGTAATGCCGACCCCATGTTTGCCAATGATTTGGTTCACAAGGGTCGTCCCGTATTTGTAGAGTTCCAGTCTGACCAGGCTGGCGATGATGCAAAGGCTACACTTATCAAGAACTTGAACAAGTACCTGAACGTTACTTTCGACAATCAGATTCTGATTCCTACAGCTGCAGATCTTACTGCCAAGTTGACAGACGAGGGTTTAAAGAGCACAGTAACAGCTGCTGATGTAGAGCCCACAGCTGACGCTGCTAAGGCTACCGCTATTGTATGTGCTAACGAGTACATGCGCATCACCAAGGCAGTCCTGGAGCAGGAGAACGAGAATGGCGGCTGGGATGTAATCTCTGACCTCAAGGAGTCTGGCGTTTACACTGGCGCTGAGGGCTTCGGTACCTTCGAGAATCTCGAGAAGGACTATCGCCTCCCCACTGCTGCCAACCTTCGCTGGAAGCGTCCTCAGGCAGACGAGATGCCCCGTCCCGGTGTACTGTACGATCAGATCACCATCCACTACACCGTGCACCGCGGTCATGTTGGAGGCATGGGTGCTGTTGGTCAGCAGGTAACCAGCGAGACAACCCACGTATTCTGGGTTCCCGCAGACGTAGCAGAAGAGAAGTTTATCAAGGCTTTTGTTGGTACCGATGAGGCCAGTAACTTTGAGGTAGCTCTTGCTAAGAAGGTAGATGGCAACGTAGTAGCTTATACTCCGTTGACTATGCGCATGAGCCCGTAGTGAAAGCAAAGAAGAAGGATTGATTCTCTAATAAACGTAAAATTTAAGTTTTAGGCGGAGGGCGCAACAACGCCTTCCGCTTTTTTGTTTTTATATCATGATATACGACAAGCTAGCATCAAGGATACAGAACGACATAATTTCAGGACTTCGCGGTGTTCACGCTAATATGTCTTTGACTATTGAATAGATAGAGGATGAGATAGTCTAGACAAGGTTAAAAGTTATTAAGGAATACCAGATGAACGGAGTATTGCCTAGTCGTGATTTATTATTGTCTATTAACTGTATCAACATCGACTGTAAGGACATTGAACGATGCCCTATTTGCAGCAATAAGAAGAAGGGCGAACTTATCATGCATTTCGAGATTCCGCAAATCATCACTGATTTTGGGATCAAGTCGATAGCTTATGTTGGAAGCCCTGACAGACAGAATCCATTTGAGGTTTATACAAGCATTGCATAGTGGAGTCTGTACCATAAATACAAGAGAAGAGGGAAAAACAAGCCGTATATCTTCATTGATACAACACCAAACGAAAACGGAATGTATGACTGCTACGTTTTCAATGCTCCACTTATGAAGACGATCACGATGGTCGCGATGTTCAAAGACCTGAGACAGGTGGAAGAACTTGGATGTTGCAATGAAGATCTGGCCAATCAGTACTCTTGGATAGATGAAGAAATACAAAAACGAATTGTTCAGTAGAAGGTCAACATTTATAGACAGATGAAGACTCAGATTTTACCGAACAATCAGGCATACGCTGAAGGATAATGAGAAATTTTAAGGAAGCCATGTATCAGGCACACCTGTTGTATGGCGTAGAATTTACAGACGAGAGCGAGTTTGAAGAGCTCGCACTTATTGGATACCATGACATAGGCAACCAAAACGTAAGATATTATCATATCGTTTTGCCTGTTAACAAAGAAGATAACAGTGTAGAATTGCCATGCAATGTTGAGAATATAGAAGCTGTGACGATCCCGATGGAAGACTATAAGAACGTCGACGGAATAAACAGCAACGGAGATGTTGCTAGTATGTTCACGGAATCGTACACTGAAGCTATGAAAATATTTCATGATCCAACATATGCAAAAGGTAAGCTGATACATTATACACGGATTGGTGAAAAGTTATATTTTGAATTTCCCTATCCTGAAGTTGATATCTTATACGAAGGTCAGGAACTCGACGATGACGGTTTGCCATACCTTACGGATAATGAAGTCGACGCTTTAGCTGTTTATGTCTCATATGTCACTAAATACAAAGAAGGCATAACTACTATGAACGCAAACCTATTAGAGATTGCGAATCAGTTAAGGCAGATGTGGCTAATTAAATGCGACCATGCACGAGTACCGCAGCAGATAGATCAGAATATGATGGATACGATACTTGACGCAAAGACAAACTGGAACCGTAAACTGTACGGTAAATCGTATAAACCAACCACGAAATGAAGAACCACGGGAAAGCTTGCCATAACAGGAACGCTTACGGTTACGCTTTCGATCTTGACGAGATAGCTAAGAAATGGGAAGATAAGACAATCCTAGGAGGCGTTGGACTCAAGCTTGCAGGAATTAATGATCCTGGAGGATATGTTAGAAATCTTTTTCAAAATATGTTCTATAACATAGTCAAAGAGGTGATGATGACCGGGAACATGTTCGTCGGACGTTTTGGATCTTACAAGATCACAATATATATGAAACGATTCAAAGGCGAGCAGTTTAACGAGATGGCGCGAAAAGGATATTTCAAAGATGTGGATATTGCACAATGTGCCATGACTGCATACTACCCATTTTTTTATGTTGAATCAGGAACAAGGACATTCGAGAAGATTATAACACTCGACGACGATACCGATAAGCTTTTGGCAGAATTGTTGAATGAAGGAATGACCTATGATCATGAAATACAGGCAAGTATATAATATAGTCAAAAGAGTAAGAAGGAAAAACAAACTGCTATCGGAAAGAGATCTGATGAATATATTATCGTTTGGTATGTCTGCGATAGCAAGGACAATATCAAAAGGGCACGATGTGATAGTGTAGGAGAAGGCATACAATCATCCTATAGTAATAGGTCCAGTGCAACAGACAGAAAAAGAATACGAATCATATTACAGGCAGAAATTGATAAAAAAGATCAGAACTTTATATTATCGATACGCTAAAAAACAGGATGACAATGAGCCGTGCTACTATTATTTCGCTTTGGGAACTACCAAGTATAAAAAATACATGAACCAACGAAGGTGTCATCTCAGGACACAGTTTGATTTTGGAAAGATTACATTGTATAGAATACTTGAGGAGTGCATCATAAGTACGCACTAGTCAAAACGAATCTTTCGTGTAGAGATGCCTAAATGTTTCACTCAGCATAGGATCGTATGGTGGAATTTCAAACTTCATATCTCACGTTTTCAGTTGATATTGTACAGACCAAAAACAACCAGGCGGCGCATGGTTATCGAATACCGTAATCTATGCATACGTTTTGGTTTGAGGCACAAACATTTTTAAATAATAAAATATGGAATACGCCCAGAACACATTCGAGGGTGGGATCGTTATGGACTACAACGTCGGAACGGTTCCCGATAATATCCTCACTGATGCTTTGAATGCCACAATGTCGACATTCAACGGCAACGAGCAGCTGCTCCAAAATGATATGGGTAATGCCAAGATCACATACAGAGACGAAGACAACAACGTTTAGTATGCAAAACTCCCTGATGGAGCTATACCTATTGGAGCTAAAACTTTCGGGCGCATTATGTATATTGTAAGCGTTACGAAAGACGGGATAGGAGAGATTGGATCTTTCCCATCTCCTGATTATGACAATCGGAGTGCTCTAAAAAATAAACTCGTCAATAAATACCAACCTCTTCATGTTGGAAAGATTGACAAAAATGGAGATGAGACAGGCTATCCTCTCCGTACTGAATACTTCCGTTTTGATTTATAGCATCCCGTAGAGATTAACGTTGACAATAGCTACGACGGAAGTATCAACTTGATACTTACAGACAATAAGAATAAGCCGAGAATAATAAACACAGGTTTTGCTGTATAGGAAGACGGAACTTATCACATTATCGACCGTTTCGGCAAAAATAACACAAACAGGCATCCGTTATATGATGAGACAGCTTTTGATATCAGCACCTCTTTGTATAATGATACGGATAAGATTGTCAATTTTGCATACCTTGGACTTGGTACAGATGGTAAGTTGATGGTGGGAAATTATGTTTTCTATGCTATCGCTTGTGATAAAGATGGCAACGAGTCAGATATAATAGCTGAGTCCGGAGTTGTTCCTGTCTTTATCGGAACAGATGGCGATCCTTTCAGTATAAACGGAGGATCGGAGAATATGCGAACTGATAAATCCGTCAAACTTCGACTTGTTGGTACTGACAACATCAAATATATCAAGATATGCTACACTAGGGCAAGCTCTGCCAATAACGAGAACCTTATAACGTCAGCATATAAAATAGACGATGTGTTTTACGTCGAAAATGACAATACTGATATTTTTATCACTGGCTTCGAGAACACGCAATAGATAACAACCAACGACATCAATGTCTAGTATTTCAACGCTGATAAAGTAAAGTCTCAGGCTATGGTTAGCAACATCTTGTTTCAGGCTAACCTCACATAGGAAAATCAGGAAAATAAAGAATACGAGAAACTGAGGAATTACAGCCTCTCTATTATTCCGTATGCGGTAGTGGATAAAAAAGTCAATATGGCTAGTGATTACTCATACGAGGGAGAAAATAATTCATACTACAACAGTGATTTCACGTATAAGTTCACAGGATATCATCCTGGCGAGATCTACCGTTTTGGCATTGTATATATAAGAAAAGACAACTCTTTCACTTCTGTTTTCGATGTGCTCGGAGTGAACGATATGAAAACAAAGGGTAATCTTCCAACTATTAACTTTGAGAATATCGAACTCGAAGAAAGTAAGCCATACTGTACATCTGGTATATCTAACGTAAGTTTCAGCGATACATACAGTGATAAATACCCTTATAATATCAAAGGTGTCTGTCGTATCAATGAATCGGTCATCTCTGACCTTATGCAAGTTGTTGGTATTCATTTCTCTTTTACACAAGAAATGCCAAATGCGGAAAATTACAAAGGGTACTTTTTCGTAAGGTAGAAACGAATTCCTACACTTATTGCTTAGGGATACGCGACGAATATATGCGAGGAATCTTTCCTTCCGAGTATAAACGTAGAGCAAGAGGTAGATGTAAACATTGGAGGAGTAGATACGAAAGTCAAAAAGCCGTATCATATGTACGAGTCATTTTGCAGCGCAGGGTTCCAGTTTATGGATGCATAGTGGCGCGAAGACTACCCCAACTTTTACCCTCAGAAAATAGGAAGCCAGGGCGTACTTCTCAATGGATACTATCAGAAGCTGTTTTCATTACCTGATAAAGTCCTCGCATTCTTTGATAAGCTAGACAGTGACAGTAGTCGTGCCATAACGGTCATGTGGCAGCAAGAACTCAACCAGGATATCTCAATGATGGGAAACTGCATCTATGATGGTTGGGAGAAAAGGAAGTTGGCAGTCTTTAATTACAGATATCAAAATTCCGCAGGCTAGCAATACTGCATGATAACCTTAAACGGTAGAAGCACAGCAGGAAATAATGAGTGCAGACTTGGTGGTGTTTTCTTGGCTGAAAAAGAAATAAACGAACACGAACTATAGGATAAGATAATTCATTTAGGGAATACAACAGATATCCCCATATTCCCATCTACAACATCTGACCATAATACTTTCAATTGGGCGAAAGATGTAAAACAGCAGAACATCTACACTTCATATTTTCAGCACTTCTACGACAGCAAGAGAACCATAAAAAACATAGGTGGCAATAAATTGCCGGCTTATGAGTGGTATTACGCGTTGGCTCAGTGCTTGGCAACTGATGTAATCATAGAGGATTCTATGACACCAATAAGAATTCAGTATGACAAGAAGGGAGAGTTTAAGATTTTCGACGACTCGAACGGAGAGGAGCTCTAGCTCTGCACTATTGCGTGTGATGAACCTATGAAGTATGGCGTGAATAACACATGGAGCACAGGAAGTGGAGATGCAAGGTACAATAAATACAGGCTCAAGGGTCTTGAAGATGGAGAGGCTGATTCTTATAATTAGGAAAATCTCGAATTTGTAGAGTAGGTGTACAGTGAAAACGATATGACACTCTTGAATCCCACCACTTATAAAAACGGGGATATCATCTACAAGTACGCAGAAGGTGCAGCCATATCAGCGTCTATAACAAAAAACAAGTATAGTCTAAACGTTTCAATTTATGGAATATCTCCAGATGGCAGAGGTTATAATATAGAGACAAGTTCACCGTGTGCTTATTCGAATGATCTACTGAAAAAAGACGAAGAATATCCATCTGTTACTTTCCACGTAAACGGTCAGATGAATACAAACGGAACCATACCAGCCACGCCATACCAAAATCTACTTGTCAAACTGGACGGTATATGGTACGAATTCCAAGACTATGCGATAGGTGCTGATGACATTGAAAATATTGACTCAGCCAAAAATAGCTATGCTGAGAGAATACGCGATAGAGTAGTCAATGCAAGATCTCAGGCTGGCGCTTTGGTTACAGATGGAACCATGAGCGGCTACGAATTCGATATCAGCACATACAACGGAAAATATGACTATCCTAAGAAAAAGGAAAATGGAAACTATGGCAATATGGCCTATATCTATAACCCGATGGAGAACAACAGCTTTGCTATGTTCTGCCCGGATTATGAACTTAATATGCCATATTACAATAATATTTTCACAGGTTAGGAGCTAGTAGCAAAAACAATAACATCGAGCGCTTATTTACAAAGCAACGTTCAAAGATTATATCAATATAACAACACACATATCAACACGTCTAAATTCTTCAAATCTTTCGGTTTGAGTATTGAAGAGGGAATGTCTCTCGGTACAATCTTACACAAAAAGGCGATAGTAAAAGAGAACTCTATAAGACACGACGACAATGTGTTTTTCTCTGCCAAAGCCGGAGATATGACGACTAAGACATTCAGTTTTGCTGGTGCCAAATTCCTCGCATAGGTAAGGCCTGACTTATCATATACTCCGACCGACAAGATGGGTAGGCTCTCGATGCAAAAGCCCTATAACCTGATGAGAGGATTATATGGTTCATATGTCGGACTTTATCCATATACAGAAGAAAACGGCAAATCTAGAGGTCAGGACATAGCTAATAAGATCGTCAACTTATATATCCCAGGATACAGCGAAGATAATATGGGCGGATATTTCACTACCCGCTTCAATGACAGACGCCAGTATTATAGAATATCAGACAGTCAGGATATAAGCACAAGATAGCTTGATTGCTACCGTGGCGACTGTTTCATTGGATGGTATACTCACAGAGTAAATAGAAACTTCAATGACTCATCCGCTCCATATAATGACACGATCCTTCAAGGAATGTGTTTCACAAATGCTTTAAATAAGTTATTCTCGATTGAATACAGAAGCTTTGATTTGACTAAGAACCCAGACGTTGCCCTTGATGTAAACCTTGGCGATATGAATGCTGTGCAGATGGGCTCATGGGTTACTTTCCCGTGTAGATCATCGAGGAATATAAGCATAAGAAGCACAAATGAAGCATGGACAGATGAAAAGGCACATAGTGGAAATGCTAGGTCATTCTACCCATTACACAGTATAGACCCATCCGGATCTTATAAGTTAAGAGAATCCGATAACTACAACGATGGATTCAGTAAATCAGGAGGTGATAGGCTACACTTCAATCAAAACAACTATATCTGGGAGAACAACTACTACAAAAACAGAATCCAATATTCAAACATCCTTGTAAACGGGAACTTTGAAAATGGAAACCGTGTTTTCCTTGCCAATCATTATAGAGATTATACCGATCAATACGGAGCAATTACAAAAATCGTATCATTGGCAAGTTATCTCTTGGTAGTGTGCGAGCATGGTATCATGTTGGTACCAGTCAATGAGCGAGCACTTGCAGGAGAGGGAGCCGGTGGATTTGTATATATCAACACCTCAAACGTGTTGCCTGAAACTCCGAAAATATTATCTGAAGATTTCGGATCTACATGGCCTGAGAGTGTTATATCTACACCTTATGGAGTCTTTGGTGTTGATTCGAACGCCAAGAAGATCTGGGCATGTGATGGATCAACCGTTTAGATGATCTCAGATTTTAGGATTCAGTCATTCCTCAATGATGCGTTGCCAATGGATGGAATGAATCCAGACATCGGCAAAGTGAATATCAAATCCCACTATAACATGTTTAAGGGCGACGTGATCTTTACCGCTTATTGTGATGATATCATGTGGAGCTTATGCTATAATCTGCACGGAGCAACGAAAGGCGGAGGATGGCAGACGTTCTATTCTTGGCTTCCTGCAATATCCGGGAACATCGGAAACTGCATGATAACCCTCGACCATCAAGTCAACAGGCACATCTTGGGATTAGATCATTCTAATATACACGATGGAGGAACTACACATTTCCTATGGAAACATGGGCAGTCTGACGCTGTTATAACAGAAGAGACTATCAAACCTACGTTCTGGTATGGCACACAGCATCCATTCGAATTTGAGTTTGTAGTACGTAAAGATGCAAGTGTTCACAAGATCTTCAACGATCTGAGAATACTAAGCAATAAAGCGGCGCCTGAATCATTCCATTATGAAGTAATCGGTGAATGTTATGATCTCGGCAATGATAAACCCAACATGTATTATAGGCAAGAGATAACAAAAGCACTATATAATCTGTGCCTTGGCTCACGTATCAAATACAACTCAGACTTTACACATATAACGCCAAAGCTTGCACTTAATGTAGGCGCGAATATATCCAAATCTACAATGTTCCCCTTATACTATCGGAGAATTCACGATGCAAATAATGTTGAGAGCTACTACTAGCTGATGAAGAAAACAGGGTTTGATTATTAGAACCTCTCAGGATCTGAAATTGTGTATAACGAACTCCTTAACGAGTTCAGGATATGGTGTCATGTCAAAGGTGTCGATATGAAGAAAGAGGGCCGAATACGTGGAAATATGCACTATAAAGAGGATTGTTGGTACGTTCAGATTCCATCGATAACATACATGTAGAAAAATGAATATATTGATCGTCCGTTTACCGGTAAGCCTATTATCAACCTCGGGAATAACCCAATACCTGATGATGCTAAAGCTATCGATTTTGATTTGGATATACTGAATGATAAATTTGGCACAACATATAATACAGAAGATGTAAGCTTCGAGAAGTGGAGCGACAGGAAAGAGATGAAATTAAAGGATAAATATATCAAGATCCGCATCCGTTATACAGGCGATGAGCTGGCAGTGGTTGGTGGTGTCTTGACATTATATAATAAAAGTGCATCATGAGTAATAACGTAAAAGAAGGCAGCGTTGTAAACCATAACTCCGGCAGCGGCGGCGGACTAAAACAAACAGCAGCTTCTCCTAGTGCTATCTGGGGAACAGTAGGCAATGCTGCAAATGCACTAGGTGGTTTGTTCCCTGAACCTGATAACTACCAAGGAAGATATGGCAATCTGTCTGCAGGACTAGATGCAGGATACAATGGCGTTGCTGATGCTGTCGGTTAGATTAACCCAATAGCAGGCGGTATTATGAAGCTAGGAGCATTGGGAACCAAAGCCTTGCATTCTATGGGAGTCGGGACTTCGGGAATGACCAAGACTGATGCATTCATAGATTCGTCATTTATGGCTCTTACTCCTTTTGGGCTTATAAATGCTTTAGGAGCTAAGAAATCCGACACTATGGAAGCTGACACCTAGACATTGGCACTTGGTGGTGATTCTTATTCAGGAGCTGCCGATGATGTCATGGATGCAGCGGAGAAGTCAGGAAAGAAATATGGACTGTTTAGTAGGAAAGCATTAGGCCGAGCAAATGATGAGATGGCAACAGCTGGAAGGCTACAAAACAACATGGCATCTATAATAAACCAAAACAAAATGCTGATGGATGCATTAGTCAATCAGCAAGATATGAACAATCAGCAATATCAAAATATGATGAATGGTACGGATTGGTCGGCTATGCCGATGAGTGCTAAGAAAGGCGGAATATTGCCATCTTAGTATTAGATAGCTCACCGTGTGGCATATAACCACAGGAAGCAACACGCAAAACAGGAACCGATAGAATACGTGCCAGTCATTGACACGATCGATATGTTCCAGAATGGCGGGCAGATGTCTCTTTTGCCAGAGGGTGCACTCCATAAAGACAAACACCATATCGAAGAGGTTAGGGATGACCTCAAAGGTGAGATAACACACAAGGGCATCCCCGTCGTCACGATAGCAAAAGATGGGTAGCAAGTGGAATAGGTGGCAGAGATAGAACATTCTGAGTGGATCCTTTCCGCTGATCTCACAGAAAAAGTTGAGAAACTGCGCGATAAGTATAACGAGAGCGATGACGCACAAGAGAAACAAGAGTTTGCTATTGAAGCAGGTAAGCTTATCGCTGAGGAGATGATGAAGAATACCGACGACCGTGTCGGATTGATCAAATAGATCAAAGTATGAAAAGAAGCATAAAATATGGGGTCAATCTAAAGAAAAAGTTTTTCATATGGAGAGACCCCGTACAGTTCCACTATGTGGATCTTCCGTGTTATATGTATTATGGGTTTGAGTCTGCGCTTGGGATCTCTATCGAAATGATGATCGTGATGTATAAATACAAACAATTCATAAAAGAGAACGCCCCAGCGTTTGATATGAGATCCAAATATCACGATGCATAGCTTACAAAAGAACAACTCGAGAATGTGGAAATGGAAGCCATACGAGAAATGGAACTCGAAGAGTTGCAGAATATGGTGGAAATTCCCAACTATTATGAGATGTTTGCACAAGCAAGGCGAGAATTAAATAGTGATTATATAAAGAAAAAATATTTTTATTTGGCATATTATCATGAAAAAGACATTCAAGGATCTTGTGGAGGAGACAATACCACAGGAGAAAGAGCCGAAGAAGGAGTAGGAAATAAAGGAGGAGCTGAAACCTCAGGCAGTTCTGAATGATAGCGACAACCTCGACTGTCTTATTTGTTCTGTATTAAAAGCTCTTGGGCTTACAAACGGCCTTGATGATTACAAACCTTCACGACTTGAAAAAATCCTTGGAGGTAATAGTGAGATCATCATAACTATGGGAGGCCCTGATATAGCGTACGAGACCGACGGGTTCTCTGATATGCTGAAAGATGTGATCGGATCAGTTAAATCTGATAAGAAATACACAGTCGAAGATATTAAAGAGATAAGAGAAAACAAGAAAAAGCATGGATCATCTATGAAGAAGCTTTTGGCTCTTATGGATGATGACCATGTATTGCGTGCATTCAATGGCATGTAGTTGTTCAAAGCTGGCGGGAATATCCAGAAAGAACAGCAAGGAGCAAAGCAAGAAGAGCCCAAGCAACAGCAACCAGAGAAGCCAACAGTAGAGGCAAAGATAGGAAACAACACCTACAATCTCTGGGAAGCTAAAACCGAAGAGGAGAAAGCCGAAGGTTTGCAAAATGTCAGCTATCTTGGAAAAGATCAGGGCATGATCTTCTACTACGACAAACCGTGTAGTGTTGATTATTGGATGAAAGACACAGAGATACCCCTCAAAATCTGCTTTTTCAATGAAGATTTCGAATGTATCTCTGTTAAAGAAGGTGCACCATTATCCGAGAACCTTATCCACGAAGACGATGTGCAGTTTGTGGTAGAGCTTAGCCCAGATGCTGATGTAAAACCAGGAGATGAGCTTGAACTTCCAGGAGATGATGATGAATACGTTATGGAAGTTTTGGGAAGTGATGGGGAGACTTAGTACCAGCTCAAATCCGGCCAGCGTATCATGTCAAGAAAATCAACAAAAGTAATAATAACAAAAGCAAAGAGGGCGTGGAAAAATCGGAAACGCCCGGAATATGAGAAATATTGCGCAAGTCTTGGGCGTTATGTCTTCAAAGAATTAGATGCGCAGGATGGAAGAGATACAGAATACGTACAGCTTGACAAAGACAAAAAGTGATGGATATTGAACGAATAAAATGTGTAGGCTTTGGTCTTCAAGGTCCACACCAAAATTTCCAAAAGATAGAATTTACACGTCCTGCTATTGGTGATGATGATATACTTATTGAAATTTTATATGCCGGTATTTGTCATAGCGATCTCCACACTGTGGAAAACCATTGGGGAGAAGCTAACTTTCCACTTGTGCCTGGTCATGAGATAGTTGGAAAGGTTATCCGTTGCGGAAAGGATGTCAAGAAATTCAAAGCTGGAGATTATGCAGGCATAGGTTGTATGATTAACTCATGCGGTGAGTGTTGCGCTTGCGATCATGGCAGAGAACAGGAATGCAAGAAAATGGTTCTCACTTACAACGCTAAAAACTGGGATGATAACGATGAGATAACACAAGGTGGATATTCTACGTGTTATGTTGTAAAGCAAGACTTTGCAATAAAAGTAGACTGTAAAGAGGAAGATCTCCCAAAGATCCCTTCCCTCATGTGTGCTGGTATTACTACATTCTCACCTATCAGACAGGCTAACGTAGAGGAAGGTTCAACTGTTTTTGTTGCAGGCTTTGGTGGTCTTGGTCATATGGCAGCCCAGTATCTCAAAGCTATAAATTGCCAAGTTGTGGCTTTTGATATAGAAGACAGGGAAGAATTAGCACGTGCAGTAGATGTAAAGTTTGCAAAGATAGAAGAGGATGGAGAGATTGATGAGTCTTTTGAGAAAAAGTTTGATTTTGGAATTATAACAATCCCGTATAATTACGACCTCAAAAAATATATGAGACTCTTGCATTGTGGCGGAAAACTTGCAATCGTAGGCATTCCTCCATATGATGAATGTCCCGATATCTCTATTAAAGACTTGATACTTGAGTTTCCAGGTGTTGAACTTTTCGGAAGTCTGATCGGGGGAATAAGCGAGACGCAGCTATGCGTTGATTTCTCTATTAAAGCCAACATCTTCCCTATTGTTGAAGAGATAGAACCCACAGCAGAAGCTATAGATGAGGCGTATCAGAAAATGCGCAATCGTGAAGTTGATGGCCGTTTTGTTATAAAGATGAAGGACTTTGATAAATCCGAAGATAAAGAGAAAATCGAGGAACATAAAAAAGGCGGAAGTATTAAAAAGAAACACGAGCCAGAAGTATTTAAGAATTACAGAAATGCGCAAAACTCATATATAGCTGATGAGTTGCAAGATTACGCCTTTAATCCTTACGATGTTAGATACATCGGAGATAAGGGACCTGATGATTGGTACCCGAACCTTATATTCAACGGTGGTTGGTTTATAAGACCAACAGAGGGACAAGTTGACGAGAACGGTAAGCCATACACAAAAGAGGACTATATAAAAGCTACCGAGTGGTTGCCCTCTAGCATCGGCTTCATATTCGGAGATGATGAGAAATACCGCGGAAAAGTACGAGCTGCTTATCCATTCCCAGGAAAAAAGACGAATGAACAATACGAGGCTTTCCTTGATATGTTAAGAGATCGAGGGATAGATGTAGATGATGGAACGTACGATTATCACACGTTTTTTGAAAAAGAATACGACGAGTGGCAAAAGAAAGATATAGAAGCAGCTAAAGAAGCACCAAAAAATAAATTCTGGAATTGGCCGCATATGAATGGAGACTATAAACTCGAACCACATATCACATGGCCAGGAGTAAATAAAGATGCATGGAAGTCAGATGGGGACAGGTGGATCTATACACCGCCAAAGGATCATAAGAAGAAAGACGGCACACAATATACAGATGAGGAATATATCAGATATTTCCAAACTAAAGAGAACCCGGAGAATTGGCTAAACTTAAACGGAAAGCTTATCCAAGGAGGAACAAAAAGAGGGGAAGAGTGATTCGAGGTGTGTCCAAGTGTACGCTTAAAGGTGTGTCCAATATATAAGTAAAAAAGATGTGGTCCAGTATACGCTTAAACTTGGACAGTATACGCTTAAAAACTTGGACACCTTATAAGTAATTTAGACTTGGACACTTGGACAGCGTACGCCTAAAAACTTAGACAGTGTAACTTAAACATTTTTTTCGTGTCCACCGTATCGATCTTTTCGTGTCTAGTATATATACTAAGTTTTTCGTGTCAATTAAAAAGTAATTCATATAATGTGATAATTTAATACTATAATTGTTGCGTTAATTCTCGAAACGTTTAATTAAACAATAATAAAATATGAATATTCGATTTCGTAATGTGCCCGTTGTGGGCGTTAAGAAGTTCCAGCAGGGCGGTCCTGTAGACGCACCAGCTGAAGGTGGAGCTCCAGCTGAGGCTCCCATGGAAGAGGAACCCGCAGAGCAGCCCAAAGAGGGTGGTGCACCTCAGGGTGGTGGTGATCCAATGGAAATGTTGATGCAGATCGGCCAGATGGCAGCTCAGGCTTTACAGAGTCAGGACTGCAACGCTGCTATGCAGGCTTGCGATGGCATTGTACAGTTTATCCAGATGATGCAGCAGGGCGGAGGCGCACCCCAGCAGGAAGCTCCTCAGGGCGAGCCCGTGTATCGCAGAGGTGGTAAACTCGTAGGCTACATCCGTAGGTAATAAATAGAAATTAATGGTTTAAGGACGGAGGAGGTATATAATAATTTATACCTCCTTTTTTAGTTTAAATGCAAAATATGAGTCAATATATTAAAAAATTACAAACAGGCGGAACGGTAGTTGGAAGTGATCCATCTGTGCCTAAGGAATAGGTAGTTGTAGAGGCTCCCGTTTCCGAGGAAGAGCAGCCCGTATTATTTTAGACATCAAGTGGAAAATATGATGCTGCTAAGCTTGCCGAACTTTACGAAAAGAATATTCCTTTGTTTGCTGAGCATATAGGATTCCGTAGGGGCAGCAAGAAATATAATCAGTTTTTGAATGAAGCTGCAAAAATCCAGCAAGGACTGCGTGATGGGTCTTTGAGACGTGGCGATGGTATGATCTACTCTGGAACATTTCTTGGAGATGATAACAAGATGCAATCATATGGTCTTGGCTTGTTAGACAAGATTTTGGAATCAGCACCTCAGTATGAAGCACCTAAAGCTAAAGAAAAAGAAAAGTATAACTTTGGCGCTCTTAGAAAATATTTCTGGAATAGATTCTATGGCGGTAATGAGGATGCAGATCTTCAATCTTGGGTTGATCGTGATGCATTAGACGATAATGGAGTACGTGGTAATACAAATAGAGCAAACGCTCTTGCACAGATGCTTACCGATTATGCAGGCACTCTAAACGATGACTCGTTTGATTTTCAGGGTAGTGCATTCCATGATCTTGCAGATTATAAGCAGAAGCTCGCAGAAGCCGCTGCATCATTAGCAGATGGAACATACGACAATAATGATGCAACAGCATTGGATGCTATAGGATTTGGCAGATCATTACGTGAACGTTTACTTGGCAATGGTCAAGAAGAGGAAGTTGATGATGATCCTGAATCATACAATAATCAGCTCAAGATGAAGAAGAAGGAGCTTGATGCAGAGCTCAAGGCAGGAGTTATTACTCAAGAAGAGTACCGTACAGCACTTCAGGAATTCACGGAAGATTGGAAAGATAGGAAATACGGAGATGCAACATACAATCGCAACTATTAGAATTGGGCAAACAATCACTGGGGATGGACAGGCGACACATTCAATGAAGAGCAGCAACTTGATACCAGAGCTTGGGATCAGGCAATGCACGATAAATGGAGCGGCATTTCTGGAACTAGCGAGGCTGATTCTACATCATCTTGGCTTTCTGATCAGAGAAACGCACAGTATGCAGATAAGTTGCTCGAGTTAGTTATGAATGGCCAGCGTATCAATCCTAACCAATTAGGCCCCAATGGAATGACCAACTCCAATATTTTGCGTGGTATCATGATGGAATTTGAAAAGAATCCTTCTTATATCACGCCCGTTGACTAGGATCGTTTCTATCTTAACAAAACAATAAACTACGAGAACGGAACCGCTTTGATGTACAACAAGAAAACAAAACAATTCTATAGAGTACATGTGAGCGATTCAGAAACTCCACTTTTATACTAGTATCTAAAATCTGAATATCAAAAGAAGAATCCAAGACGTCGCAGAACATCAGCTGGAGGCGCTCATGTCTGGGCTAAATATGGTGCTAAACTTGAAGCTTTGCGTACAGGTGGAATTATCAAAGCTGCTAGTGGTTATGATCTTGCAGCTCTTGGACAGCAAGCTAATCAGTAGAACGATGCAGAACGTGAACTGAGATACGAAGCAGAAGCTAAGGCCAGGAATATGTCTGTTGAAGATGTAAAGAAAGGCAAGCAAAAAGCTGGAACTCAGAAAGGTTCATCTCTTCGCAAATGGAGCACAAACCTCGATATTGCAAGCGGTATTGCTTCTTTTGTTCCTGTTATTGGTAATGCTATAGGTGCCATTGGAGGAACAGCTGGAACAATCGGCAACTTAATAGCTGATGCAATGGATGATAGCGTATCACGTAGTGAGATGATGCGCAACCTTGCTATAAACGCAGGAATGACCGGCTTGATGCTCATACCTGGTGGCGGTCTTGTAAAAGCAGGTAAGGCAGCAGCATAGCTCGGAATGACAGGCTTGGGTGCTTACAATGTTCTATCAAATCTCGATAGAATCAAGGAGTTGAGGGCAAAGGATAAAGCAGGCACGCTTTCTCACGAGGAAGCGCGAGAACTTGATGCTTATTACTCTATGGCTTCCGGAGCTGCCACTGGTACCAAATCATTGTCTGGACAAGCTGCAGCTAAATTTGGCAATAATATAGCAGGAAAAGCAGCAGCGTTTGTTAGTGATCCAATTCTTGCATTATCTCCTGGTAGAAATGCGAAGGCTGCATTTAGAGGTCTTTATCAGCCTATGGCATCAACATCAGAAGGTGCAGGACGTGGCAATAGTTTCCTTTTCACTGATGCTAATGGCAACGAGATAAAAGTATCAGCTAAGCAGAAGAAAGCAATGAAGGCAGCTTTTGATAAAGCTGTAAAAGCAGAAGGCGCAACATCAGAAAGTGTCAATAAGGCTGTCGGTGAAGCTTGGGCTAAAGCAGGAACTCCAGAACAAGCATTGCAGTATTCCAACACAAGACATTAGGCAAATGTACTTTGGAGTGATGATGTCCATGCTGGCAATTGGTTGACAAACAATGCTGATCCTACATCTCCAAAAATTTTGAATATGGTTGATGTAGACGGTAATGCAGCAGAAATAAAACTGAGCATATAGGATCAAAAGAATATGCGTTCAGCATATAAGACGGCAGCTGATGCGATAGGCAAAGATCAAGTCATGAAAGAAATCGGCAAGCCTGCCGATACTGAAATATCAAGTTTGAGTTCTGCAGAAAAGACAGCATATGATACAAAACTTGCTGAATTATAGGAAGTTGCCGGACTTGATGCTGCCAAATCTAAATTTGAAGGATTGAGCCAAGTAAAAACCCATGATATATCTGTTGATGTAAATCCAAATGCTCCTGTTGTTATGCCTGATGGTTGGACCAAGGCAACAGGTTGGACAAGTCATTTCAAACGTGGTCCGAAGATTGGAGACTTTACCGATGAGGTTGGATTCTGGGATGGAATGAAAACTGGAAGTGGATACGCTTATGATCCAAAGACTACCGAGGGATTGCGCAATCTTAGAATGAGAGTTGGCCAAAGAGCAGCTGATCGCGCATACTTAGGTAAAGGTTTAGGTTGGACCATGGATTACCTCAATACCAATGCTGAGATGTCGCGTGGCATGGGGGCAGTTAGAACAAGAACTGACAATATGCTCGATAACAAAATAATAACTGAAAGAGAGATTGAAAAACAGGCTGGAAGACCCGGAACAAAAGCATATGATGCAAAGCAATTCTAGGATTGGTTTGGAACAAGAAAAGATAAGCAGCCAGTGCTTGATTATATAGCAGATTATGAAAGAGTGCATGGCCCACAACCTCAATATAAGAAGACACAACTTGCGAAGGAATATCTGAAAGGAACTGCAGGAGCTGGTCCAAAAATCATGGACAATCTTTTTGATGGTCTTAATCCTGAACAGCAGAAGGCACTTCGTGAATATTATTCCGGCAAGATTGATCCTCATTTTGATCCGAACGCAGCAACGCCAAGATATGCTGATGACATAGATATAGCATTGATGCTTCGCGAAGACATGGGTAGAGGCTTAAAATCTGAAGAAATTGCAAATCAAAGACTCATTGAGGGAAGAGTTGGAACATATGGAGCTAAAGATGCAGCCGGCAATTTGATAGCTGATGATTTATACGCTACTACTACATCAAGAACAAAACTGAATGATCTTGCTGATTATGCACGTCGCAATGGTATAGCAGCAGCTGATGATTCTGATGTCACGGCTGTTTATAAATTATCGAATGATCCTGCGCATACTGCACTTGTAAACGCAGAGCTTCAAACTAAATTTGATACTGCAAAATCCCTTGGCGAGCTTGAAGCATGGAAAGCATCAGCTGGTTCAGAAATGTCTAATAATGCAGAGCTTAGAGCAAGAGCGGCTGGCTCTACCGTATCAGAGGCTGAGTTTAAAGCTTTAAGAGATAGATATAATGCTAACAAATCAGCATTTGACCGTTTAGAAGCAGCAGAGGCTACACGTGGAGGATTGACAAATTCGGAAAGGCAGAAACTCAATGATTATATAAACAAGAACAATGATGAATTTTCTAAAACTGGGGCAGGTTCTGCATTGACAGATACAGATATACAGAACGAGTTGGGGCTTATACGTACTGACGAAGCTGCAGAGAAAGCAACAGCTAGAAAGATTGCAAGCTATGGATTTGATCCTGACGAAATTGCAGAAATACAGACTAGCGGATAGACATTCAGAGATAATCTGAAAACAAAAAATCCAACAATGAGTGAGTATGACCTGAATTCTCGAACTAGAAAATATATGCAGAAAAAAGCACAAGTAAAAGATACAACAAGAAAGAGAAATGCAGCAAATGCTCAGCATTTACTTGAACAAAAAATAGATGCAGAAAACAAGAGGCTGACATCAACCTTACAGGCTGGTCTTGAGGTTTCTGATGATATAACAAAAAACAAGATACTTGGAGAGATCGATGTTGTGACAGAGCGCTTGAGGGATATGTTACCTGAAAACTTACGAGATGTTGGTGGTTAGGATGTTAAAGCAAATATCGAGAAATACCTTTTGCAAGAAGTTAACCAAAAGGGGAGAAGTGTTTCTGACGTAGAAGCGCAATTTGCTAATGCATTAAAGAAAAACAGCGATTTGCAGAATCTTCTTTCTGAAGTTATGCATGCGGACGATAGTCTCGAGATTACGGTAAAAGCTCCAAGAACACCAAGTGGACATCGTCCGATGTCAATAAATGAAAAATTGAAAACTGATGCTGGGTCTCTTACAAAAAAGGAATTACAAAAAATTGCAATCCGTGTTGGTATAACAGTTACAGATTGGGCTGCATTTTAGAAGAAACTTGAAAAAATCAATTTTAATAGAATACCATCTTCGAATTGGAATTCTGTAATACAGCGTGCTCAAATAAATCATTCTGGTAGCAGAATATTTAAATCCGGTGGTGTTCTTGAACGCATGAGATCTTTGCGTGATGTAAATTTTACCTCAGATGATATTGATGCCACCGCCATATCATCTAATGCTAAAGGTGGTATCTTAAAAGCCGCAGACGGAGATAAAGTTGTACAGAACCCAGAAGATTGGGCATGGTATAATGACCTGTGGAAATAGAAGAATCTTGGAAATGCAAATCTTAGAAATAGGAACCAGTTTGCAAATTCTGATTTGAATGCAAATGATCACAACAAAAATTTCGATCTTGGACAGGCTGCTGCAAAAAATGACGCATATACATCACAAGCAGATATAGTAGGCGATGATTTGCAGCGATACTATCAAACAGCATATAACACTGACAATATCGATGATTTCATAAGCCATTACAACACAGACGCTGGTAAGATCAGGAGTTTCTGGGGTGTGCAACCTGATGGCTCAACTATAGATACGGCATACAGTGCAAACACTGATAAAGGCCAGAATATACAAGACCACAACCGATTGTTCAAATCGATGTTCTACAATAGAAGCCAAAATTCAAATAATAGAGGCATAAACTGGAACATTGGATATCAGGATAATATTGATGACACAATGGGAACCCAAACCTGGATGCGTCGAATGGACCGATACAAGACAGAGTGGGACAAGGATACACTTGAAGGTAAGATGTCAAGAGTTCATCCTATTAAATTATCAAATGGTGAAATTGCATATGTATATAAAAAAGCCAATGGTGATATTGCAAAGTTAACAGAAGAGCAGGCTAATTCATTAATGAATGAATGGAAACCAAAACCTGCAGCTGGAGAGATCACAGGAGAAAATACTGGACGCGGTGGTGGATTCAATACTAGTGGAGATGGAGAAGGCAGCAATTGGCTCAACAAAGCGCGAAGCTATCTTGATGGCAATATGAACAAGCTTGCGTATGATGCGCTTGGATTTGGCCGTTATCTTTCTAACAGAAAGAATAATAAGCGCAGACTTCAGGAAATGTTGAACATCAGGACTTCGTTAAAGAATCCGATGGACATACACAGATATACATATGGTGATTACCTCGGTCAAGAGAGTCAAAGATAGCAAGGCGCACAGATTCAATCACAAGCTGGAAAAGCAAAGTCATCTGATGCAAATATAAACAATGCGGCAGCACTTGAAGGTGCAAGTACAGCTGGTAAGATGAATATGCAAGGCAATGCTATATATAATGATCGGATGTACAAGACTGGTGAAAATTAGCTCAGTCTGAATCAAAATGTATATCAGAATAATCTCCAGACATAGACATAGAACAGTGCTGCATTAGCAGAACTTGCAAACAATAAGACAAGAGCAAAGTCAGCATATATTGCATATGACAATGAAAGCATACAGAATTATCTTGGTGCAATTCAAAATACGCGTGGAACGCTTTGGGCGCAAGATCGCCAAAAGAAAGAATATGCACAGAACAAGTATGATAGTATAATGATGCCACTTGATTTCTAGCAATGGATGAACAGCAGACCTGAATATAATAAACTGAAGAAATCGCTACTTGATCCGAATATTTCACCTGAGGAATTCTACAAGAGGAAGCTTCAGTTGCAATAGTATGAAGCAACAGAAGGACTGCAAGACAAGATTGATATGTATAATGAATTGGCTAAGAAAAAGGGCTTGAAATTATACAATATGATGGATTTGCGTTCTGGTTCGCCCACGAAGAGATCGATTGATAGCTACACTGTTACAGGTATACCAGAAGCAAAGAAAGGTATAAAAATAGATGATACTGATGTGAAAAGATCAAAAAGCAACAATGATAGACTTGCAAAGCAAATAGCTGATAGTTGCAAATTATTATCAAAATCAATAGATAGATTGTCAAAGGATGAATTGAATGCAATTAAACGATTCCTAAAATGATATATAAAATTAACTAGATGTAGAGCGGGGGATCAATGCCCCCGTTCTCAGTATATAGGCCAGTGACTGTTGATTTGGGACTATCCAGACAAGTGGAAACCAATGATACTACAACAAAAACAAAAGAAGACAAGGGACAACTTACGAATAAGGACTTGATGAATCTTCTTGGAAATATCAAAGGTTTACCTTCTGATATGGAACAGATATACTCCAAATTGTCAAGGTTTTTTGATTTGCAAGATCTCGGAATAAACACTGGTGATTTATCAACACAATATCTTAGTGCTATGCATGACCTTAAACGCGCAGAGTTCAACAAATAGGAATATGATAAAGCATACAAAACTGTGAGTTAGAACAAGGGCCTAAATGAGGTTGCCATAGGACAAGGAGGATATGTGTTTGTTCGTAACGAAAAAAATGAGCCTAAACCAATAAAGATAGAAACATATTTGCAGGACCCAAGCAGATATAGCCTTTACACAAATTCTAATCTGTTGGATTATAGAGCACAAAATAAAAACTCAGCATATGATAATACGGTGATGGAAATAGTCAACAATGGCATTGGGTTAGAGCAGGTTGACAAACTTATCAAATAGTACATGATGAGTCTAGGTAAAGATGAGGAATCATCAAGTCAGTACATATCAAAAAAGACATAGCAAAGACAGCAAGCTTTATAGACTCTTGTTGAAAAGGCATACAATGGTGAAGATATTGCGTCTGTTTCTGTTGATGGCTTGTATAAGATTAAATCTTTAACAGAGACACAGGCAAGGCAAGCACAGGAAGCAATCAGTTATATCTATAACCAATTGCCAGAAAATGCGAAACAGTTGCTGCATATTAAAAGCGGAAAGGCAAGTGATAAAGAAGCACTGAACTATATCAAAAATGTCATCATTGGGCAGAAGGTCGGAATGACAACATCCTTAAAACAGACTATTGATCGCAATCTTGTAGAAGATACAACAGGGAATAAGCCAGGAGCAAAAGCTACTGCAACAAAAGATGGATAGGATATGAATGTGGCAACATAGTGGATGCTTGGATATGGAAACAAAAGCTAGTTTGTTATTCAAAACCAAACTGTAGATGGCATTAAAACTTTTGGTAATGATTTGCCAATTGTATCAAAAGAGGGCACGCCATATGGCGCTATTTCAACAATATAGGATGTTACAAAAAGCCAGTATACAGGAATACTTGATTGGACAAACGCATCAATTGGTGGTCAGAAACTTAATCCTGAAACAATGAATCAAGTATTGACCAATGACAGTGTTATTCATTCTGTAGATATGCCTATTGATTTAGAGAAAGCACAGCAAGGAGAGATTGCTCCAGATTTTGATGCTATGCAAAGGAAGACGAAAGCTGATCAGGAACTTAGAGAAAAAGGTATCTTGATGAATAGTCCAGAATAGATTGCTGAGCATGTCGACGAAATCAACCAAGTATATCAGCAACATCAATTGCCGGTTGCATATGACAAGACTGGTCAGTTGATAAAGAATGGAGCATGGAGAAGATTTGGAGTCATCAATGCTATAGCATATGACAAAGCAATGGGCGATGCTGATTTTGATGAAAATCAATATTTGGAAGAGATTAAGGATGACAATAGAATCAAAAATATCACAGCCCAAATTAAGAAAGCAAACAATTGGGAGAAAGATGGTGAAGGAGGATTTGAATTTGATGAAGATAACTGGTACGATTGGAATGGTCATGATCACTATTATAAAGGAACCGTATTTGTTCCAGTCAAAGTTGATTATTTCTCTGCCCAATCTGGATCAGGTGAGAAGTTACCTCCTGCATATTCATAGGGAATAGAGACATAGCAATAGATAACTAAACACAAAGATGATGTAAAAGCAAGGTATGTTGATCCTTCAAAACTTTGACATATGAATGAGGAAAAGAAAAATGATTTGCTGCTTAATGTGCTCGTAAATCCGACCCTTAGCATGGGGGATTTATAGACTGTTGGAATTACTGCAGACAATAGCACTGTAAAAGACTACGATGAATACAAAAGTAACGAATTGGTACAGTAGGCTTTTAAAACAGAAAGTGGGAATTTTAATGAAAAAGAATTCAAAGGATTCTATGATAATGTGTTGTCAATGTATAATGTAATGGCAACATAGGAACAAGAACAGGATTTTTCAAATTTTGTTTCATTTCATCGTGATAACTTTTTCGCACCTGACAAGCAAAGGAGAGATGATTTTGATTCTGAATTTATCAAAGCGTCAAATCCTTATCAGATTACTAGCAGCATAGCCGAACTTGGTAAACCTGGTAAAAGGACAAAGTCAATTGATGAAATAGCGCAAGCAGAAAAAGTACTTGCAAATCCAGTTGAAGTTGAGAATGGTGCAGCACCGATTTACCATGATTCTCCAAATGATAGCTTTTTCACTGATTTCTTTGATACTCGTGTGCTTGCGCAATGGGACGAAGACGGAACACATAAGGATCCTATAAGCGGATAGACAATTGAGCATAAAAAAGGAGATTTGAAACTCAATGACAATGGCACGTTCTATTATGAAAATCTTGATGGCAGAAGCATCTATGGTAAGCGTGTATTGAGTAAATTAAATACATTGACAGTTGATGGTTCAGATTGGAACAAATACGACTTTTTTGATTCTGATAATCTTGAAGAAAATGGTGTTGGCAAAACTTTATTGAAAAATGCTGCACTGGTTGGTACCATGTTCATTCCATATGTTGGGCCAGCTGTTGCCGGATTATCTGTGGCAACACAAGCTGTTGGATTATTTGGAACACTTGGCAAGATCCTTGTTGGAAGCGATAGTCCAACATTATCTGCAATGGAAGGTTGGTCTAAGTCTTTAAACAGGCAGATGGCAAAAAGTGAATATGCACAGGAAAACACTTGGTGTCTTGAAAACTGGATCAATCTGATAGGAGATGTTGCAGCATAGCTAAAAGAATAGCGTTTCCTGTTTGAGAAAGCACCAGCTTTTTTCAAAGGTCTTGGTGGTGCTAGTGAATCAAGGCAAATGAAGAAAGCAGCAGAAATAGAGAAAGCATACAAAACAGCTGCAGAGAGACGTTTTCAAGATCTTACTAAATCGCAAACATTTATTGATTAGTTTTCAGCAGATAAAGCGCGAAATGAGTTGTTGGCTGTGGCTGCAGTAAATGCAGAGCGAGACATGAACACATTTCTGAAGGGATATCAAAAGGTTGGCGAAGTACTTAGTAAGGCCTACATGAACGGCATTACAACATTAGATACTTATGGTGAAGCAAAAGAAGCTGGAGCAACTGATCTTGAAGCTGCAATGGTTGCTATTGGGTATGCTGCACAGGAAGCTGCAATCTTAAATACCGGAATAGGAGAATGGATATTGCCTGAATTACGTGCTGATAAATTCAAAAACAAAGCTTTGGTTAAAGCTATCACTCAAGATATGAAAGACACCGGAGGTGACCTTGTTGAACGTTCAATCAAGAAATTGCCAAATGAGGGCAAAAAGCAATACATATATCGCTTGTTCAATATTGGTAAAAAGATAGCAAAGGCAGAATATGCCAATGGCACACCTGGCCTTATGACAAAAGCAACATTGGCTGGTGGACTTGGCGAAGGTATAGAAGAGGTTATTGAGGAACTTTCTGCTGACTTTACAAAATCTTGCTATAATACAGTGAAGTGGTTGCAGGGAGACGATGAGCATAAGATGGGGGCCTGGGAAAATGCAAAAGATCGATATCTTATGTCGTTTTTTGGCGGTATGGTTGGTGGTAGTTTTACAAACGCATTCACCAGCTATCAAGGTATGCGATATATGAAATCCCTTGATTATGATACAGCTATATAGGAATTGGTTACTATATGCAGAGATCCAAAACAAGTTTCTGAGTTTAAAAAGTCAATTGACAAAATGAATTTCAATGATTTACAAATTGGAAACAAACGCCTGACTTTCGAAACTGTGACAGATGAAGATGGTAACATTATCTATAAACCAGGCGATAAAAAACACAATCAAACTATCGATATAAAGAATGCAGTAAAAAAATAGGTTGATTTGATAGTTGACACTCTTAATGCCGAAGGTGCTGCTATTGATGACGATAGTTTCTTGGATTAGAGTGCGCTGAAAGATTTGCGTTTCTATGCTTTAAGAAAAGCAACAACAGCAGGAATGTACTTGTAGCAATTTAACACAGCATGCACGGATTTAGTCAAAGCTTCTAAATTATTGAATGATTTTCAACATTCGCATGAACCAGAAACAGATGCTAAAAAAGCAGCGGAAAGGAAAGAGGAAACTACTATAGTTGAGGAAAATCAGCTGAAGAAACTTACTGAAGATTATGAAAAAGCACAAAAGAAAGTGCAAGATTTCGTAAATGGAAAGCACGCTGCAAAATATATACAAGATGCATTATTTGAAATGAATACCGCATTGAGTGGACAATTGACAACTGTAATCTTACCACTATATGCAGAAAAATTGTACGGTAAAAAATACAATGAATTAACTGAGTCTGAAATTAGCGATGCTGTTGCGAAGTTTAATGAATGGAAAAATGGAGAAGGTAAGCAAAAAATACATGACATTGCTACACAATTTGTTGATGTATTGCGTGGAACGAGTGATATCTTATCAACTTAGGCTGATGCATATAAAGCACAGGCTGACAACGCAACCGTTGGAGGTCTTACTTAGTTGATTCATGAACTGTACATGATGTCTAATATGCCAACGGAACTTGGCGAAGATATCTGGATGGAAAATGCACAGAATGCAATAGGTTCTCAACAAAACTATCTCAAAGAATTTTTGACAGAACAAGAGGGATCAGGATATGAAATTGGACTTTTGAATACTCTTTCTGATGAAATTGATAGTATCAAATAGCAAATCGCCGAATTAGATGATTCAGATCCAACTATTCCAGATTTACAAAAAAAACTAGAACTAAAACAAAAAGAATATCAGAATAAATAGAAAAACATATTCTATGATAATTTTGATTTAATTATTGGAAAATTTACATCTTAGGAATTTTTGCATCCAGAAGTTAAATCTACACTTCAGACGTTTTTGAAAAATTTGCATGATGAAGTATCTGCTCAATTAAAAGAATTGCAAGACAATACAGGTGCATATTTATCTGAAGAAGAAGAACAAGAACTGAAAAATATACTTGAAACATTAAGAGATAAAATCACAGATGCTTAGACAGCTATACGAGAAAAAGCAAATTCTCCAATCTCTGAAAGTCTGAAACAATTTTCGATTGCTTTGACTGGATAGTATACTGATGTCCTCCAGTTAATAAATGCTGCATATACAGCAATGGATAATGCAAAGCATAATTTGCGAGATGTCCAATTTGATCCAACAATGCGTGAAGCATTTGATAATGCTTTGGAATTACTAAAAATGTATCGCGCTGCTATTAGCGGATCAAGAGTTGATAATGCTGACATTTTAAATATATATGGATATAGTAAAGCATTGAATGATATCAATCATGCATAGGGCACTGAGGATTGGACAGATTTAGCCGAGATTGATAAAGATATAGCTGATGTTTTTCTGAATGATGTTGATGCTCTTATAGCAAAAGTTTAGTTTGCTAAGACACTGATGGATATCAACAAAGGCCAGAAATTACAAGAACAAGATAAAGTATCAATGAATTTGCACAGATTGAATTTCAAAGGCGTGAAAACATTTGTGTAGATTTTGGACGATGATGACGATGATATAAAAAACAACGTTCATTTTAAGGAATTGAAAGATATTCTAGAGAACAAAAGCAATCTTTTGTAGGGATTGCTAGATTCTGGAATCACGTCAGTACCAAGTCAAGAAGAATAGATCAATATAACAAAATAGTCTCTTCGAATTGAGGATAAACTCTACGATTTATTTAATAGCTTAACAGAAGATGAACTGGCAAGAATCATTAAGCCAAGAAAATTGAATCTTTATGAAAACAAGACCTATTCATTGACAAAAAATTTGAATGAAGTTGATCCTATTGCTTTTGTTACATATTTAATGAGATGTGCAGCGGTAAAGTCAAGCAAGCTACACAAAATGTATTTGAATACACGAAAATCCATAAATTCAAAATATGCTCCAATAACAACACAAGAAGCAAATATTTTGAACCAAGTTGCGTTTGTATTCAATGGTGATATGTATACAAAGTTTGAGTCTGCGGTCAAGAAGGCCATAATGAAAGAATGGGCTAGTTTTTCAGAAACAGATAAAAGAGCAATAAAGAATTTTAAGAGAGAATATGCAAATTTGCTGAAACCAGAGAACGACAAATACATCATGAATGTATTTGGTTTTTTCAGATACAAAAACTTTGTGCTTAATGAAGGAGGTCCTGGAACTGGAAAAACTACAGCGTGTGACGCTATGGTTGTAAGCATGATCAAGAAATACCGTCCTGATCTTCTTGAAGGCGCAATTGTTTGTCATGGTGCAGATAGATATAATGATGCAGACAGTGTAAAGTCTACAGAAAAATCACAAAAACTTGCAGAAGATTGTGGTGTAGATTCAGCTAATGTAATGAATAAAAAATAGCTGATGAAATATGTTGCACCAGATTATGAAATATACAGCGTAAACGAAGATGGTACAATTAATGTTAAAAGTGAAGACCTTGAACTTGATGATGAAAATGAACTTCGCGCCAAATTTAATGTATCGGCAAAAAGTGATGCTCCAAAAATTATAATAATAGATGAAATTTCGCAATTTAATAGTTGCGAACTTGATCTTCTACAAAAATTTGCAGAAAGACATGGTATTGCTGTAATTATATCTGGTGACACAAATCAGTCATAGTCATATGGTGCATTTGATGTAGAGTTGAATGGTGTAATGTATAAATGGGAAAGCGAAATTGAACGTCAAAATTTTTGCCATAGTTACAAGATGGGGCTTTCAATGCGCACAAGAAATAATCTGAAGAACATCAATGGAAAACAGCTTTTAACATTACAAGAAGAAAAATCTGGTGGTGATGTAAAACTAAAATATTACTATTCTAATGATGAAGGTTTGATTGGTGATTTTATTCAAACAATAAATCCTAGCGTTGACAATAAATTTATAGATTCAATGTTTGCAAAATTAGCAGATGGAGAAAAAGTCGGATACATCTATAATGACACAAATAGTGACATGTACAAATATTTGACAACTCACTATACTGATAAAATAGAAATGTATCCTGGTACATCTGCTCAAGGATCTGAAGGTAAATATTATATTGTTGATTTTAACATTGATGACGTAGGATCTGGAAAAAGTAAAAGTACGAAATCATTCTTGAAAGATTTATATACTGCACAAACTCGTTCTGAAATTGCTACTATTTTAAATTTTACGAATAGCACAGGGAATACTGTATATCCGAATATTCAATCAATCGATGGTTCTGGCCGTATAAATTTGAGTTGCGAACAGGAATCTTCGTATCAATTAGAAAAGCTTTCAGAAAAAGCAATTGAAAACTACGCAATAAAGAAAGAAGCAATTTTGACTGCAGCATTGGCAAATGCAAGCGATGATATCGAATACAAAGAAAGAACAGTTGTTGCTGCACCTACTACTCTAGGATCTACTCCTGGTTCTGGTCCTACACCAGGCAGCGGTCCATCTCCAGCACCTGGAGGAAGTCCTACTCCTGGAACCGGACCAACCACTTCTGTACCTGGATCAGGTCCATCTCCAGCACCTAGTTCTGGACCCGGTCCTAGTGGTGGAACTGGAGGAGGCCCTGCTCCAAGAACTACGTGGAATGCAGCAGAAATGGCAATCGAAAGATCTTTAAGACTTGGCGAGATGCAAGCAAAAGGATACACTCCAGGAGTTAAATTTTACATGGAAACTTCACCTGGAACAATAGAGGAGCATACATTTATTGATGTAGTAGTAAAAGCTACAAAATAGGTAGATATTAAATACTCAGATGCGACAACAGAACACACAATGGATTATGATGAGTTTAATGATCGAATCACTAGAGGTTTAATCAAATTAACTCATCCACCAGTTATTGCTTCTGCATTTGATGTATTCAAGGCAAGCGTCACGCAGGGGTTGTCTTATTCAACTACAGATAAAAAAATCACTATTTTAAATTTTGACGAAGACGCAAACATTATTCAATATATTGATGAAAATGGAGATATCAACACACTATCATTTGAATAGCTTTTTGATATATTGAACAATAATGGGTACGTTAATAGCGGAATAGATTCATTTGTTCTTAATATCGACGGAGCTATATCTGCATTTGAGAGTGATCCAAAAATCAAAATTGAATATGATGGTGAAGAATTAGAACTCATGCCGATTCCTTGGGTTGCAAGCGATGGTTCGCAAAAGTATATTGCAAAGATTAATGATGACGGAACTCTTGGAATTCGATTTGGTATTGATCCACATGGAGCCAATCGTAATGCAGAGATTTGTGCAATATTAAGGCCAAACGGGAAATGGGATTTGTTGATGGTTGGTTATCCATTTATAGCAGATTCTTATGTAAAATCTAGCCCAGAACTTACATCACTAACTCAAGCATTAAAAACAAAATTTGGTAATTTGCATATTTATAACATAATTAAACCTGACGCATTTCCTGAAGTCATAGATATAAGTATTGATGAAAATAAAACGGCAGGAAATAAATATGGAGACATTGTTGAATACGATAACAGAATACTTGACTTTTTGCAAGATGCTTTCAATGAGTTTGTACTCCAAAAAAGAATTCAACCAGAATCTTTTGATGATGTAAATTGGGATGAGTTTGATGATAGCTTTGGAGAAGAACCACCAGCAGGCAATAGTGGTACAGGATCTAAAGAAGAAAAACATTTTGTAGATTTTGACAATCCAGATGGATTGAAAGGTTTGATTTTCAGTTTCAATACATTTGAGACAGGTGCTATTTGGGATGGCAATGGGGAAATAGTCACAACAGGAGAAAGAAAAAGCGACTATGATCATAATTCACATAGAATTGACAGCATCAATGGTATTGCAAAACTTGCAGCTCATTGGTGTGGATACGACAATTTTGCCATTAACAAAGACGTATTTGATACATTCCGAGGTCTTTTTACGAGAAAAGATGCTATCAGATTAATTGCTCCGTTTAGAGCTGCACTTTTAAGTACTGTAAATAATGATGCACTAAAAGAATAGATCAAATCAGCATGTACAAATGTTTTTGCTTTTGTAAAGTCAAAAGTTCAAAATCAAAATATACAAATAGATAGTACAAGAGTTAATGTAAAAGAAGATGTTTTCAATGCTGAAATAGGCAATCTGTTCATAGATCATGCAATAAAAACAAGATTTGTGAAATATGGACCAGATGGGAATACATTGGAAGATCAAACAAACTACAGTGGTCAAAGATATGGAATCTTTAACAGAAACGAAGCAGAGCGTCTTGAGTTTAATCAAGATATGGATATCCCACCAAGTCCAAATCAAATTGTCTCATTTATTGGAATTGAGAGCGAAGACGCAGATAGGAAAAACACATCACAACTATTCTTGGAATTACCGATGATGACATTAAACAATCCATTCTCACTGATTTAGAGTCAAGAGTTTTTGGACCTGTTTAATGATGAAAGTGCTATTCCAAATAATATTCTCAAAAAAATCGACGGAGTATTGACCTCTGGTGACGAAACACATAATAAGTCTACAAATATATAGACGATTTTAAAAACAGAGATTGAGACAAGAGAAAGTGCGTCAAATACAAATACTGCGAAAAACAAGAAAAAGATAAACACTTTAAAATGGCTTTTATAGTCATTTAAGTTCTTTGACAGTACTAATCATGACATCGTTTTCTTGCCAAAAAATACTAATCTTGCAAGTATAGGCAACCCACAGTCAAATACAAGATCAACCGAAAGAGGATCTACTGCGTTAGATCCACGTTTGGGATTCAAGGCTGAAGATAAAATGAACGCAACAGAAGTTGCAAAAGCTTTGTCTAATCCTATGTGTATAAAAACAGACATGCTAATGCTGAAATCACAAATTCAAAACATAGAGATTCAACCTGGTATGCCGTTCGTCTTGTATTCTTTCAATCCTGCATACACAAAGGGAGATTTGATTGATAAATTTAAAGAGTAGAGAAATAATCCTAATTCAAGAAAAGATGTTTTCTACGCCTATGTATACACACCTTTTTATAGTGTTGAAGAATATTGTGAAAACCTTCATGGAATATTAACTCGCAGTGCTTCTGGTAATTTCAGGATTGGAAATAAATTCTCGTCATATAAGATCTTGCGAGATGCAATCATTGGGCCTGACGGAAAAGTTAATAATGACAGATTGACTAAATTGAGGAATTTCCTTGATGGATCTGATATTGCAAAATACAGGAACACATCAAGAAGCTGGCAACTGGCAACCTCGACTGTGGAAACAGCGTCGCATGGATTGGCTCATACGATATTAAATGCAATAGCACATACCATAAACAGAGGCTATAATTATGCCGACATAGATAATGTAACAATCACACGAACTGTAAAACAAAGGCTTCAGGACATAACCACATAGCACTCGCTTACAGCTTTGTGCAATGACTTACTGCATCATATAGCATATGACAATAATTCTGACACAATAAATACAGCAAGGCTTAATGCATTTAAAACATTGCTTGGAGATGAATATGCAGTGAGATCGGTTGCTAAGTTTAAGCAGCAAGGAAATGAAGATAGACAGGATGGTTTTAGATTAGTAGACCAAGATAGAGATATGTATGGTTTTACAACGTATTCATTACAAGGTAGGCCTTGCACTGTATACGGAAAACTTGACACACCAGCATTTAATGTTAACCTAACTAATTTATACAATTTGTTTTTGGAAACAATTGATCATGCTGAGCAATAGAACAGGAGAAATGACTATGACGATTTGTATGGATACACAAATATTGATAGAAGAACCGGAAAGCCACACCCATTCTTTTACACGAGATCTCAATCAAGAGGTAGAAGCAGAAATAGAGCATTAACTGATGAAGAATTTAAGGCTGAAGTAGTAAAACATTTCTTTGGAGGTGATGAGAGTTTTTTTGACATTGTAGTAGATGGAGATGCTGATATATTTCCACCGAAAAATGCAAGAAGAATAAAACCGAATGATATTCAAAATATGCAATTGACTACATTTATGTATAACATTAGAAAATGCATTAATCTCAATGGTACATTAAACGGACAAACTATATAGTATCCAGTCATCTCACACTCTCTTACAAGTTGGAAGGCAATTTTCAATTCAATACCGCAATATCAAAATATAAACTTTGAAAATATAGATTTTGAATTTACAGATAATATTGATATTGATTTAATTAGCGATGAAAATGAAGAAACATTGTTGGGTATTGAATTTAAAAACTCAAATGGTGATAAATTAACCATAAATTTTGAATCTGATATGGCAACTGGGAAATTACGTGTAAATTACTCGGTTGAAAAGCATCCAGAATCTAGAAGTGAAGGAGGAACTAGTAGTGGTGTATAGGTCTAGTTGGGTAGCGATGCAAATATAATAATGAACAACGTTAGTATTGTTGGCGCGCCAGGAACTCCTCCTACACCTATTTTGAGCAATCAAGGAAAAAAGATAATAGAGAAAATGATACCTGATGAAAATGGTAATACTTAGAAAATTGAATATGAAGATTCTATCAAGACGGAAATTAGTAACTTTATATAGGCAATTGATATTTTAAGCTCGTTTACCAGATTAGATGGAGGAGTAAGTATCCTTATAGGAATGTTAACTAGTCAAAATCTTAATATAATACAAGATATTCAAAATGGGCAAATAGATTTAAAAACTGCAGTCGATCAGCTTGAAACACTAGCACAAAAGCTCAAACAAGATATTGAAGAAAATCAAACAGGAGCTTGTTCAATAGTCATTTCTATAAGTTAAAATTGATGATATGAATAAATGTAAATTTAATGAAGAAACAGCAAAATCTGTTGTTAGTACCACTTTAATGGGCAGCACGTCCATATTTATGGACGTAATGAAATAGAATTCAACTCCAGAAGAAAAATTTGTTTCTTGGGCGCAAACAATATGCAAACATATCGGAGAAAACATTTTGAATTCTAGCCCAGACATAAAAGATCATGTTGATGATTTTATTGGACTTGCAGAGCCAATAATCAAATCGTCTTTTTATTACACAATGCTTTCAAATGCTTCAGGATTTAGTAATTTTGATTTCGGTTCAATAATCAGAGGAGCAATCACTGGTGTAACACAAGCAACTGCTGATCCAGAAACTCCAAGTACTACACAATCAAATGTTGAGACTACAAAAAGTGTGTATGGAAAGCATGCTGATAATGAATTGAATTTGCTATTTCTTGATTATGCATTTCGTGGTATGTATCTGTTAAGGTCTAGATTCGAGGATAAATTCACAAGATACATTTGGGAATCATGCTTCATCAATAGAGGTTCGATAGGAGGAGAAAACAATGCAGGTGCAGTGACCTCACAACTTTAGATGAATAATAATCTCAAAACTTTACAGGAATCCCAATTTGGGATTCTTGTAGAGTACTACAATGCAAATAAAGGTCAAGGTGAAAATCCTATCACGGGCACATTATACAGGAAAGATGCAAGTGGCAATTTAATGCCAACATATCTTTTTGATCTGAACAGAACAAGATTGCAAGACTTTTTCAACCAATTCACATCAAACGATATTTTGGAACAAGCAAATATTGCAGAGAGTGAACCGGAAACTGAAAACGGAAAGAAAGCTCAAGCATTTATTGATGCATACAATGCCTTTGTTCTGTTGTCAAATTTTGATTCCTTCCTGACTGTACTATTTGGGGAAGATATTGAGATGTTGCCAAGTACATAGCAACAGCACAACGGATATATGGCATATGCTTTGGCAAATAAAAGTCACACAAACAGAACGACGCATGCCGAAGCAGATGAGATTATAGTTGACAAGTTAATCAATTACATTGTAAAAGGTGGAATCGAAACAACATCTGAATATGATTCTGTAACTAAAAAAGCAAAATCAGATTTGTATTTGAGTTATTCTGATTTTGCAACTGTAATTGCAGACATTAAAACTATGGCATTATCTCCAGGCGCTTATGTAGAAATAGGAACTGATGGATTGTTTAGCGCGAAAATATCCGATCTTGACCTTAGTAAAGAAACACAAGAATATGTTGAAAAGCACAAAACATTACGGCGTTGTATCACATCAATGAAACTTGACATGGAAAACAACATACGGTATGTTTTGGAATTATTAAACAATGCTAAATTTCAAAATGAAGAGATAATCAAATAGTTGTTTGCACAGTATGGGTATGATACAAAAGAAAAGAAAGACAAATTGTTCTCTATTTATAGAGGCATATTCTCCTCAGAAAGTGATTCTTTGTATTATCTCGATGTGAACCGTGACATTCTGTATAATTTTACGCAGAACGCTGCAACTATATATAAAAATGCAATCACGCAATATTATACAGACAGAAGAGGAAGAACTAGAGTCAGATATCTTTTTGATCAGGAATTTGATAATTTGAAAATCAGGCTTGAAAACAATATCAACGGATCTCATGCTTTAAAATTATCAGTTGAAGGACATAGTGCGTAGGTTGACGAAAAGAACCCAAACAAAATCACATATTGGATTATAGGAGACGGGTATAAAATTACCGTAAAAACAGACACAAAAAATCCAAAAAAGCCTACTATAACTTTATTCAACACAGATTCAGGCCTGGTTGTATTATCTGATTAGAGTGTGAAGGATTTCTTCGATAATCTTCCAAGCAAAGATGCTGGTAATGTTATGGGAATATTGAAACGATTTGTATCGAATCAGACTTGTCTTGGGTTTGGATATAATGATTACCTTTTCAAAAAATATAAGGGATCTGGAAGTAATTTTGATGCTATCAAAGACTTGTTTTTGTTTGCTAATCAAATAAAGGCAAATGCTATATTGAAAGATTAGTTGCAAACGAGTTTATCAAATGAAAAAACACGTGATAATAGGGTTGCATTAGTTGAAAAATATTTTCCAAGTAATGATGCGCCGGAATTATTAGGAAAAAGTTTTTCTTTGATAACTCCAACGATGACTCCTGAATTTATAAGAATAGCACGAGCTGTGTTTGCTGTGAAAGAAATGAATATGCCATCAATTGTGAAATCTGGAAATGGATCAGCATATTCACCATATAGCATGAGCAGATTACTGGGTAGTATTTAGGAATAGGTCGAACTACAATGTACAAAAGAAGATTCAGCAACAAAAGATTCTGCTTTTGTCAAAATGCCAGGATTGTTTACTGGCGTTACCAAGAATCTTGAAAGCTATTCGTATGCACAGAAAGGCAAACGAACTATAAAATTCAACACGACTGAATTTATGTATGGAGGATTTTTGTATCAGTTCATATCTGGCCTAATGAAAAAATCATCTAGCCAAAACTTAATAACAGGATCGACTAGCAAAGATATTTTTGGTGATGGTGTTATTGGTATACTTCCAACAACAAACTCAGATAAAAGTGAAGTGAATACAGCGATATTCAATCTTGCTCTATTCAAATTGGATAATAATCAAACTATGTATAATGTGTTGAATGATCAAAACATGAGTACATAGCAGAAAAAAGACATATTGCTTCGAGTTATACACAATGAAATTGGTTTACAATACAGAAGGGTATATGAAAATATCTCAGAAGATTTCGTGAATAACAGCAATGGATTTTTTACTGTCATAAACAAATATATTGATAAATGGGGAATTCATCAATTTAATTTTAACGCAAACGAACCGCATGCATTATCTGGATTTTAGTCTTTCTATAATTGGTTCAATGAAAATGCTGAACGATTGAAAGAAATAGGAATCAATACACACAAATAGTTGTTCGATAAAGCTTTGCTGTGGTATAATACCGAAGATAATGGAAGAGTGAACCCTGCAGAATTATATAATTAGGTAGATTGCACATTTGATAAAAATGAAAATATTAAGTTCAGCGACACAATCATTTCTTTGTTGTACAGATTCAACAAAGACTATGTCGAGAATCTTAATGCATAGATTGGCGATATAGGATTGGCACCGATCAACCTATCTGATTTTTATACTACAGATAAATTCTTTAATTATAAAAACAAGAAAACTGTCTGGGATTTATTGCAAAATAATTTTGCAATAGACCTGAGTCTTGCATTTGCGACAAACGGACAATCAGCAGCAGTGAAAGAAGCAAGAGAAAATAATCCGGAAATTGTTGATCTTAAGGCTCGTTTTGATGCAATCCGTCAGAAAGAAGGAGTGTTCTGGTATGATGAGAATTCTGGCCAGATGATTATTGCAAAAATTAAAAAAGACGGTAAAATTTATGATATAAAAAATTACACAGATCTCTATTTGCTTGATCCGAACGTAACAGAAAAGGAATTTTTGAAAGATGGGAAATTTAACGTTGAGATGAACCCATTGTTAGAATAGTATAATCTCGTGGATTATTTACTTTCTTCTGAATATACTCACTGCTCTGTTGGATCAATTATTTCTCATATACCTAAAGGAAAGACTTCTGCAATTACAGAACGTGAAAAGATAATGGCAACCGAATCGTTGCGTTATCTTGCTCAAACAAAACGTAATGCATCACTTACAGCAGCAATGAAAAGTTACCAGCTTGGGCAGAGGAATGGTATAACAACTCGTGCAAAGTTAGCATTGATTCAAGACATATATACATCCGCTTATAACAACTTGGGTCAAACTGATAGAGTGAAACCGTTTGATGGTGCGACATTTACAAGTCCAATGCAAGTATATTGGGAAAATAATTCGCTTGCCAGTGATAGAGTGGGCTAGACAAAGAAACCATATGCTCATTATTATAATGAGAGGCTCATGTGTGCTGGAATGATAAAGACAGCCGCATTCCCATTGAATAATGAAAACATGCGTGGTTCAAGCGTATATCGTAATCTGTTCAGGATGAGTGCATCTTTGAAATGGATAAATCCAGATGGTACTGAATGGGACGGAGATATTACTAAGACAATAGAAGGCAATCGTATAGATTTCTCTACGAGACCTGTCTATAAAAAAGAAAATGGAGAATTTTATCGTGTTTCTCTTGAAAAAGCTCCTGGCATCAACATGTACTACGTAAAGTTGCAGTAGGTTGATGCTTATGGAAATCTTATCAAAAACATGCCGACAGGTGAAGCAGTTAAAATTGACAACAACTACACACTTTGGGAAATTTTCGGAGGAGAAAATTCGTATTCAAAGAATACAGAAGGCAAGCTTGTTCTCTCAGAGCGGTCCATACAGATGATTGCTGACATGGCAAATGATATAGGTGTTGTTAAGGATCAACTTGACCCGACTGACAATGAGCTTGATTTTGTAAAAATACAAGATGGTGATGGTGTCAAATATTTCTATCAGGTTCTTAAACATGCAAATATACACTATATGCCAACTGAGGGAGCTATTAAGATGTTCCAGTGCAACATGAATCCAAATACTGTATATAACGATGAAAATGCTAAATTAAACTGGTCATACTTCTTGACAACTCAATTTGGAATACAGCTTGATAAAGAGCACCCTGTTGATGAGGCTGAGCTTTCGATGATGACACAGGTAATGAATGCATGCGCATTTAGAGGATTCACATTTGATGTTGCACAGAATTTGTACAAAGCTCTATATTCTTTGAATAAAGTTGGAACACGAGATTTCATTGTTCCATTTGAGAAAATGCTTGATCCGAAATCTACTGAAGAGGAAGTGGCTGCTGCTACAAAAGAATTCTATGCTGCTATAAACAAGAGCCTTATCAAGACATTGGCAAACAGAGCAGGCAAGACAGATAGAGCAAAATAGTATGCCCAGGAAATATTGGATAAAGAAAGGCATGGTTAGGTTATTGATTATGCCGAATTGGAAATTCCATTCAGTGCAAAATCTATATATAGACAAGCTATATCATCTATTGCATCAATACTCACAAAGCAAGGTATCAAGCACAAAATACCTGGAGCATTAAGTGTGTTAACTCCATCATATAACTGTGTACTCGTTTACGGTAATGGTAAGCTAAAAACAGACTTCTCTGATTTTGATTCAGAAATAAACGCTTTACAAAATTCATATGATCATGATCCTGCTTTTGATTTGCATAGAAATACAGATGTAGATATTAAACAAATCACACTTTCCGCATCAAACGCTGACGGAGAACACATGAATGTAGATGCTACACGCTATAGTATAAACGGCCATGATGGATATATAGATTTGACATACAATTTCTAGACAAATGAATATGATATCATATTCAATATGGACACAAACGGATTGACAGAAGAATAGCTTTCAAGCTTATTCTCAGCTATTACAAATGCTGTTCCTATTGGCAAGGATATAAGATTTGCAAATTCTGAAGTTAGCAAGGATAATCTCAAAACCTATGAGATGTTCAGGGAATATGGCTTCTTTGATGTTATTGAAGGCAATAGCGAGTATGATGCTGCTGATAGTCTTGCAAATGATTAGAGTATTGCTGATACTTATGCATTTTCAGAAGATAAGTCAAAGATAATAATTCCCAAAATGGAACGGAATGTGTTGTAGAGAAGCGAAGAGTAGACACAAGAGAAAACTGATGGGGAAAAATTTGATGAGCATTTTACATTCTTAGAACAAGGGAGACGTTCATAGCTATATCAATAGTTGATGGTAGAATCTGATGAAATTTACGTGTTCACAAAAGATAAAAACCAAAAGGATATTCTTAATTTACAGCAACGTATAGATGCAGCAAATAAAAAAGCAAAAGACAAAAAGAAACTTTTGCATATAATAGAAATATCTGACACAGATCTTGGAAATTAGAGTTTCATCAATAATACAATCGAAACTATTGTTGAAAATATCAAGGCTGCTAATACAACAGACAAAAGAAATATTTGTATAATAGGCGATGATATTACTAAGTTCAAAAGCAAATTCATATAGCAATCAGATTTCAATAGAACGTTTGTTGGAATTATACAAGGTATAATAACTAGCATAGGAAATCAAAAAATCAGAATCTTATCTGATGGACAATCTGGTATTGGATATGCTGCTGTAATGAGTGCAAAACATCTTAATCAAGATTGGGCTGTGATCAATGGAGGTAAATGTATATATCGTGAAAAAACATTTGTATTTGATGATAGACCGGCAAAGGACCGTTGGTCATAGTAGTTGCCAACAGGTGAATATTTCAATTTTCAGACATCTTTTGGTGCATTATTACCAGCAAATGCAACATTTAAACCTGGAACTTATTTGCCAGACGCTATATTTCAAAAGCTTCAAGGATTCTATGAAGAAAAGCAAAGAAAAGCAATTGAATCATTCAACAAAAGACATGATGCATATATAAAAGAGCACAAAGAATTTGAAGATGCACACGCTGAATGGGAAAAAGCAAAAGCTAAATATTAGAAATGGGAAGAAACTCAAACTGGCGAAGAGCCTAAAAAACCAGGGAAAGAGCCTGTATTTACAAAGAGGCCACCACGATCTACAGCGAAAAAAGATTCTTTGCAAGACATTTCAGGTAAATCAATCAAACAAATAATAGATGATTATAGCGAAGCAACAGATACTAAGCCATCAGAATATGGAGAAGAAGAATACGAGACATTTTTGAAACCATTATATGAATTGTTGGCATATCAAAATCCGAAACTTATTCTTGCTTACAAAAACATGATGGCAAAAGATACGTCAAAGGTAATATATGATGGATAGCCAGCGAACAGAAGCCTTGCAAGAATACTTGCAGAACTTTTGGAGAATGTATCTTGGGCGTATGAATTTGAGACAGCGAATCTCGAGCCTGTATTTTCAAAGAAACAGGAAATACAAAAAGATTTTGAACAGCTCAATGTCATGGCTTAGATATCAAACAAATATATAGGATATTTGCCATCTGCGGAAAATAGCGAAAAAAATTATTTGTCTGAGCGCAGTGTCACAATGGCACTAAAACAAGATCCAGATGTAGTCAACTGTTCATAGTATCAAAATGGTGATATTGTACTGATTTGCACATTAAATCCAAAGAGCAAGCAGAAGCAAAAGATAAATGAAGGCATCATAGATGAAGGGAAAAAGGCCATACAAAATGGTGCTCTTCTGCTAATCGGTAGTGATGACGAATCGCTTTCAAAAGATGGGGCACTTGGTACTGTTGAAGATGTCAAAAAGGTCTTTGGCAATGATGCTATCATCGCGCCAATACGTATAGCTGGACAAAACTTCTTTGCAATATCTAATTCTCAAGAGGTTATAAATGCATCATTTATAAAGCAAGAGCTGACAATGGCCGGACAGACATGGGAATATTATGTTCCTTCTTCTTTGTATCAAATGCTTCAATAGGTGAATAAGAAGATAATGCTCTCAACTCACTCTACTGAAGACACATTTGATCAATCAGCTATTTGCGCAGCAATACATGAAGGCAAGCTTGATAAATCGAATTGGGACATGTCAGCAAATGGTGTTGATCCTATTTTGTATTCAGTAAAGACAGATATTGAAAATACAGCATATTGTTTTGGTCGTGAAGAATCCGTAAAGGATGCCAACGAGCTATATGATCTGTTGAATTTACTTGAAGGTATAGCAAGAAGTCCAAAAGATATAAGCGGGGATGGATATAAATTTGAAAACCATTTAATTGCTGGAATTTCAGAAGATTTGAAATCTAAATTCGCAATAGTTGCAGATACAACAAAGAGCAAGAAAGAACGTCTAGACAACTATACTAAAGCAAAAGATGCTATTGTACAAGCAATTGATAGTATTGATAGCATTACATATCTTGGCGGTCCAAACTCCGTTATGTCAAAAATAGATATAACAAAGCAAGGTACTAGAGAGAGACGTACATTCATAGATCCAGAAGTTTCCATGATGTACGTAGATGCACAAGAAGGGCGTGAAAATTTCTCTAATAAATTCAATGATAATATTGAACTAAATCCTATTGATGAAAGTGTATCTGATAGTATCATATCCAATGGTTTTTAGCTAAACAAAAAACAATCTGAGGCTGTACGCGAATCAATCAAACTGATCACGGAAAATTTTGGTGATGAATCAATAAAAAGTTCAATAATCGTAATTGATGGAAAAGCAGGAACAGGTAAGACATCAACTGTGGATGCAATATTACGCAATTTACCAATGAGGATAACATCATAGGCGAATTTGATTGTTGGAGCATTAAGTCATAAAGCTAAAAACATAATCTCTTCCAATATATCAGAGAGTATTAAGCATGGGCGATATTCAAGTTACAAATCTTTGAGTTTTGCATAGATGCTTGGAATAAAGCCAAATGCTGATGGAGTATTTGATTACACACATATTGGTAAACAAGCGCCAATCAAAAATGCGGATATTGTTGTATTGGATGAGATTTCCATGTTAAGCAATTCGCAGATTGATATGATCAGGTCACAAACGAAACCAGGTTCTATCTTGTTATTACTTGGAGACAAAGGTCAGTTGCCAGCATTAGAAGACGATTTGTTTAATAACTATACAATATTTGATTCTGAAATGCGAGAGCCGGACATGTATCTCAGTCCAAATGTTGGTCCGAATCTTGTAACACTGAGATTCGCTCTTGAATAGAATATGAGACAAGGGTCTAGTGAAAACCCGATTTTGAGATATGCAGAAAGATTTTACGATAATGTTCCCGGAATAACTCCTCCGAATATCACAAATGAAAACGAAAGTGGCGCAATCTACTCTAGCAATTTAGACCTAAATGATTAGACGCTTAAATTCATAAAAGAATCTGTGCAAGCTGGAAATGTGAACGCTATCAAAATACTTGCATATACTAATAATGAGGTGAATAGATTCAACAATAAGATACACGACTATTTAGGATACAAAAAGAATCAATATGGAATTGGTGAGTTTGTAGTAATGAAACAAACCACAGAGATTGTTGAAAATTCCATGGAGGGCAAAATTGTCAGTGTATCAGATCCAGTGTCTCAAAAGGCATAGATTGGGGAAGATAATGCAGAGCATTCATTCCATACGCAAGAGATATAGGTAGAGCTATCAAATGGCAATACGGTTTCTTTGACTGTAATACCTGAAATTCAATTTGGCTAGCGTTTTATAGAAAATAATCCAGGATTGAAAAAATGGATGAAAGACAATGATGCTGTTGATGTTGGACTTTCTTATGCAACAACAGTACATAAAGCGCAAGGTTCTACTTATGATGTTGTCCTTATTCAACATGATGACATTATGCATAACAAACGGACAACAGATGACGTTAAATCCAAGCTGATGTATACCGCATTGACTAGAGCAAAAAATATTGCTGTTATTATGCGCAGTGATAACAATCCGCTTCGTGAAAACTTACAAGAGAAAAACAATCATTTCTTGGAATAGAAACGATCTGTAAAAGTTCCACGTAAATATAACGTCAAAGGCCTTCAATCGTTCAAATAGAACAGCGAAGATAATACGATGATCGTGTCATTCAATTTTAAAGACAGCAATGATCGTTTTGACTTCAGAAAAGGTGATTTGTTGTATGATGCAAATGATATTGAATACGAAATTCTTGAAGATCCAATTGTCTATGCTATCGGTAAGGATGAACTTATAGAGTAGAAATTTGGTGATTCAATTGATGCTAATCCAGGAGATATAGTTGTAAAGGTAAAACCAACAAACAATGTAAATGTTGCTGATATTTCACAAATGAAATCGCAACAATATATGCAAGAGAATGGCATTGATTTAGCACCTGATTCAAAACTCAAGAAGATAGATACATCACGAATATGTATTGGTAAGACATACAAAATTATACCCAACTTATGGAGATACGACGAGAATGTTACCAAATACAATGATTTTGATATCATAAAAATTCGAGATACAAGAAAAAATATAAAGGAAGGTGTCAGAATAGAAGGGTCTCAAATTTTACTTGATTTGTAGAATCTAAAAGATGTTTTTGAAATATTCGGAGAGCATGATCAAACATTCAATGAATATGTTGAACTTTCAATTTATGAAGCATTACAAAAACATTTCAATAAAGATTTGACGAATGAACAAGTTAAGGAAAAAGCAAGATAGATATATGACCGCGCTAGAATCAAGGTGAAAAAGCTTACATCAGCAGAAGATTATATCGCTCTAACCGAATAGATTAACGAAGGTAAAATTTCTAAAGTTATAGAGGTTGCTAATGCTGGACATGAATTGTCTAGTATAAACTACACATTCAGAGATATTTCTGGAAATAAGTTCCAGCTTATGGATATTGATTCAATTCGCAACTTATTCAAACTGAAATCAATAATCAAAAAAATCAAATCCTCAGGTTATTCAACATTTGATGAGTTGATATCATTTGGAATCAAAACAGTAGGTATTGATTATGGAGTAATCTCTGACAAAGAAAGATTTAATAAAGTCGTAAAAGAAATTGATTCTAAACTTAGGATTGAATCGCAGTATGATTTGAATAATTTATCGCAAAACACTGCGGATTTGTTGTCTGAATTTGACAAATTATGTGATGGTTTTGATAATACAATCGCATATTGTGATAGAGTTCGCGACTGGGTGAATTATGTACTTGGAAGAACAGGTGAACGCAAATTGACTATCAATGGGAAAATCCTTGAACTTACACCAGAATTTTTCTATTTGCAAAAAGATATCTTGAGGTAGATTGTTGCAAATCGGACTCGTGTAAAAATAAACGGACAAGAAGTTGATGTAGATAGATCAACAGTTGAATGTGATCCATATGAAGTTGTAATGCCAAAAGTTATGGCAACTGTTTACGGATTAAAAGCAGGCGATTCAGTATCTAATATTTTGGATTCTTATGAATCTAAATCTTTCATAGAAAACGAAACACCAACTAATGATATCAATTATTTAGGATTTTTTGGCAAAAGATTAATGGATAACTGGAATGGTATTCTTTCCAAGAATTTGTATGATATATGTCTCAAAAATATTACAGGAGAACATTTTTATATTATTAGCAAAGCTAATGCCAAAAAACTTAAAGGTGTACATGAAATATCTCCACGTACAACTATAGATATAAATGGGAACAGAATCTTGTTGAGTGATAATGGTGCAGAATTATTCCAAATTGGAAATGACGATAACATTATTGTGGATGATTTGTACGGTCAGAAGATTATAGTTACAGATAATCCAGAACTTTATTTGGATAATATCAAATACAGCTATATAACTTTGGGCAACAATGTAGATGATACAAATATAGATCGGTATATTGATCGTTGTTTTTCTGTATATGAATCAGGAACAAATGAATAGCTTAACAATATAATAGATGAATTGAAAGACAGCAGCGAGAGCGCACAAATCAAAGATGTATTCAAAGATTATTTGAAATCTATGTCTAGCAGCTCCTCGAAATTCTTACTGGAAAAGTTCAGAACAGAAGGATTGAGAATGTATGCATCTTTTAAAACAACACTTGATATTGTAGCATCTCGTATTCCTGCATAGTGCCAGCACTCTTTCATGCCCATGCGTGTGGTTGGATTTATAGACAGTGACGTAAATAATGCATTCGTATCTACTGATCAGATTTGGTTACAAGGTTCTGATTATGATATTGATACTGTATCATTAGCTACATATTCTGTTGATAAAGGAGGAAAGCTGTATTTGTGGTCACCGTATGCAAAATATGATACATACGAGGAAATTCAGCAGTCAAGAAGAATTCCTGCTCCATCATCTGTCGAGTATAAGATTCGCGAAAATAACATGTAGTCTTCTAATGATGACACTGAATACTTGGATGGCACAAGTGCAAATGAAGCTCTTACTTATTTCAAATAGTTTGGCGGGTTATTCAAAGCATCTAACAAGAAACATATCTTCTTTGAATTAGACAAGAAAGTCAACACTCCAAGTATTATAGCATTATTGAAGACTGTACCAAAGTTAATAAAACTAAACACTTCAGATACAAAAGATTTGCGTGATACATTAGAATAGTATGGCTTTGTTGATAGTACAAGAGGCATTTCTGATGAAGAGCTAATTAAAAAGTTCAATAATTCATTACTGTATATTTTCAATAAACACAATTTGTATTTGAGAAGGATCAAATCTCCGCATGTACAAAGATAGATTGCAAATAATATCACGATATCATCCATGATAGAAGTATCAAAAGATCCTGCGAATATGATTGAATCAAGAACGCCTATTGATAGTTGTAAGGATGAATGGAATGAAATTGCAGATACATCTAAGAAAAACGATATTGAATACAGACAACCTGGTTCTGTAACATTAAAAGCAAATGGTATTGTTGAGACCCAAGTTGGTAAGGATTGTATTTCTATTGCTGCTGTTGGATTGAAAGCATTGTCTGCTATATAGTACTATTATGATTTAATAATGAATTCAGATCAAGATCCAAGACAAAATTCTCTGTATTTTAATATAACAATAAACGGGAGACATTATGGCCTGCCTTCTGACGTAAGACCAAAATCTCCAAATACACTAAATGCTCAATTGCTGAGAAAATTGCTTGATGCAGGAGTATAGAATGATCCTGCTCTTGCTGTTAGTGCATTATTGAGTTTGTCTGTGGATAATGCCAAGGATTTGAGTTTGAACAAGCTGAATGCAAATCCTGCAACATTAGGTATGTATATCTTTGGTATAACGATTGGAGTTCCAGTTAATACACTTACAAAGATCATAATGGGGCCAGTTGGAGATCTTGCCATATAGGTTTTGCAAGCAAACAGTTTCACGGATCAAACTGATTCTTTCAATACGTTATTTGGTGTGCTTAGTTATTTAGAACAAGGACCATGGAATTATTTGAAACGCAAATACAACTTCATGTCTCAAAATGGAGAGAGAACAAAGAAAACTGTATATCAAGAGTTGTGTCAGTTAGCTGGAGGCGAAGAAATATTGAAAAAAGCTGTAATGTCTAAAAAACAAGATGATACACCTGAGAAAAAAATCGCTTCCTTGAATAAACTAAAAGCTAAATATATAGAAGCACGAAAAGGAGCTGGACGTACAGATTTCAGTGCAAAATTTTGCTATGCTATTGATGAGTTAATCACATACGTGACTCAAGCAGAAGTGATTAATGCACATCAAGAAGAGTTCAAAGATTTCAAAAAACTTTTCGAAGGAGCACAAGAGATGAAAACTCTTGGTCAGATTCTAAGTTTGAACCAAGGTCTTAAAAACGACGAAAATTCGTCAGATAGAATGCTGATTTCTCTTGAGAAAATGCTTGGTGTTGATAATGCTATCGATCTGGAACAGTTTGTTTTCAATAAAGAAGCAAGAGATAAAGCAATCAAAGATTTTGAAAACAAAAAAGTTGCATTCAATTCTCTTGCAATCATTTTCGGGAAAGAGGATGTCTACGGATTCTTGAAGGCATTGACAGTTTCCACTAGAGCAAGTCTAAGATCTGCAAAGTATCGCTTTGGATTGGATAATTACAAAAAAGTAAAGACTCAACTAAAATTATCATCTGTATCTGATGCAGATATAATTAAAGGATTAAGGCAATTCTATGATGATCTTATGCTTGATGAGTTCCTTGTTTCAAAGAACTAGAAGTTCAAGATTCCAAAAGGCGGAACCGTTTTTGATTAGGATGGCAATTCTATATAGACGGAAGGTGATATTGAGTTGGTACTTGGTTCTGATATCAACAATGCATCATTCAGAGCTTGGGTTGAGTAGGATGTTATCCCATATTTGAAAGCACAATTCCCAGAAAATGAGTTTGTTGCAGGTCTTGGTGTTGTATCGTCAAACAAAACAGTTTCACATAATGAAGAGTTGTACTACTCTATTCCGACAATCAATCTCTCTCCAAGAGAAAAAATAGATTATCACATATTTGACAAATATGTCAATGCATACATGAGATTGAGCACTGTTGCGTATGGAGGTATTCCTATACATGATATTTTTGCATATTATAATATAATTGCCTAGCGTAGAAATTTAGGTGAAAATACTTTCACAAAATTGGTTGATGCTTCTAATTCAAGAATAATCTCTGAACTTGAGAAATTCATTGCTGAAGCAGATAAGCATGGCGATCGCTATACTGTTGGGTACAATACAGCTGATATAAAAGTGGAAGATGTTCTTCCTTATGTTGTTCCTATCTTTAGTGCAAAAACAGCAAACAGTGGATATGTTAGAAAGCGTAATCCGCATACTAGAGAATGGACAACATTGAGAAATATGGATGCTTTTTCTAAAAAAGGAAACAATTACTACGATGAAGATGAATACTACGATGTACCATATGATTTCGAATACACGGAAGAAACCAGAAGGGCAAATTGGTATGATTCTAATTTCGAGGAGATAAGGTCCAAAGTTGATACCTAGTACTTCAGAACTGGTTCTTTACAAAAATCAAGTCGTGTAAAATTCACAGGTCCAAATGGCGAAGATCTCATCATTATTTATGCCGCAGATCAAGATAAATATGGTTATCACAAAATCTATGATGTCAGAAATCGTAATGATGTAATGGAATCATCATACACTTTTGGTTATGGCGCTGTAAAGATTACATATGAAAATGGAGAAAAGAAGCTATCGTTTGACAAGAAAAAGATAGATATGAATAAACCAGAAAATAATTCTGAAGATATTAACCTTGAAGAAATAGGTGATAGTAGAAGATTAATTGAACTTGGAAAACGTCCAGACGAAGAAATAGAGCAATAGGAAGATGGCAAAAAACGAAGATACTATCCAAGGATTTCTATACAATTTAATGCAGGAAAATTAAGTTCTTTTGAAATTGAATTTTCTGATGGGGTTCGTAAAATTCCAGCTGAGCAGTTAAAAGGAAGAAATAATCCGATCATAATAAGCAGAAACAAAAAGACAGCAACAATTAGTAGAGATACACTGATTAAAGTAATAAAAGCCCAAGAAAAGAAAAAACAAAATGGTTGTTGAAAATGAATGCATGTATAAATAAAAAAAGTTATGAGTACCGGTCCTTGAGTGAGAGGACCGGTCTCTCTGATTTATTTCTTGAAGCAGAAATAATCGACTATGCTGACAAGCATAATGGCAGATGGCCGACTCCAGCAGAAATAGATGGATCTGATACTACTGAGCATGCTCGTGAATTTTTAGAGCTGCGAGAAAACAATATAACAGAAACATCTAAACTGACAGATAAATTTCAAGTTGATACTGTTGATGAGGCTATTGTATTATTAAACACTCAAGATACATATAATGATTTGGAATTTGATATTTTACCTTTAAATAAAACATCAATTGTTAATATATCACACCGTCCAAGTAAATACAACAACAATTTTGAAGTTAGATACAAGCCTGACGAGGAAGTTAATTCTAAAATTATACTTGATACAGCATTTGGAAAACTTGCAACTTTGTATGGTATACATTTCAAATAGGTATACTTGCATGATTTGCATAATGATCCAATGTTTAAAGATGTGATAGCAGTAGATCCAAATCCAAAAGCATTTATTCTAAATGGGCAAATATATATAAACATGAACAACTATTCTGTTGATTCTCCTATACATGAATTGTCTCACATGCTTATTGGATAGCTAAGGTTTGCGAAGCCTGATCTTTATATACAACTCATATCTTTATCCGAATAGCTTCCTAATTATGAGAAAATGGCGCGCACATATCCTAACAGGTCAAGGAATGATATAAATGAAGAGATTTTTGTGACTGAATACTCTAAATTTATAACTGGCTAGAAATCTGTATTTGATTCTATAGATCCTGATATTGCATATCAAGTTCAATTTTAGGTTAATAGAATGATAGATACAATGCTAGAAGGTTCTTTTGGAATACGAGATCTTAAACTATAGGATATTGGAAAATATTCATTGAAACAAATTGCTGATTTAGTCAATTCTTCAAAAATGACATCAGTGAATTCTTTCCCACTAGAAGATAGTTCTATACATAGAAAATTAAACAACATGAAATCAGCAATGCTTAAATCTGGACAATTAAAGGAGGTGTGTGACTAATGGCTTGTGTATATTATATAAAAGGAAGAATTAATCCTTTCACATCTGAACTTGAACTTGAAGATTTTTTGATGTAGAAAGGTGAGTTGTATGCTAAATACAAAGATCTTGTTTTCAGTATTAGTGAACAGCAAATAAAGGCGGATGAACTGATAAAAAAACATGGTGAAGAGACATACGAATTGCGTAAAAAGATGAATGCGTTCATGCATTCAAGTAGGGCTGAATTCGATGATGATGGAAACCTTCTGAATGGCGAAGTTGCTCCTTATACTGGTGTGAATAAATTTCTAGGTGCTGTTCGAAATATCAATGGAGATCATATGGTTCCTGAATTCAATTCTGATAATTTGTGGAAAAATCTTCGTGAAAAATTCGAAAAAGGTGAATATTCAAAAGATGTTGCTGAATATTTGTTTGGTCCAGGAGATGATGGCACAACTCATAAATTAGCAAAAGGAGATGATGCGACATTCAAAGATTACAGGAAAAGGATAATAAGGAAATGGAAAGAACAAGCGTATACCGGAACTGCTATCCATGAAGTTTTGCAACTATTATTTTAGAAAGTATCTGGAGAGAGCGAAGAATATAAGATAAGGCTGTAGACATTAAGCGCAAATTCAGATGCAGACCGTCGTAGGATATATGGAATGTTAAAACCGGAGAATGCAGAACGCATATCTTTAGATTAGATTTCACAGGTTATTGATATTGCAAAAACATTCTATGATTAGTTGAATAGTTCGTTATAGGGTCCATTGACATTTTACACCGAGATGCCTTTGACTGCTAAATCGTATATTGGCGCATCAAAATGTACACAACAACTCTATGGTATTGCTGACTTGGTAGTTATTGATAAACACGGACAAACGCACATTGTTGATTACAAAACATCTATTCATGCTTTCTCTGATTATTCAAGCGCAAAACAAATTACAGTGTTCCATCAGATTGGTTTATATCAGAGAATGTTGTCCGATTTAGGCTTGCGCATGAAAGATAAGAAGGCTTATGTTTTACCTATTCAGATTGATGGTTTTCATTTAGATGAAACAACAGACAAATTCTCATTTGAAAATTGTAAAACTGAGGGACTGCAAGATATCACTGTATAGTTAACTAATGAAAGGACACAAGCAAACTTGAATGAAATTTTACCATTCAAATATAGAATATCAATACCAGCAGATCAGATTCTAACAAAGGTAAAAGATAGAATGGCAAGATTATTTCCCACATATTCAGATAGAAGAAAGGTTGACGACAAATGGCTAAGAGATAAAATAAACGAAGCTGGTGGATTCACTCCAAATAAAGATGGCAACCTTTCATATACATATGGAGGAGGTTCTGGAAAGACTTTTGTTGTTAAAGCCGGACCTGATGCAGAAGCAACGCTGATGGCTTAGGTTAAGAAATACATTGAAGATGACAGAAACCTTCGAATGATAAAATATGATGCAACTGTTGCAGCATTAAAAGAGGGAATTGGAAATGAAACATCAGAAGTAAAATTCCCAAGTGCATCAGCAAATCATCACGGATTATCTGCAACTTGGTTCAAAGAGCGATTTGCAAAGTATTGTAATAAGCAATGGGAAGTTGTTGATTGCGATGCAGCCGAGTAGTTTGGTGTTATCATGTTGCGTAATGTTATAACAAATGAATTGGATATCAAAAGAATTTCCACACAAAATCTTGACTATGGCTTGTATAATGCAAAGACTTTCTAGGAAGCAGAGGGTAATAAAGGAAAGAATTTTGACATTATGAAAAACCTTTGCGCAGGTATTGGACGAGATGATGTGTATTTTTAGTCTCAAGCTGACTCTCTTATTGCTGAAGCAACAATTGGCAATATTGAAATCATAGAGACAATGCTATTATTGAATGCTCTTGGTGATGTTGGTGATGTAAAAGTTACAGGTATCGAAGTAATGAATCCAGGATCAGCTTAGGGTATAGCATTATCCAATGAAGAGCTTGCGTACAACTGGAAAGCATTGAATGATATTGATCCAATTGAAGTTGATAATTTTAAAAATGGGAATATACAACTTGCATCAAAATATCAGCTTGCATTTAATACTTTTAAGAGTATAATGTAGGAAGGAAAAGCAAGTGGTTTCAAAGGAGGAATTTATCAATTTGCAGGATATACAGATGCGCTCAGTTCTTTTTATGACGCAATTGAAAATCCAGAGCAACAAATTCGAGAACTTGAGAAATTGAGAAAAAGGCTTGAAAATGATTTTGCTGCTGATACAGAAAGTGTAAAAGATTCAAATTTACAAAAGAAACATATGCAGTTGTATAATCAGGTTATTATTGCTTTAGCAGATAAAAGAGGAATCAAATTCAGACAATAGCTCAGGGATCATTCTAAATGGTTAGAAAGTACGAATATATTAACAAAAGGAATATCTGGAACATATACAGATAACCCTGGAAATCTATCAAGTGAAACTCTAAATACTATTACTAAAATGGTCACACAAGCATATCAGCTAACTCGAGATGATATGCAACGTAAGATGATCAAGATAAGCAAACTTGTTGAAAATCTTAAAAAGGCAAAGGGATTTGGAAGTTTACAAACTCACACGTTAGGAAACCAAACAGATCTATACGCAAATATGACGCAACATACTCCAGACGGAGATTTTATTTTTGTTGATCCTAGCACATTAGATACTTAGGAAGAGCGCGATTTTCTTGAATTTGTATTGAATGAGATAAATCACAACAGGTATAGTAATTATACAGAATCTGAACTTCAAAAGATGAGAGATGAACATGATATTCGATATTTTCGTGTTCCACTTGAAGTTGCATCAGAAAGTTCAAAACATTCTCAAAAGGGCTTATTGTCTAATATCAAAGAAATATTCAGGTATTTAAATCCTAAGTATGCATGGGAATAGGCGAGAATGAAAGCTGAAGGTGTATTTGAAGCTAGTAAAGACTTAAAACAGCAATAGGCAAATGAAAATTTCTACCAGATGATCAACCGATTTAACGTTGCTAATGACGAAAGTCCTGATAGAATTAAACGAATCGCTGATATGGGTGGCATTGCTAACATAGAGCATAACCTTGAGACATTGGTAATAAAACATGATCTTGCATATTCTATGAAAGAAAATATGGATAGTGTTTTCCCAATGATTAAAGCAGCAATGATTCATTTAACAATGTCTGCTGCATTACAAAATGATCCTTCTGGTTTTAAAAATGATAGGCAGTACCTGAAAGAGTATGTGATGAATAAAATTTTCAACCAGTCTATTATTGACCCAAGATATCAGGGTGTGGCTTAGAAATTGACTTCATTGCGTTATGCTGCATCTCTAGCTACTTTAGCGTTATCTCCGGTGTAGTTTTTCTATCAGATGTTGCAGGGATTATTCACAGATATTCGTTTGTTTATTACATAGCCAGATGGAAATCAATCATTCACATTTCATAATATGACTAAAGCTGCAAAATTAGTATATGCAGATATGTTTAGAGATTCATCTCATCCAACATTATTCATGAAAATCAATGAATTATATGGATTGAATGATATGGATATGAACACATATGGCGACAAGATTAAATCAGACAGATTTGGAATTCATAACTTTACAAACTTCTTGATGAAGTTTTCTTCTCGTCCTGATTACTATAATCGTTGTGTTATCTTTGGGTCATAGATGGAAGCAGACGGATGTTTGGATGCTCACAAATTAGTTGACGGCGTATTGAAATATAATTTCAAAGCAGATAAGCGATTCACTTTGTTAGTAAATGGACATACATCGGATCCAATGTACAAACACCAAAAAGCGCTGTATGACGTAATGGCTGAGTAGTTTGAACTTGAAGGAGTTAAAGATGAAAATGGAAACCCATGGATACGTGAGCCAGGAAAATTCAAACCACTACCTAGAGCTTATACAAATAAACAAGCAGAGAGCATGAAATCTTTAGCGGATAATATCTATGGATATTATTCCCATGAAAAAAAATCATTGATATAGTCAACTCTTATTGGCTCAATGTGGATGCAATTCAGGACGTATTGGTCTGGTAAGAAAAACCTATTCCTTGCTCCTGGTGGCGTTACTTTGCAAGGACACTATAAATAGATAGAAAAACCAGAGACAGGCGAAAAGTTATACTATCAAGTTGATAAAGATAACAATGTGCGCCGTGATCTTGAACCAGTAACAGAAGACACGGGATATCCTGTATACAAATGGGTAGGAGATTGGAGAGAAGGAGTAATGCTTCAGTTATCTACAATGGCAAAATCAATGTATGACACAGGATCTATTCAAGAAGGTTTTTCTTCAATGTGGTATAATTCCAACAAGGATGTACGCGAGCGTTTTAGATCTAACATCAAACAGATTACAACAGATTTGATGATGTGGATATTATTTGGAACTATTATCTCAGGATTTCTTAGAGAATGGTTGAAAGATGCCATGAATGAAAACAAAAAATCTGATGATTTTATGGCAGGACTTGGTTTGTCTGCAGCTAATATTGCAATTGCTTCATTAAGGAATGCGTCTTTTGATTTTAATTTCATGGATTCAATTGGTGCACCAATCACAAACTGGACACCATTTGCATTTGAATGGACTGGGAAACAGGTATCTAATTGGTTAAAAATTGCAACTGGTGATGAAGATTTCTGGGATGGATGTATCAATACATTCTCTGCATCTCGACAATTCAAGCCAGCATTTGACGCTATCAAACCAGATATTTTTAGAAACGAAAGAGAAAAGTAAAAAAAAAAGGACAAATAGGATATTCTCCTACTTGTCCTTTTCTTATTTATAATCATATAAAAAATTCCTACGAATTATTCTTTTCTATATCTTACCACCACTTTCATACAATCCAATCATACTTCTCAATTTATCAAGGAATCTCTCAAAAATATTTCTGTTTTCAAGAGGTTCTGATATCTGTGTGACATATGATCCAGTTGTTGGAATTCCATTTTTCCCAGAATATTGCATAGTAGAAAATGGCTCTCTCTTCACATGTCCGCCTTCATTATGTGTCACATACCATTTGCTAGCTCCATGTCCACCTTGTGTTCCTGGATCATATGACAATATACCTGTATGTGTGCCATACGTCCTTCTTCGGCTTTCATCATATGCTCGCTTTTTAAATGTGCTTGAAGGGTGAAACATGTTCACAGTATAGACTTTGTTGGTATCTAAGTCTTGAGTATTTAGATTGTCATATATATACTTGGCAGCTTGTGCATTCATTTTGTTGTATTCTGCCTCATTGAATGGCTTGTCATTTGAGCCGTCTGTTTCTTTATATCCATTGATAACGTCTTTTGTCCCGGATAGATTCCAAGCATTGCCGTAGACTTTAAAACCGGCATCTCTAAATTCACCATTTGAAAACTATGCACACTGTTTAGTATTACACCTTGAGCTTGGGCCTCTTGACGCCATGCTCATTCTTACTTTCTTTGCTTTATCTCCCATGATTTTTTAATATTTTAGACAATAATAATATTTTAAAAAAAAAGGGGGTGATGAATACCTGGATTTTTCCAGATACTCACCACCCCCTTGTGTTCTATTTACGTGTTTTTATTACTTCGGACTTTACAAGTGTTGAATAATTCAAAGCGTCTATCGCTGCGTCTAATGTATAATATATTCCAGTATCAAATTCATCAAATTCCTCAATCCACCATGGGATAGGTATGAATCCAAAAATTCGATTTGTTTGTATTACATACTCAGATCTTCCGTCTGCGTATGTATGTTTCACTATTCTTTTTGCCATAAACTACAAAAACAATTTAGCAATGTCTGTAAAATAAGACTCCCAATCATCAATTGAAAATGAAAGCATATCAGATCCAGTATATCCGCATAAATCTACGAATTGATCAAATCCATTTTTGCCTATTAATGAGCTTGTTATACTATTTGTTCTTACTCTACGCCATGCTGTGAAAAAAGAATTCGATCCAGCAGTCGTTGTTATCAAGGCCAATTCTTTTTAATATAGTGTTTGCTTCATCATATAATTTTTGTGCATGCTCTATATCCTGGTCTATAATAATTAGAGATCCGCTTTTTATTTTATTTGTTTGATTTTTACCAAATAACAAAGCACAGGCATAACAATAATAAAGTTTATTTTTCCTTTTACTGTTATTTTGCGTAGGCGTTCATTCTTAGAACAAAATTCCTCAAGTTTTGGTATACTATCAGTGCTGTCTATTTTCTTTTACATGTCCAAAAAATCTTGTAGTTTCCATGTCCTTTGATTTTGGTTCATGCGGATTATGTTATTCAATACATCTTGACCGAATTGCTTAAATTCAACTTTAATAGGTTCGTCGAAATTGATTTTTTTTGTTATCCCAAAGAAGTCTGTAAGCTGTGAGTTTATGCTGTCTATCTATGACAGTTTTTGTGTTTTCGCCAACAATAATTGCAGGAAAATATTTTCCATCTCCTTTTTTTAGATCATTGGCAAGTTTCGTGACGTGTGATTTGTTTATAGTTCTATTCCCATTTAAAAATTTAATATTTTCTGCTTCTTCTTTATTTAACAAAAAATACCTACATGTTTCAATATCGTCTTTTGATTAATTAAACAATCCCGTTTTCTACCAGACAAAGTCTAATAAGGATTATAAAAAATAAACACCAAAGAAAAATCAATGTATATTCTGCAATCTTGCTCTTTATTATTTTATTCTATATGATAATCTGTGTATAAAATTACGTATTTCTTATCGCTAAATAATCCCTCAACAAGTTTAACTCTCGGAAAATGTCCTTCCATAGACTCCCTGATTTCCGCTTCTTTTTCCTCGGAGATTCCAGGCTGTACTTTCTCAGTTCCAGGTTCGCACTCTTCCATTTCGAGCGTTTCTTTCCAATCGTCATCATCCATCCATTCTTCCCTTTCTACGATGTATGTTTGATCAGGGAATACATCGTGCAAATGCTCTATCAAATCAGTCGCTGACTCTGCACCTATCAGGTGCTCTTCTGTCTCGAATGGCTGAAATGACATATCAAGACTAAATACTTGGTACATTTTCTTTTCCATCTTTCGCTTTTATTATGTAAGTAATTTCAAAAATTAAAGTGTGAATAGCTGCAATTGCCAGGTTGATTAATAAGAGGCAAATTCCCAATTCCTCAAATCCCCATCCAGCTAAAATGCACATCAACCCAAAGACAAAAATGAAACACTGAATGCTTCCGACAAGTTTCGCGTTTACTTTAAAAAACGCGATCCCTGTCATACTGGAAACAAAACACATGAGCAATATCTTAATCTCTCTTATTATTGTTTTCATATATTAGCAGAAAAATTCCTCTTTTATTTTCTTCAATGTCTCACCTTTGACGTAAAACACAAATCCGAAAAATGCGAGTGATGAAAGAATATTTGCAGCACCAAAAAGCCCTGCAAGAACAAAAGCTAAAACATAACCAGTAGATGTGCCTACAATCAAAAAGATCATAGCAATCAAAAGGCTAATCGCTTGCGATATTGCCAGAATATCTATTCCAAGAATAGACCATCCCACACCGAACATATTAAACACGAACAGAATAAGCCAGCCAAACGCTTCTTTTATTTTTTCTACCATAGTTTATTTTTCATTTTAAATATTAACCACTTTGTGTTTACCATGAACAGAACCAAACCAAACAGTAAGCAGCTTATCGCTTTGGCTCCAGCTAACAGTGAAACTATCGCTCCAGTTGAGAGTACTATATTAGCCACATTTTCCAGCTTTTCTTTCTTTGTCATACTCTGCTATTTGCTTTTCTATTTTCTCTTTTACCACAGCCCAACTAACCGGTCGGTAGTCGTTATTGTCAACTCCCACATCATACTGTGTAGGGAAAAGATATTTCAATCTGTCCCTATCACATCCTGTGTTGTTTTCTCTTGTATGTACATGCCCGAACAATTGCCACATATGCGGGTTATACTGTCCAGGAAAACAGAGGAACGGGTAGTGATTCAGTATGATTTTGATGCCATCAATCATGATACTTTGCTGCTCTGTTATTGACTCAAACGCATCCCTTATAGTTGCCGGGTTTATTTTTGGGATATCATGATTGCCAAGTATCAGGTGAATCTTACCGTTTAGGTACTCCCTTATGTGTAGTATTCGCTGCGTACCTTTCATTGAGAAATCGCCGAGATGGAACACTGTATCACCTGGTCCGACTGTAACATTCCAATTTTCGATAAGCTTAGCGTTCATATCCCCGACACATGTAAACGGGCGGTTACATAGCCCGATAATAGCCTCGTGATCAAAATGGGTATCTGAGGTGAAAAACACCTCAGACCCATTGAATACTTTAAGTTTCATTGACTTTTCTTTTTATTGCTCTAACTTGTACACCTAACAAACGGAGACCAGATCCGGAAATTGTCATTTCTCCGTTTCCTCCATCAACAACCGCCACGTAGGCTTTCATCGGGTTAGGTGTCAAATCAGCCGTCATATAGATCCCACCTTCTCCTGGGCACTCTACCTTTCCGTTAGCGCACCATCCGGGAACTGGGAAATATATTTCCGCATTGTTTATTTTACTCTTCAGTTTAACGCATTTATAATTGTTAAATGTCGCAATACTGGACTCTGTATTTTCTATTAACTCCTGGAAATCATCTTTTCCTGGAATTGAGAACTCGGGACCTAATAGCTGCGTTGCTATATCATCCTCTGGTTCTAATTTTTCAAGATGATCGTCCAGATTATATTTTGTTATGATGTTATTTTCTGCGAGCCTATAGTCATGGCCATCATTGGAAAACATAGTAAACTCTTCGACTTCTTTATCGCTATGAAGTTCAAGACATCCCCATGCTGCCCATTTACCATTCTCTCCTATCTTCTTAGCTCCCAGGTTTATTTCACACCATAGATTGCCAGAAGGTAAACCCAAATCAATTGATTCCATTTTTTCTTATTTCCATTACTGTCATTATGCAATAGTTGGCAAGATCGAGGAGGGTATCTTGTACTGATTCATCCTTTACTTCTTGCTCCTTATGAAGAATAAGACTTTCGAGTCTGTTAAACTTGTCGCTTATTCTTGTAAGTGCAGAGACGAGGCCGTATTTTTCTACTGCTCTAGAAAAAGAGTTCCCGTAATCTGCGTTCTTCTTCCTGTATATGCTTGTGAGTTCACCGCATATTCCAGCGTGATCAACTAAGTTATCCATATTTTCTTTTGGCTCCCTATTCATAGTACCATCTGTATCTGGTTTGATCATAGTATCACATCCTGTTTCTGTTGCTGAATTAAAAGTTCCAACATCTTCTGTTTTCACTTCTTGTTCAAAAGGTTTGTTTGAAATATGACTGTGAATTTGGTTTAGCTCTTCTCTAGCTTTATCAATATCATGGTCACTATATCCGTAATATGTTTTCAAAACTTCTCTATCAAAATCCGAGTGCCGATCACCATAAAGAGTATCGCATATTTTGTCAAGCATTTGTTTTGTTCTTGTTTCTGTATCAGACTTTGGCTTCACAGGTTCAGGATTGGCCGCATGCTTTGCTTTCTCACGTTCAGCTAATCTATTCATACATTGAATGACTCTTTCGCAACTTTCCATATATATCTGAGTCATTTTTGCATCATTACCAGTTGGGTCAAAATAAGCTCTAGCTTCTGCATCAGTAACTCTAGAACCTAGGTTTTTCTGTTCAAAACTCCAAACGCCGCTGTTTACTAATGGATCACAAAAAAAATGCATTCTCATATTTCAAAAATTAAAGGTTTAAAAGTCAGCTCATGGTTCTCATCCATAAGGCAGACATTGTAGATATCGGTATCTTGTAGCTTTTCCTTGAAATGTGTTGCCGAGTGATATTTTCCATGTATTACCACCTCGGGCTCCATTCTCTGGATGTATCTTCTCAACGCTTGACTTCCATGATGTACTCCTTGATATCCTGCGGCTTCCGTCTGATTATTCGTATCACTGAAGCCATACGGTGCCTCATGACTCAGGACTATATCAACAAACTCGTTATTTTTCATATAGATCTTGTTAAGTTCTCTATCTGTTTTGCTGAACGAGTGGTTGCCGTTGTTGAGGTTATACTCGGTACCATATACCGATAACTCGCGACCTTCTTTTCTGAAAATCTTGATCTCATTATGTAAAAATTGAACTTTCATCTTGTTGCTGTGGAATGTCTCCCACAACATAGGATAGAAATTTTCGAGTGCATGATCATGCGATCCAAGGATAAAAAACACCTTCTGTGCCGATACGTAGCTCTTACACCATCTATAGAATTCGCGAGTGTACCAAGAGATCGCGATATCTGTGTTGTAATCCGTATATTCCGGTGCTATGTCTCCTGCTATAAGTACGAGGTCGACAGGATGATCTCTAAGGTCTGGCAGCATGCCATGCATGTCGCTTAGTGCCATGACTTTTATTTTCGTCATACTTTGTAATGTTTAAATGCAAACCTCTCACGTGTTGCGAGATAGTCAGCTTGTCTTTCGTTAGCGTACGCTTCAGCCTCGAATGGGATTTTTCGATATGCATTTTTTGCATCTCCTGTCTTAGCTAAAAGAAAGAGATAATAGAAAAGATACATAAGATAGAACCCTATAAACCACAACTCTTTCATTTGTGCGGTATGGATTGATTCGTGATTTATTACAATATTCTTGACTTCTGCGTGCTCATTCATATCGTCTTCGTACTCCTTACGGACAAACAAAACGCCGAATAGATTGATCGCCATGAATCCCTTAAACGGGATGAATCGGTTATAGATTATTTTCATTTTGTTAAGCTTTTAATATATGACAAAATATCTAGCGGATGGTTTAATCTTATAGTGTTATCTTTAATAATTTATTGTTCTTTATATAAGAATTTTTATCCTGTTAGTTTTATATTTCTTTTAGTGGCACAAACAAATCATATCCATCATCGTCTTGGAAATGATTGATATTTTCATCATATACATCTCCAAATTTATGCCTTTTATATGTGAACTTTTCTCCATCCCATTCTGCTTCGCTTGCATTCCTACAAGCACCTTCATACCGTTTTCCTGTAATCAATTTTTCCTTTGGTATTGCTCCGCATCTTATCAGATTTGGAACAATACAATTGTTGTATATCTCACTTTCTACAATTGGAATATTCGGAATATTATCAATTGTTTTGAATGGTTTGAGTCCTTCAAAAAACTCTATTATTTCTTTTTCTTTTTTCATGGTAAAATATAATTAAATGATAGATGCTTCAAGTGCACCGTTATAGGTACACAAGAAGCATCTATCAAATCATAAAATCTCCCTCATTATATGATACACAATCGAGCCAAACAATATGATAATTGAAATAGACATGCATAAAAGCAGCGTGTTTGTTACGAGCATTTTAATCCTTGAAGCCAAACTCTGATTGAGTATAGTTTCCTTAGCGTCTGCCATACCGTCAGAATATCCACGCAAATAATCTTTTGACTGTTCCATGTTTATTTGTTATAAAGTTTATTAAATTCTTCATCTGTCATAGTTGCTATCTTAACAAAATCCAGAAGTGCACAAACCGCAAGTGCAGCAAATCCGACAAGTCCTATAACTATAAATGACAACGGAATTGATATCAAAAATATTATGAATTTAATAATTCCTGCTTTATTTTCATTGAGATAGAAATTGTGAAATCCCATAACTCCACAAAACCAGGCTAACAGAAGTGCAACAATTCTTGTTTTCATTTTTTTACAAATTTATGGGCTCATCGTCCCAAGTTAAGCTTTTAATTTTTTCACTGAAATATTCCTCATTTTTGGGGAATACCATTTTTGAACCTATCCATTCTTTAGGTTCTAGGGGCTTTGCTTCATCGATAACCCAGCACTCTCTCATGCCGTAAGGTGTATCTTTCAGCTCTTGTTTTGATTTATAGATTTGGTGTCTTTTGAGGTCTAATCCTATCACAAGACGCCCCGACTTGTCCCTTGCTATCTGTACCATGTGATCCAATTATTAGTTCAGAATGTGGTAAATTCTCGATCATCTCACATATAGCCCCCCAGTCTTCTTTCAGCTTATGGTGCTTACGCTGGAAATAGATAGTTTGGAGTTGCTTATAGTTTGTAGATACACGCATAAATAATTCAAGCCCAAGAGGACAATTGCTCACCATTTCCATAAACAGACGGTAAGCTTCATCTCGCCACAATTCCCATAGGTCAGGATTATTTGGCTCGTTCTTCATCGTTATATTATATGCGTCGATATTCTTTTGTTCAATCCTTATAATCTCTGGGTCAACGTATTTGTTGCAACATTTCGAAAGGTCCATTTTGCACAACCTGTGCATCTTGGAAGAACTGCTGACGATATCAAAGAAATGATAGCGTTGCATCTCTGGGGTCAGGTATTGCGGATATGTTATATCAAATGACACACGGATCCCTACAAGATAGTTGCTATGACAACTGATGCCTGTTTTTATCCCACTATCTGTAAGCTTTACCGCCCTTTCGAGCGACTTATTGAATTCTTCCTCTGTGTACTCAGGAGGCGTAAGTCTCATAGCGTTTCGCGCTGCTATCACGCTCTCCTCCAAATCGTAAACCTTAACGTTAGAAATTGTTGTCATCAGAATAAAGTAAGTTGTGAACTAACTACTGAATCTTTTATTTTATTTGCTTCGGAAATATAGAAACTGTAATCTATCATAGGCTTTTCTCCCCAATTTAAATTAAAGAGAGCGCAAGATTTCCCAGGATGAACTAACGTCTGTGTTCCAGATTCTGACACTCTGAGAATAGAACCAGGCCCTGACTTCGTGATGTAATACCTCGCAAACTCTCCTAGATTCTTTGTTTCTATTTGTGCGTGCTGTATTGTCCTATATAGAACAGAGCCACCAGTTAAAGGTTTAATCTTCAAACAAAAATCATAGATATCAGGATTGTTTTTTATCGATTCCTCGATTGGTACACCATAGACAAAAAACTCCTTCAGAGCCTTTGGAATGGCACGTTTTGAGGTATCCCCGTAATAATCAGGGGAAGTATCAAAACATCCCCTGAGTTTCACGTGTTCATTCTCTCGTGTGCTTCCTGGATAGATTGCAATATAGTTATTGACATCCTTAACTATCAACCGCTCGTATTCTTCAACACTTATAAGAAAGCCAAACTTCCCGTATATCTTATCATTCAATCTAAGTGTCAGCTCTTGTTTATCCCTTGGAATCTTACAACATATACCGTCTGTATTTACGGATATAAATTCTATATTTGGGCATATAGTCGCCAGCATCTCACACCACATAGCAGTGAACACTTGCCCTGCTATCGTTGTTTTGTATGTGTACAATGGATCATACAGAAATGATTTTGGTTCATTACTGTTTCCATATATAGCATTCAAAACGAGTTTAAGAAGTCCGATCTTTGCTTTGTCCGGGTTCTCTTTCTTTGCCTCTTCAAGTTTCAGATCTAGAAACTTAGAGTAGAGCTTGGTAAAAACTGGGCCAAGATGTTCAGGGTAGAGTTCAAGAAGTCTGCCAAGCGAAGGATACAGGGATTGCACGTCATAGTCCATAATCACGAAATCATTATCTGATTCATAGATTCCAGGTTTGGCTACTGAGTGCAAACCTCCTAGTGTAAAAACAAACTGAGTATCATGAAAAACTGCGGGAATCTTTACGTCGTTCTCTGTGTCCGATTTTATCACTATCTTTTTCCATGTATCCAATACATTGGTAAACTCCGGTGTCTTTACATTACAGAACCAAGGAATACAGGACCCAAGGTTTATTGTATCCCTTGCCGTCTTCATCTCTCGTATCTCAGCAATAGGTAAGCCTACAGCTTTTGAATACAAAACCAGAATCATCTTTTTTCCAAGTACAGCATCGGCAGTATTCAGACACTGCACACCATACTCTTTTCTTAGCTCTTCACGGAACGCGATTTTGTTGATCCCTTTATATATAGGATAATCATCTCGTCCGATAGTGGTAAGAAAGAACCGATGGATAGCTTCGACGTTATTTTTGCTGTATGCATCCACTGGTTCCTTATCCGCTATAAAAGAGTCGTAGCTATATGGCAGCGTGTAGATCTTCGACATTCTGCAGCTAAACTTTATATCATTCAGTGTTGCGCGCCTGTTCTTGTTATACAAGTGCCACATGCGGAATAAATCGATCTGTCTAACTGTAAACCGAAACTCTGGGATTGTCTCAATAGTCCCGTCTTTCATTCCTGCGATCCTTAGCATCATCTGCCCGCAGATACTGGTTCCATTGCTTCCTTGAAACATCTTCCGACAGTTGAGCATATTTTGCAAAATCTGCCAATCGTGGTAAATATTGTCAAACCCTACCATTAAAAGCCCGCTCTCCAAATGCTCCATGAGAACCTCGTATTCGTTAATCCCTTCTCCTATCCTATAGATAAACCACTCGTCAGTCTTTGGTCTATATCCAGTAAAAACAATGTAGTTTGGATAAGCTTGAAGATCATAAATTTCCAACGTCATAATCCATCACGTCTTATTTTTTCTTTGAATTCTGCCAATACTTTTGCTTTTATTTGTCTCACTCTCTCAGGTGTTATACTGATGAGCTTAGCGATTTTAGAAACAGGTAATGCCTGACAATCAAAGCCGAACGAATATTTGATGACCATCCTTTCACGCCAAGGCAAATCAGCCATCATGTCGCGTATGGCTTCACTTGTTCCCTGGTCATCCATATCGTCTTCAAAAGTCGCATCATCCGCAACTAGCGTCTCGCCTATCTCTCTTTTATCATGTTCATCACTTCCTGCTGTATCACTTAGAGAAGCAAAAGACACAAAACACATCATAGCCCTGTTGTATTCAGAGGGTGTAATCTTCGCGTGTTCCATCACGTACTCTTGGTCTGGTTCTGTGCCGTGTTGTGCGAAGTATTCGTTCACGACACGTTTGATTTTGCTGAACGCATGCCTTACAACATTCGGAGCTATGACAGGCTTAACGTCTTCACTTAAACCGTTAATGATAGCCTGCTTGATCCACCACCCAGCGTAGCTTAGAAATTTAACGTTGTAGTCTTTGTTGTAATACTCGACAGATTTACAAAGGCCAAGATTTCCTAGGGAGATAAGGTCCATAAGTTCCAAACCGTTCCCTTGGTAAATCTTGGCTATACTAACAACAAATCTCAGATTCGCATTTATAAACCTCTCTTTTGCTTCTGGATCAGGCAATCGAGCGATTAGTTCCTTCTCCTCTTCCGGAGTCATTACTGGTATCCTGCGTATATCCAGAAAATACCTTCTCAGCTGATCATCAACATTTGTGTACAGCTGTTTGATTACGATTTTTCTCACACATTATTCATTCACAGTCTAAATTCATCGCATCTTGTTTTTGTAATAATCTGACAAGTTTGACTGCCTCCTCGTAGCTTGTACTTGATTTCAAAGCACTCTCTGCCCTAGACTTAGAGCAGAGAGTAGCAGCTACTAAACGATCTATGATGTTCATGATTTATTGTCTGTAGATCCAAAACCTCCAACACCTCGTTCTGTATCTGTGAGTTTATCAACCTCACGCCATATAATACGAGGATATGGCAAGATCATGATTTGAGCCACACCTTTACCGTTAAGTTCAAAAGGTGGCTTTTTGTTATTTGGGTCTCTGTTTTTATAACAGGCGACAACCTCCCCGCGGTAGTCCATCGTTGCGGGGTTGTTAATACTTAGCGTTTCTTTATTCGCTAATTTCTACACCTTCAGATTATACGTGCAGATCAGACTATATCTTCACGGTTTAATTCGTGCGGGATACTCGTGTCTCTATTATATTCTGATTGCTCAGTTTCAAGAGTTAGTCGTTGGACCCTCGTCATCTGTTAACTTGACGACCGGCTGAGGATTGCCTCTTTCTAGGTTTCCCCCCATTTCTTCCCGTTTAACGATACCAACTATACGTCCTGTTTTCTCATCCCTGAGAATTTCTTTTTGCAAATTGTGTAAAGTTGTATGTTCTGATTTTGTACATACTTGCAAATTCTCAATACGATTGTCTGTTTTGTTTCCGTTAATATGATGGACAGAATATTCTTGTTTTAAATATTTCTTTCCATCAATTATGATGAAAAACTCACTTGGAAAATTATCAGCGTTTTCTTCTATTACTAATCGATACTGATATACGCGCGTTGTTTGATTGGATTTGTCATGAGGGAATGGGTGATCTTTTACATATGTCAAAATATATCCATAATTTGTTATGATTTCTGATTTTTTAAATGATGCATTTAAATCACCTGTCAAACCATATTGATGATTTCCTGATCCACTCATTATCCTAGATGCCAAAGCACAACGACAAGATTGCGAACATGTAGGCCCAAACTTTATTTTTGCTAATGCTGATGGTTTGATATAAAGTTTTCGACCACAAATTGCACATTCTGTGTTTGGTTCTTTTGTAAATTTCAACTATTGCTCATAGCAATGATAAGAACAACAACCGTAGACATTCTTTTTTATTTCTCCTTTACACCATTTACATTCCATTTTTTTCAATTAATTAAAGACGTAATTTTTCTAGCATCCACTATACCTGGTGTGTTCGGCATATATGCGTCGCTCTTTCTGCTACTACTTCGCGGCTGTATCGACATGAAAAATCCCACCGGAATCTCAAAGCTTAAACCAGAATGATAAACCCAACAGTCGATGTCTTCCTTATATTCTACACTCACAGGTACCAAGTCCATACATGCAGCTCCTGCTGTTTCATACTTTGGCAATACTGCACGCTCGTCTAACTTCTTGATGTTTACTTCTAACTCCATGATTCGCTGTTTAAAAAATTCATCATTGTAATTTCTGGGTATTCCTTCATAAAATCCCGTCCTTCTGTATTTCTCAAACTCGATATTCCTAAGCATCTTAGATATGGGCTTCTGGTGTTCTTCCCTATAGTAGACTCTCTTGATACTCTTATCTGGATTGTATACAACCGCAAATGGTGTTTTCTTCGCAGCTGTCAGGCTCTTCAATTTTGCCATCTTGGGAATACCTCGAAGACTTCCGCCGTCTATTATTTCATAGTGTACGACTTCATCATCAACAAGACGAGACATCTCGTCATCAGTGATCTCTTTCGGATCAGCAAATACGACATCGATTTTTACCATAGATTATTCATAAATAAAAACATCACCAGACGCACGAGACAATGCCACATACTCCAGCTGTCTCAACTCGTCTCTTATCTTCTGCTTTCTTATATCTCTCAGATCTACAAAGGTTTTGGAGATAGACGACCCCTGAGATTTATGGACTGTTATAGCATAGCCATAATCGAGCCCTTTTTTCATAACCATACGACCTTCGTAATAAAGATCGAGTGGCAAAACAAACGTTTCAGTAAGTCTAAAATACATACTCCAAAACATAGACTTCCTTTTTCCCGTAGAGTTTAAAGCTTTCACACGGATTCCTTCAACTTCTGCTGCTAACATATCGAATTTTTCCTCGTCGTTGTTTTTATCCATCATGTATACAACATCAGAAAATCCAGATAGCGGATCCTTTAATGTCAACATGTGAACAAGGAATGTTTCTCTAAGATCTTTAACATAAGCCTCAGTTGTTACAGGTTCCTCAGCGATGATATAATCCATGCTGTTGAAAAACTTAGTTCTCTTTCCGCTGAAATTACTGTAGGCTGTCAATATTTCACCTTTGTAATATGGAGCTTTTCCAAAAACGAGCTGATGCATCACGCGGTTATACTCTGCAACTCTGTTGTTGGTATAAGCCAACGCTTTTGCGTACAGCACATCTTGGCGTTCTATTCCTTCCTTAAAACACCGCACCATCTGGTTGGCGTATTCTTTGATATCGTCGTATACATACAGGCTACCATGCTCTGATTCCTTCGTCTCAATGTCGCCTATCACGTCATTTCTCAATTCAAGAAGCAAAGGGGCTATGGCTGACCCGTCTTTTTGTCTGTAGATTTTAGTAAGCTCGAATCTGTTTTTCAGTTTGAAGACCTTTGAATAGTTGCGACCTTCCACAGGCTGCAACTGCTTGATATCTCCGCAGAATATTACCTTTGTGTTAAGTTCCGAGCATTTCTCAATAAGGATATCGTACAGGTCGTCATTTATCATAGATGCTTCATCACAGATAACAACGCCCTTAATCGGTATAAATTCTGAGCTTTTACTCTGGAACTCTAACTGGTTAAGGTCGAGCTTCAAAATCTCAAGGTTTGGAGATAAAGCTAACAAGTAGTGTAGAGTATCAGCACGTTCTCCAGTGTATGCTCGCATCACGAGCGCGGCTTTATGTGTAGGGGCAACCAGACAATACTGCTTCTTCATACTTCTCACAAGTTTTATAATCTGCTTGACCATAAAGGACTTGCCAGTTCCTGCGCTGCCATACAAACAAAAAGCAAAATCATCACCGAGTAGAAACTCACGGATTTCTTCCAATGCTTGCGCTTGCTGTTCTCCTAGTTTTACTTTTTCCATGAAAAAGAATTTCTAGTTTATAATTATGTCATCTTTTGTTTTGACTATTTAAATCATTAAAGGTTTAAAGTTTTAAATTACATTTTCTAGTTTCTAATCTCGCGATCTTTTTAACTACATCATCAGATGTTCCTATTATAAATTTACGACTTCTGTATTGATGCTTGAAATACTCGAGTCTCGTTTCTCCGTAATATCTGCTATATGTTTTTGTTTTCTTTATATAAAAAGAACCGTCAAGGAGAAATATAAACTTTACGTTTCTCTCTCTGTTGTGCTGTGCTCGTTCTGCAAAATGTAGCAAGTCGTCCATTTGCGCCTCATTGTAGCAACTGGTATATTTTGCATATACATAATACAGATAGGATCCGGAAAACTGAAAGTCTATTGTATGTGTACTTGGGCGTGATCCGCTCACAATACCGCCATCATCATCTACCGAGTAGCCGGTAGTGTTTAGCCTTGTGAACTTCATATCAAAATCATCCAGGTTTTCACGGATAAAATCAAACTGTGCGAGTTCTGCCTCGTTCTGCTGAAGTGGACGCTTGATGTATGACGTACAAGTGAAGGCGTCCTTTTGTGATATACGAGTCAAAACTTCGGCTATATATTCCTCCTCTGTCTTGCTGTTTAAAAGCAAACTATCACGCTTATATCTACTAGATGCTAATTTCTTAACACGTGCATTATCTAATCCTAACACCAGATCTTCATAGTTCATTAACACGTGACTTGCTAAACGGTTCTCTATATACTCCTGGAATGTCATATTGTTTGTTTCTGTATGTTCTCATAATCTTCTGATCTTTTAAATGGTTAATCTTTAAAATAGAAACGGGCACCCGTTATAGGCGCCCGCTGTTAGTTATCACTCCGCGTAATCACTCACGAGAATGATTCGATTTTCATTTTTCGTTTTCTGCCAGTCGATGATTCGCTGGTTCTTACTACCTTTGAAAATAAGGTCCTGATTATACAAACCTTTTTCAAATTTTCCGTCTACTACTACGTCTGCTTTATCTATCGCCTGTTTCTGACCTTCGTTAAAGCCTTCGTAACTGTAGCCTGTATAAATCCAGACTGTCTTGCCTGGAATCGCCTTGACTATATCGCATAGTACAGCGACAGTTTGCAGGTTCTCTTCGCACAACGGCTCCCCTCCAAGAATAGACAAGCCTTTGATATATGGCCTGTTTACCAAAGAGCGGATAGTGTCAAGTGTTTCATCGTTCACTTCTCGGCCTCCGTTAAAATCCCAAAGCTCAGAGTTGAAACACCCGGAGCAGTGAATAGGACAGCCTTGGAGGAAAATGGAAACACGACAACCTGGACCGTTTGAAATATCAAGATCTCTGATTTGGTTATACCTGTTCATATGTTCTATTGTCTAAATGTACAAAACGGTTTCTGATATCTCCAGATCTACCTTTATTTACATCGCCGACTTGGATATATCCACAAATTCGGCGAGGATGGTATAGCTTGGATGAGTCGGTACACCCGCATACAGGGCAGAACCAATTTCCGTCATCATCGAGCTGCTGCTCTTCTGTAGATCCGCAAGCTTCACAGAAATCATTTTTCCCGTTTATCTCAGCATAGAGGCAGTGGTCATTTATAGCCTTCATGACATCGATAATAGCGTCAGGGTTCTTTCGCATGTTGGCGCTTTCTATGTAATTCACATTACCGCCTGTACTGTATACCTGAAGCTTTCCTTCAATCTCTAATTTCTTAAATGGATCGATGTTTTCAAAGACTGGGATATGAATGCTGTTCGTTATGTATTCACGATCATATCCGAACTTCTTCAAAGACTTTGCAAACTTCCAGGTAGTCGACTCGATGGGAGTTCCGTAAACGCTCCAGCCGAGATTATCAAGTTCTGCCCACTTCTTGGTCTTATTATCAAGATAAGCCATGACTTGCTCGGCGAACTTATAGCCTTCGTTTTCACTCTGGCTTTCTCCTGTCATGATCTTTACGCATTCATAAAGTCCAGCATATCCAAGACTAATGGATGCATAACCACCATAGATTATTTGGCTAAGCTTTGTATGTTCAGGTAATCTAGCAAATGCTCCATGCTGCCAAAGAAGAGGTGCAACATCAGTTGTAGAGTTTGCAATTCTATTGACACGTACAAGCTGAGCCTTACGTATGAGCTCTGTGCGCTCATCCATTAATTCCCAGAACTTATCGAAATCACCACCTGACGAATAGGCAACATGTGGAAGGTTAAGAGTACAAACTCCAAGGTTAAACCTGCCCCAAAGTTTGAGTTTTCCATCTATCCATATAGGCTTCAGTAGCGAACGACAACCCATCGCTGGAACGACTGCGCCCTTGTACTTCATCATAAGTTTCTCGGACATATAATCCGGAACCATACGTAACGCCGTGCATTCTGCGCACTTATGAATAAAAGCCTTAGTCTTTTCGTCAATGTCTTTTTCGAAATACTTATCTCTGAGGACAACAATGATTTTTGGAAATGTCGGTGTTATATAAACGCCGAGTTTATTTTTGAATCCTAAAATTCTCTGGCTCAAAAACTCCATTGCAATCTCATAGACCTCTTGCGTATATTCCGGGATTTCCTCAAGATCGATATGTACAGTTAAGAATGGCGACTGGCCAGTTGATGCTGACATACTGTTCACCTGATAGTTGAAAGTCTGGACTCCATCTTCAAGCTCTTTTTTGTATAACAGATTCGCTTGTTCTGGATACTTTTTCTGATAGTACTTTTTCGACTTCCTAAGATAAGGTGCAAGGTGTGCAATGCTTATAGTACAACCTCCGTATTGATTGGATGCTACTCCCATGATTATCTGGGTTGCTATAGTGCATGCTGTAAGGAAACGATGCGGGCTTTCGATCTTGATGTCATTGATAACTGTGCCATTATCAAGCATGTCCTGCAAATTGATAAGGCTGCAATTTGTCTCTCCTTTATGGATAAGATAATCAATATCATGGAAATGGATAATGCCCTCATCGTGCGCTTTTATCACGTCTTCTGGCAATATCAAACGACGTGCCACATCTGTTGATGTAATGCCTGCAACATAGTCGCGCTGTGTACTTGTACGCTCTGCTCTCTTGTTTGCGTTTTCTTTATTCCAGTATTCATTGGTTCCATCAATCAATTGAGCGACTGATTGGTCAGTGCTGTTTTCTTTTCTCAATAGTGCCTTATTATACCGGTATATGATATACGCCTTAGCTACGTCATAGTACCCCCAAAACATCAGCTGGCTTTCATTCAAGTTTTGTATATCCTCAAGATCAACTACTCCGTCTTTCTCCAAGTTGGGGATCTTGTCTTCTATAGACTCGAATAGGTCCTTCTCTTCATATTCCGACAGCTGAACACCGCACTCCTTGAAGGCTTTCATAACGGCACACCGGATTTTGTTGAAATCAAAATCCTGCAATTCTCCATTCCTCTTTTTTACTTTCATAACTCGTATTATTTAAAATTAAACATATATAGACCAAAAAAGCGGGGAAATCCCCGCTAGTTTAAATGGATAATATCTGTTTCAATAATACGGTTTTTTCTGGAATATTTACAATGTCTTTGCCGTTATAGATCACATCACTCATAGCTGAGAAGATGTTTAGATAATCGGTATGAACTCCAAGCCCTTTGTAGTAATTGCTGTCTCGTGTCTCGAAAAGATATTTGTATCCGGAGACGATATCAGCATATCCTATTTTTATTGTTCCGTAGTCTGTACTTCTCTCTATATTCAACGCAAAGCGAACCCATTGCCCGAGTGTATAATTGACGTTATCATTGGATGCATCGAAATCCTTGGTCTTCAAACTCTCCATCCACTCGTTAGTCTTCACCTCTTTTGCAATTAGTCTATCAAGGATAGAGTAGTCAATAGGAGTATCTGGTGTAATGTCTCCGTAGACTATGTTGTTTGTGTTGTCTATGTACAACTGCCCACCTTCCAGATTATCCTTGACTCCCTTGAAGAACTTGACGACAGGATACCTAACATCCAGCGCATAAGTCATACCTACAACATCAGCGATATCAAAAGCAGTAGGAATAACCGCCTCAATGAGTACGCGGTTATATACCTGATTTACTGTCCCATCAGCAGATACTGAAAGTTGCGAAGGTGAAATGACACGTATTCGGAAATCATCCGTCTCACTTTTGAATCTATCAATAAAAGGCTGAACATATGCCTTTGTCTCGTTAAACTCTTTTCCCCTAATAATTGTTGACTGCCCTTCGAGCAGATCTTTCATTTCGATTTCCATCACCTGTTATACATTTCAGTTTTTACAATTTCAACAACATCTGGGTCCGTGTCTTGGTAATACTCGGTGGCTTTATTCCAAAGGTCTATGTCAATTGTCTTGTCGATATACTTATGGATAAGCTCGCCCTCTGTACTGTCCAAATCTTCATCTGTCAAATTATTCTCCGAATAGAAAGAGTTTAATCTATACTGTAGGGCGTACCATTTACTATATGGCAATCCCTCGAAGTTCTGGGATTCTTGTAGCTCTGCTTGGATTCTCTTGGCTATCTGTGGACCTTTTGTCACACAATGCACGTGCTTGTCTTCTCCGTCTCCAACAAGCACAACGTAAACCTCCGGTCTGTTCATTCTTCTTTCTCCACTATTGGTTTATTAACAATGCCAAAACAAATCCAAATTCCCTCATTGGCAAACTTGCTAGGTGCATAATCAGCAGCAAAACAAAGCTCGACGCAATCCTGAGGTACTCGATAGATATGGCGCCCTTCGATATGTCCTTTGAAGCCGTCAGCGAATGCTTGACGTGCTACCTTCATGGCGTCTTTATAGTGTCCTTTAAGCTCTCCCAAAAGGAAGGTGTGCCCTTCATTATCGTATCCTATGACTTGGATCACATCCTCTAACTTCCTACGTGTTAGTCTCTTATACCCTGGGATGCTTGTAAACTTCCAGGGTCTAACTCGTGTGTCTTGGTGTGGCTTGTCTATAAGGATTGAGTAGCCGATACCTGGCGCATTCTTCGACATCTTAGCCAGATAGTCAAGCATGAATTGGTTTTCGGCCATCTCATTCATAGGGTGCTTATAGTTCTCTTTCCATTTGTTGAATGCTTGCGTGGCACTCCCGACTACCATAAACGGCAGCTTCGAGAATGCCTCGCCTTCATTGTATCCGCTCACCGTTTTTCTAGTGAACTCTCCGACTGTGTACAACATTCATCGCGTATTTTCATTTTATTTTTCTGATCTTAAAATGGCAACATCTCGTCAATTATATCTTTTAGAGTGTTAATTATCTCGGAAGGTTTAACGCCGAATGTAGAAAATTTCGTGCATCCGTACATAAAGTCCTCTGAGATAATTGCGATCCTCTCCTGTAAACTTTTCTCGATCCAGAACTTCTTGTTTAAAGCCTGGATAATTTCCAAACACGTAGTCGATGGGTTTTTCTCCCTTGCCTTATGTGTAAGATAACACACAAGACCTATTAGTACAAAACGTTTCTCTATATCAGGACCAATATATCCTAAACCGAAACGTTCGATATACTCAAGTTTTTTATCTTCATATTCCATAGCATGTATAATATGCAACCATTTTTAATAATCTTTGAAACTCTTCAACACCAATCAGGAAATCTTCCCTACGCAACCTGTGGACTTTTGTATAATACGGCGGGATGGTAGAGACAACTAAGAAATTAGCCTCAATGTCTGTTTTATCCATACCATAGAATTTTTGAGCCACAAGATTCAACAGTGTGGCATACACTGCCATCTCTCTCATATACCGCCAGTTGTTAACAGCATCACCAAACTCTCCGATCTTTCGACCATGTGTTTTGATATCGTTGATAATGAGTTTGTTATTCTCTTTATCTATCGTGAAGTTATCAAGCTTTGCCTTCAACTTTAACACTATCGGCTCATGGCCTTCTATATCAACGGCTAGATCAACAAGGATAGCTTGCTCATTCTCTGATATGGGATTTGTCAATAACCCTGTAGGATGAAGAAGTGAATAGATATCGGCATTTCCTAAGAGGTTAGAGACACAAACCTTGACCTTTTCTCTCATTGCTTCACCTAGAAAGATAAGTTCTTTATCTCCTGTGTATCTTGCCTCATAGTTCATTCTCTGTTCACAGTATGGCAACACTTTGGCTTTCAACTCTTTCATCTGTATAGTGTTGAGATTTCCGCCATAGTAATCAACATCTTTGGCAGCCGCTATGAGCTCCTCGTCTGTTGGCAAAACGGTTTTCTTGTAAACAATATCTGAAATGAACCCGGGTTTTCCTGTTGGCCGATTTATTGTTTCGACCAGTTCAAAATATTCGGGCTGAAGTACTAGCTCGTGGACAGCCGAACCTTGAATCAAAGCGTCTGAATAGATTTCAGAGAATCCTTCGAAATATTGTTCAGGACTTCCTCCCTGGTCTGGATTGATAAGCTTGAGCCTGCTGTTGCTGATATAATCCGCGTATTTCTCGCTGAAATATACCTCGTCTGTTATCTTATCAATTACGAGTGAGTCCATTATAGGACTCACTCTAATCTTAGAAAAATCAATACCACTCATCGAGTTTAGATTTTAGTCGTTTCAATTCTTCTTCAAATACAATTTGAAATTGTGTCTTTATATAGTCAGACATAAATTCCCAGTCTGGCTTTCCATCGGAAGTAATTGGAAGAGGAATCGTTTGTTTTTGTAATCGTTCAAGGGAAGCCTTATATCCGAAGCTATACTTTTGCATTATAACATTTAAAATTCCAATCAAAAATACATAAATATGTTTGTTGAAATTTTCATTCTGTAATACTGCGACATCTGAACTTGGCACAAATTCTCCATCATGGTAAAACGTACAATTCTCTCCTCCAATAAACGGAACAGTCAGGCAATCTTTATAGATATATTTTTCATCCACAGATACAAAGTCAGCCTCACCATGATTTAATAATGATGCCGAAATATACGGAAGAGTTCCTGGCTTACGTATTCGTTTGGGAATTGCAGTTCCACGAATTATATTTGGAAATATTTGTCCAAGTGTAAAATTAGCAGTAATTTTCTCGTTTATTGTTTCCCTAGACATTTTAGGTTTTGATAAAATCAAAGTATCTAGTTCTGAAATCATTCTTATTAATTCACTCTTTTCTTTATATGGAGTGAATAATTTATTTGTAAGATTTAATTCTTCGTTTTTTTTCGCATTATAAAGCCAATCGTCACTAGGATTTATTCTACATTTTATACATATTGAATTATCAACAATTTCGTCATTCCAAACTTGCAACATATGCGCCTTTTTCGCATCTGCATTTTCTGTTTTAACTAATCCACGTTTTGGTTCCACAACATACCCATCATCAGAGAAATCGATAAACTTGACAAGTTTATCTTTACTATGTGGGACTCCTGCGGTAAATACACAGATGCATGGATTGACTCCAACACCAAAGAAAGTTTGAGTGTTTAACGTAATCACTCCCTCTAATGTATGACGCTCAAGAATTTCCCTTTTAATTTCAAGTTCAGCTTTTGAATTCCCAAACATTGCTGACTGTGGAACAATTGCAATTCCTCTAGCTCTTGGAGCAAGACATCCTAACATACGAAAAACAAAATTTGTTTCATACAACAAATGATCTTTGGATGATCCCTGAGAATATGGTGGGTTGATCATTCCAACAGTGAAACCATTTCCAGACAAATTATTTACATTGACATTAAAGAAGTTATCGCAAATTACATTTTGCGTATTGCAACTACGTAATAGCAAATTTGTGAAACATACAGTGTACATATAGTCCTGCATTTCAATGCCATGTAGTTGACCATCTCTTATTCTTTGCACCTCTTCATCTGTTTTTCCACTTTGTTCTATCATGTTATGTAAAGCTGCAATCAAGAATCCGCCAGTTCCACAGCATGGATCAAACACTTTATCCTTATCTGTAAGATGAACAAGATCACAAAAGAGTTGTGTGATATGTGTTGGTGTTAAAATGATTCCCAAAGTCTGACCGTCTCCACCAGAATATGAGATAAACTCGTTGTAGAATCTACCAACAAAATCTGCCGGAGATGCAACGTACTTTATGTTTTTGAAAATACGATTGTACAAAAACTCAGTAAAAAATCTTAGCGGTGTTTTACCAAGTTTTGGATTTATTGTGTTGATTTGAACATTAGAAGCAATAAGGGAGAACTGCCGAAGGATTAAACTATTCTCAACAGAAATTCTTTTGAGTGCCTTTTTAATTGCTACAAAAATCTTTTCTCCATCACTTGATGTTTTGTCACAAATCAAAGTGTTAATGTCAAAATTCTTATAATCAATTTCAGATAAAGCAATCAAAATTCCAGAAACAATTATCGGCTTCTGTTCTGTTGTAAGAGATCCATAACTTCGCAAGAACTCATGAAGTTCTGCTGCATCTCTTTGTATTTCTTCTTCTGTTTTATCCACATCAATCTCCTCTTTCAAAACATTCATGCAATAATATGTCCCGATATTGCTATGAGAGAATGAGTTGAAATCATTGACCGGTTCAAGTATCATAGGTTTCGTTTCTCTCGCTCTCAGAAAGAACGGAGTGATACGATATCCATCTTCATTTCCGGAAACTCCAAACCCGAACAGTTGTTCATATGGTGCGCTTGTCATTATCTTAATGGCATAATGAACAGCACCATTGAGTGCGTACTTCTTGATGGCTTGCTGGGACATATCAAGCTCTGTCTCCTTATCATCAAGATACTTGGCGTGATCATAAACACTCGCCTTATCTTCTATGACGAAGACATAACCGTTGACAATTCCACAATAATCAGGATAGCCTACATTGCCTGTTCCGTTCTTGGATGCACTTTGCAACGCATCCCTTAGGTCAATATTTATATCTGCATCTTGTGATGAAAGACTGATCCCTGACTTACGCAATAAGTCGTTGACAAAAATGTCTGTTTTTCCTTCCTGCCTAGGCATTTCATATATACTTTTTGTTTCATAATGATCATCTTTTTAATTCGTTATCTTAAAATTAGACTAAAGAAAGAATGAAAAGTTTAAAAGTTAATCGTTAAATCTTCGTCATAGTCTTCTTGTGTGTTCTCACATTTACCGCAAAGTGGCACAATTACACAAATCAATATGGTCCAAGTAATGAGAAAAAACAAATTGAAAGAGAAGCCCTTTTTCAATTTATTGAATAATTTTTTCATATTGGATTTTGATTTCTTCATAGTTCAAACTTTCTATTCTATAATCAAAACGTATGCCAGCATTCGCTGGGGTTGTCAACATCAAACAAGGGATGCCTTTTTTGTTTAGGTCAAAAACATTAAAAGGGCTGTCGTCAATAAAGACGTCAACCCTTCCTTTTATCAATGGCGCTTTGGATAACCCAAAACCAAAACGCTGATATATTGGCTTATTCGGAAAATCGTTTTTCTTCAACCAGTTTCTCGTCCATCTCTTGTTGTTTACTCGAGATGTACAATACAATTCCGGAACAAACCCTACCAGCCTGTTCTTGACTGGCAGAGTTTCCCAAAATTCCTGGTCATGCCTTAGCACATTCCAGACATTATGCGTAATCTCACTATCAGATTTTGGTATACCAAATCTCTTGACGTATACGTCGTACCAATAGTTTATGGTATCATCTAAATCTAGCCCTATCTTTATCATTTACAATAAAAGTACATGAATGGTTTATCATTTACTAAGCACTCAATATCCTCGCTGTCATTTTTAACCATAAGGAGATCGGGGAAATCGCAATCTTCAAATATTGCTCGGTCTTCTTTAATTTTTCCGTTTCTGATAATGGCACCATATTCGGATTTATTGCTGTAGTAATCCGTAATAGTTATCTTATCTTTGAAAATTTTGACCGTTGATTGCATGTAATCATTAGCGACATCGATCTTGTCCATGTTATATGCCTCATCAGCACAAAGCCTGTATTCGTACGGAACGAATGTTTCAAACTCGGAAGTTCTGAAACTTAACAAAGCAAAAATCAACACACCAATAACAGTAAAAATGACAAGTATCATAGCCGTTATTCTCATATTAAATGTATTGTATTCCACCAATTATAGCTCCATCGCATGCTGCATCTTCAATTAGTTTATCATAGTCGTAGCTATGCATTTTTGCCTTTTGTGCAAACTCTCTTGCCCAGTAGTTATCAACAAGGAAATTCCGCACAGCTTCCTGTGCTTTCTCATTGTCTACGTGGTCAAACTGTCCTAACTTTTGTACGTATATGTGACCGTTAGTGTTATCATATACTGCTATTATTGCAATCATCCTTGACAAAACTTTTTAAAAGTTGAATAAAAAACTCGTAGTCTAACATCGCAATCGTTCCGGGGCTGTTACTTCCGTCTTTGGTTGCCTGCTTCCAGATAGTCACGAAAGGCTTATCATTAAACGGACAGGCGTTCTTGATCTTTGTATACTGTGGCGTGCTTGTCGTATACTTTGCTTGAATATATACCGGGAGCTTACCACTTGGATCGCATACATCAATCTTTGCTTTATCCATAGCTCGAGAGTACTGACGAGAGGATACGCATTCCTCAAATCCTTCCTCTTTGAGTCTATTGATAATATCTCGCTCGAAAGAGCATCCTTTGCTTCTGTTCGCTTTATTACGAACCTTGCGGAGCATAGCAGGGTTGAGATACTCGCAGAGTATCCCGTCTTTTGTTTCCTTCCCTGGATACTTGCAGCGCTTCTTCAATGCTGCGAGTGATACACCAGTTGCTTCTGCTGCCTGTTCGATTGTCTCAAATTCCTATGTGTGGCCATCGGGGAATGTTACCTTGCACGATGTGTCTTTACATGATGGTTTAAAAAAAGGTGGTCTCATAATTCATTAGTTTTTACATTATTTAAAATTCGTTGTATCTTTTTACTTTCTTCTTCGTTTCTTGCTCCAATATGCCAGTCTATAGTTTCGTCTGGCTCTGCTTCTGTCTTCCAATCATACACACAAAAAGGTATATCGTCGATTGTCTTATGCCAGATGCACCGACTTTTCCCGTCTTTGCTTGCATTATGATCAAATCCAAGCAATAGCTCAAGCTGTTTTTGCGTCGCTCTGATCGTATGACCAAAGAAACTATTTGGAACTCCTGATGTGTTTAACATACTCATTGATTAAACTTTTAGCTTTTTCTACTCCGTTTGTTTTCACATAATCAGATAGATCTTTACAGCCTGAACATTTAGGAATCAGCGCGTAAAACAATTCGGGATGTTGTTGCCGTATCTCTACGGTTCGCCTCATGCCGGTGTGATCATTATCATATAAGACTACGATAGTTTTGAATCTACGCTTTAGATTCTCCAATATCTCATCAGATACGAATAAATGTTCACTGTTAGGAGCGACTGCATAGATACCGAACGATCTAAGACACAATACGTCTTTTAAAGATTTCGTGATGACACAAACATTTCCACGAGGTGGAAGCTCACGATATCCTTGTATCGTTTCATTTCCTGTGTTGCAAATCCATTTCCATTCCGTCCTCTTTGGCATATATATCTTCCATTTCTCTTCTCCGTTTTTCTTTCCGAAGTAATACCCATAGATCGGGTTTTTATCCGTACATTCGGCAAAGACTCTAGAGTTTAGGAAGACATACTTGCAAGAATAGACATGGAACTTTTGCAGCAGTTCAACGCTTATGTTGTATTGTCCCCACCACGCAATATCCCGATCTGTGAAATCCTGCACTTCAACATTTATAATTGAAGGCTTTGATTCTTCAAATCTTGTATTGATTACCTTAATCGGTTTTATTGCTTCCTGACTCTTTCTTTTTACAAGTCCAAAGTCTTCGGCAATCTTTCGTATCGCTTGGTAATAACTCAGCGAATACATCTTCATCACAAGCCCGATAAAGCTAACGTGTGTATTGTCTCCGAAATCCTTATAGATAAGTTGCCCATTACTCGTTCTGTAAAAAGCGACTGATGGTTTCCTATCCTCACGAAGCGGAGAAAGAAACAGGCCCTTCTTAATAGGTAGGCCCGTATAATAGGACATATACGTTTCCTCGGTATAATGTCCAAGCAAGAAGTCCTTGTTCAGGATTGGTTCTATTTCAAAGTCAAGTGGCATAATATCATAGTTTTCAACAATGATAATATTAAAAAGGGAGGGGCGGGCCCCTCCCTAAAATAAAACCATAATATTATGAAAGCAAACTGTCAAGATCGATCACATCGTCTTTCTTAGTTTCCTCAGCCTTCGGTGTGATTGCGAGCGGATCAGCTGCAAGGTCAGGCATAGCTGTAGGCTTGGCGTTCTTGAACTTCTGAACCAGGCCCTCTTCATAGGTAGAGAAGAACACACGGTCACCAATGAAGTTTGTAGATATATAAAGCTGTCCATCTCGATTGTAACTCAAGAACTTAGGTAGCGTAGCATGAACGTTTCCACTTTCATCGGTACGACCCATAAGCTTCAGTTTGGTCTCCTTGCCCATTGCAGGCTCGAGAACCTTAATGAATGCATTGGCCATCATCTCGAAGTCCTTAAACTTAGAACTTGCCTCGCAGAACTTCTTATATCCTTCGGGATTCAAAACAGTCATGACCTGAGCCATAAAGAACTTAATCCTATCCCAGTTGCTTGGGAACTTCTGTTTTGTTCCATCTGGTCTTTCGTATTCCTTAGGTTCGCCATCAGCAGGAGTAGGAAAGAAAATTGTTTCCTCGTAATATCCGTCAGCATTACTAAACCGAACACGAAGCGTCTTATAGTGCTGGCTTGGGTCTTTCTTTCCGTCAAACTCTACGATCTCACTTTTCTCATATTTTACGTCATAGATTGCAAAAGGTGCGAGCTGCTTAATACTGTTTGATACTGGTGAAACACTACTGTTAATTGAAAAATCCAACATAATTTAAACTGTTTTTTTGTTTATACTCAATGATAAGACTAACCTAAACATAAAAGGTTTAATCATTTAAAAGAAAAATCAAACGAACTCATAGTGAAATCGTCATCACTTCCTACAAGATCAAAAAGATCAGTAGCTATAGAGTTGTCGGTTTTCTCTGGTGGCTCTTCATCAGGCACCACTTCTTCGACAACTTCGATAGGCTCACCGTTGGAAGTAAGGACTCCTATACCTTCGCCGTCTTCTTTAATAATGAACTCATTACCAAACTTGGCAAGCTGCCCATTCATTTTTCCACGGAAAGATACAGTCTTTGATTTAGTCAACTTGTTCCCTCCGTCTATGTGTAAGGAATCGGCAGACCCAATCATGGGCCTGCCGATTGAATCAAACACTATTGCGATCTTATCGCCCACACTGACACGCAAGAGGCGTATAGCCTCATCGTTCAATGTGAACTTGTTATCGCTCAATACAAGCTTTGGCTCTTCAGAAACAGGAAGCTTTACACTTACTGCATTCTTTGGAGCTTCAGCATCTCTAATTGTAAACTCCATCGTGTCAGTGTCGATAGAGAAAATGTAATTCAAAATCATGCTTTCAAAGAAGGGAATATTCTTTCCCAATGAGAGGTGAACGTTCCGTCACCATTGTTTTCTGCAACTACGATATCCTTATTGGCCAAGTGCTTAGGACGAGCACCAGCAGTAGCAATTCCTCCAGTTTCGAAATTGAGGCAAAGGTTAGAATCCTTATCGCGATGAATCCAGGAAATACCATCTGACTTGGCAGCCAAAATTCTAGAAATTTTTCCTGTCATATCAAAGTCTTTCAGAGATCCCTGTTCTTTACCCTCGCTATCTACGATTGCCTTATCTTTTACATGTCCAACAAGGATTATGTTGTCGGCACACTTGGCGACCATATCAATAACTTTCTCAATTGCGTTTCGCAACCAAAGATAACCGCTACCATTTGGCAAGGCAAGGATTCCCTCACCTCCTCCCGTGTAGTTCTTACCCATTGGTGTTGACATATATAACTTGGCAGCCAGAGGTTTGCTCATTTCTTCCAACGCTGTGATAGTATCAAGGACGATAAATTTATACGGCTTGCCAGCTTCTATTACCGCCTTACAAACTTCACTGAGCTCTGTGATATTATGAGCTTTTACTTTTACCGCATCAATATATGTTGAACCCTCTTCCAAATCTATTAGCAAACTATTTGGTAATTCTGCTAACAGAGTCGTTTTCCCTACCTTGGGCGACCCGTAAATGATAAGATTTTTTGGATCCTGTGTTTCAGCTGCTACTTTCTTTGTTGGCAATACTACGCTCATAACGTAAAGTTTAAAGTTTTAGGTCTATCATCTTCATCTTCTTCATCTTGTTTTGGCTCCAATGTCCACAGCGGACTTTGGAACTTACTGTAATCGTAAATCTTGTCGGGTGTTGGTGGTTCAACAAATATCCCGATCTTACCGTAGAAACAAATGCAATCAGCAACTTCTGATTCACCATATCGATTTTTCAATACGGTGATACTTCTGAATACATCCTGCAATTGTTTGATGTCATAGCCTCTATAGTTAGCGATCTTATCCCTAAACGGGTTATATATACCGATCACAATTTCCGCGTCTTGTGAGGGGCCAGCACTGTCTCGGATATCTGAAATCCTACAGTCGCCAGAACCTAACATATCACGGCGAGACATAGACATAGAGTCCCTGTTTGCCTGCATTATAGCAACAGGTGAGATTCCGCACATATTCCTGAGACCAACAAGTTGTTGACTTGCTAGGTCAATCTCTTGTTTGATTGTTCGCCCCATTGTATGTGTTAATAGATTCATATGATCAATGACCACGACGACAATTTGTTTGGGATTATTAGGGATGTATTTTTTTCTTCCCTCCTCCTCCACGAACTGCCCGGCTTTTGCTAGCTCATTTACGAGCGTTGAATATAAAGTCTGAGCATTCAAAGAGCCATCGAAAATCGTAATCATACTTTCTATTCTTCGCAGCCATGGGATACATTCTTCGACGATATGAAAATATTCATCAGACAAAAGTCCGCCTTTTGTGCGTGATAGGATATCTTTCGTTGAGAGTTCCACGTGATACTTCTCGAAGATATAAATGGATAATAATTTCGCCATTAGTAATTCGGCGCTGATCTCTAGCGAGTAATAGATCACGTGAAAATCTTCGTCTTCTAAATGTTCCATGCATGGACGATAAACATAAGCATAAATGGCCAATGAAGTTTTCGTTTTGTTATCGTGCGACTTTTTATTCGCACATCTTATAATTAAGTCCCGCGTACATATTCTCCCAAAATGGGAGGCCAACACTCTTGGGAAGGTTATATTCTTTTTGCAAAGGTTCACTTCCTACGCTGTACAATTTTGGTTGATATTACTCAATCAATTATCTCGGGATCAGCTTGTACCTCTACCGATATTGTTGGCTGATTATCTGCATAATTACTTATACAGACGGCAAAATTCTTTATACTTTTCGTATTTTCTAGTTAAAAAAATCGGTGTATTGTTATATATAAAATCCAAAAATGTCAAAGCAGAACCACCGACAAAAGAAAGGACACGAGTTATTTGGTTCTTCTTTTTGTTGTTATATCCTAGTCTGTGTGCATTCTCAATTGGCAAATATGTTTGCAGTTTATTTAGAAACTGTTCAGTTCCTAAAATTGAAACAGTTAATTTATCATGCTTTTTTGTTGCATAACTTACACATCCATCACCATCAAAATATCCTTGAATAAAATATTTAATTAATTTTTTATCTGCAAATATTTCCTCATTTGGGAAAGTTAAAATTAATGATTTTCGTTGAACACATCCGATATTGTTTAATGTATTCCATAAATGTTTATTGGAAACAAACCACCTACATCTAGAATATGTTTTCCCGTTTAGTTTTATATCACTAACTTTAACATTATCGTTTTGATGATTCATAAATTTATTAAATTTGTGTAAATGATCAATATCATGTGTTGACAAACTTAATTCAAATCTGTTGTTGTAAGATATACTACCATCAGCATAAATGAAGCCAAGCCAATATGCTTTTTCTTCTGTATCAATTACATCAAAAATATTTTCGTTAAACAATATTTGCTGGGTTGGGTTCGTTATTTTATATCCCATTTTTTTAAAATGAGATGATAATGTAGAACAAGCAACACCAAACTTTTCAGATAATTCCTTCAAAGTTATATTGGGATATAATTTAATGAATTCGTCTTCTGCTTTTTTTAAGTTAATAACCAAGTCTGGTTTGTATCCTTTCAAAATTGTATAACCAAGATCTCTTAATTTTTGGATAATTTTATTTTTATAAATTCCCTTTTCTTTTTGTAGTTGTGTGAATGTATATTCACCAGTTAAATACAATTCAACGCATTCTTGCAATACATCATTTTTGTTCATACCATAATTGTTTTATGTTAATAATTACAATTATAGTATTTTTGCTTTAACTAGAAGTGTTAAAAATATATATTTTTTACCTGTCGAACTTTGACCGAAAACAATGCTATATGTTTGTCTGGTTACTCCGTCAATGATGCCCTCCAATTTAGGCAGGCCCATACTTATTCCTTGGCTATGACCAGCTCGTCCATTTTCTATTTGTGCAAGTAGCGAATCAACGACCATTAAAGCATACGGATTGTGTCAAAATTAACGTTGCCATGTTCGCCGTTTCTCATCGACTCGATGAATTCCCACCTATGGTCGATAATATAACTACTGAACACACAGTTTATCATTCTTGTATTCTCAGCTGCCCATTTTGTAATCTCTACAATATGGTTGTGAGTTTCCGGGTTCCATCTAATCTCTCGACCGTAGAAATTGAATGCGTCTTCTTGAGAGTTGAACCGTTTGCTGACACCGGAAATAGAAACACAGTTTCCATCTATCATTGCATATTTGGGATAGACATCGAAAAGTTCTTTTCCCATGTCAAATGCTGCACGATAGAAAAACTTAGTTGCGTTTTTATTGAATGGTATATCTGCTGGAACAATCTTCTCCTGTTCTGGATCGAAAGATTTGAGAATGATTCCCTTTTCTTGTAAGTTCTTCAACACTGGACGAACTATTTTTCTTGCGTCTTCTGATGTTTCGAGATATTGATTCATATAGTTGACACCTATGCTTGAATCTTTACACATCAGAATCAAACGCGCAATATATAACTCGTCGGGTGTTATTCCATAGCGTCGCATCGCTGCGAGCTCGTTTTCAAATGTTAAAGTATAAGTCAGCACTGGTTGATTTGTTTAAAGTTTGATGTGCTGATCTAGTCCCCGCATTTTGGAGTCTATGGTTTAAATGCGGTATGGTTTTAGGAATTCTGCTTTTAATTCGTGGTACCTATCCCACATTCTGCTTTCTTTATATTCATGGACTACTCCTCTTTGAAGCATGTTCTGTAATATCAAAAGCTCAAGCATTCTTTCTGTTGTCATCTTGTCAAAATCTATAGTTAAACTTTTCGAGTGGTCTCTTATAGGTTTCGAAAGGCTCATGCTTCAAAACCTTTTCAAGATTAGCCTCATCAATCCTGACCATTTCAGAATTCTTGTGGGCTGATTCACACCATTTTGTTTCTTGCGTATCATTGATAACAAGATTAAAAATTTCTGTGAACTTATCACCTTCAACACGTATGCCTCGACCTCTTGCTTGCGTTGCTCTTGTAGTGCTTGAATCGTGCCCGAGGATGATAAGACAATTAACACCTGGAATATCCGCGCCAGCTACTAATAGTTTGCTGCTATTCACAACTCCACTATCTGCTTTGGCGAATTCTTCAAGTGTTGTCCGATTCTTCTTCTTCGATTCTTTACCACTAACCACTCTACCAATACCGATAGCTTCCGCCATCTTTATGTTGTTTGAGAAGGTTATGATCTTCGCATTAGGTCGTGCTTCGATTATCTTTCGTGTGAGCTCGATCTTTTTTGAATGGTTATTCAGAAATGCTTTCTTCTGTTGCATTGCTTGCATTGCCCCTATGGCATGGAGCGTCACAGTCTTCAGCATCTCTTTATACTGTGCGGGTTTAGTACATAGAGCTTTTGCGAACTCTTGCCTGCACTTAAAACCTTCTGGCCCATTCATTTTCATCATAAGCTGGAAATCAAACGAGAAGAATTCAAAGTGTTGAGTCCATTTTCTTTGTATCTCCTCGTATTCGCTGAGATTATCCACATCTATGAGAACCTCATATTCAACATAGTTTGCCACCCAGTGGTTAGCTATGACATCTGACATTGTTATTTCATCACATACTGGACAGTATCGATCCAGTAATGATTCCCTGCCGTCTAGCCTTTCATAGGTTGCGGTAAGGCCGAGCACAAGTTTATACTCGACCTTGTTGAATACACTTATGCGGTTCTCGCTAGGTATGAGATGTAACTCATCTATGATAAGAATATCACATTTCCACCTATGCATGATGACCGTATTAATTACACGAACGACACATGATTTTTCGAGATTCCATTGTCTCAGGTTTTCTTCCCATTGGTCTTTTAGATTTGTAGAAGGGACAACCACAAGAGTTTTGAAGTCAGGATATTTTGTAAGGACGCGCTTAATTGCCAGGATAGCAACTCGGGTCTTTCCAAACCCAGTGCTGCCCACGATGGCGGCCCGTCCTCCTGCGCGTATCCAATTATCAACGCATAACTCCTGTCTCTCACTTCTTGTCATCAGTCTTCCTTTTCAAAGCTCCAACCATGAGAATTTGCGACAAGCTCCAACTCTCTCATCTTATTCATCCAGAAATCAATCTGATAGCTGATCATATTCTCAACACGGAAAAGGATCTTCTCTCTTAGAATGATAAGCTGGTTAGTTGTGAGGTTGTTGAATGTCTGTTCCTTTAACGTTACCATAGACATAAACTCCTTATATGTGAGTCCTGTCTCACTTACATGCAGACGGATTGTCTGCTTCAATCCCAGCCTCTCACGGATGACTTCCATACGATCGCGAACCTTTCCAGTCTTCGGGTCTTTCTCTGTGAGATCTCGCATCTCATCAGGAGAAAGCCAAATTCCCATTCGCGTTAGGAACGTCAGAGTGATAGGCTTTTTGTGGATCTTGCCAAGTACACCTTCACAGGCGTCCTTAACCATTGATATTTTTAAGTTAGAGAATTCAACAGGTATCCCTTCGGTAAATTCTGAAATCTCAATCTTGTCATAACTACCAGGCGCGTACTTGTCAGTGTTGCGACTGAGGTATTTATTGAGATCAGAGAGATACATAAACCGAGGATATCTTGCTCTCTTCTCATCGGGAAGATAGGTCCCATCAAGGTAACGCATATACAGCTCAGCGTTACATTTCTCGCGATCTTCCTGGATCATCTTAATCAAAACTGTCCTTCCCGGATTGTTAGAATCTGTATTGTACAGCATCGACTGGCAATGCTTGTAAAATATGGATAGCTGTTCATCAGACGCGTCAACCATTCTAATCTCTCCCTGATATCGTACACCTTCGATATCTTCCTTCTGTCCCTTCCACACGAATTTTGTAATATCCTGTGCTTCTGTATTCACTACATCATTACGAGACTCTTTCGCGCTGTTCAGCTTGTTTTCCATAATTGTCATAACTGTTTTGTTCATTATAATAAAACCTCTTTGGTATTCAGGGCTTCGCACTTCACAAATTTTTCAAAGACCACGTTGCTGTATTTATAGAAATTGTGCGTAGTCCCATCGTACCACTCATCTACTCCTGCTCTCACCTCTTTATATTTTAGATATCCCTTGTCGCCAAGTTCTATCTTGTCCTGTTGCCAGTTCGGCCATTGGACACACATAACATAAAGAGATTTAATCTCATTTATTATAACTTCATCTAAAACTCTAAAGACATATGTGGTATAATCCGCATAGTCTGTCTCTTTAGCCACTAACTGCGCATAACATATCATCGAACGAACGCAAAAATAGAAACAAGAGCAACGCTCAGAACTCCAAGAACGAAATTCTTTCGTCTGTTTTTCTTCTTGCTCTTGATCAGTTTAGAACTCATATCATCTATGGTCTTATTTTGATTTTCTACTTGCTTTTTGAAACTTGACAACTGCTGCTTGTTTATGGAATCGATACTGTTGTAAATAGCAAGTAATCTATCCATCTCGTCAATTTGTTTGATCATGGCAGAGTCTCGTTCTTTGAGCCTTCTGTGTTCGAGGAATATAATGTTAGTTTGCTTTAGTTGCTTCGCCGTTATCATCACCAAACTGTCCTTGCAAATACCTTGTGAAAAACAGGTAGTCGGAATCGACAGGCTGGCTAATAATAACATCATAATCAGCCCGAAATTTTTCATCTATTCTTATTATTGAATCCCGAATCGTGTCGATCTTTTCTATTAGCATATCACGTGTGATATACAATGTATCTGTTCTTGGTTCAATCTTCCGCTTGGTATATGCAAGATGCAAGGTGAACGCCATGGCGATGTTGATAAGAACCAACACCACCACGGCGATTTTGAGCGATTTATTTTTCATTTACCAACTTGATCATTAGCTTCAGCTTATCTTCGTCCAATGATCTAAGGTAATGAAGAGTATCAAGTTCTACACTGGTGAGTTCCTTTTCCTGACTCTCGGTCTCTTTGGCTTTCTCATATGCTTTTTGCATATCAAGATATCCGCTGATTTGAAACTCTGGATTGCTGATGAAATACTTGGCAAGTGTTTTGAGTATCAACTCGCCTATCTCACATGTCATCATTGATCCATGGCAAACCATGGTAAGCTTTTGATCACCACTGGTAGCTTTGTTGTATGCGATTTTCTTTCCAACCTCAGGCGAGAACTCATCCTGTTCGTGACAGACAGCAAAACCAGCGACAACATCACGAAACTCTTTCGCTAACTTCACAGGTCTTGATACAAGAGCGATGCAAAACGATCGCTCATTCCCTTTGAAATCCTTGAACTTATCAGTATAATACTGAACGATTTCTTTATTCATAAATTCTTTCTCTTGTTTTTATATACTTCACGATACTCTGGTCATCTTCTATTTCCTCGAGTTCATCTTCGTATTTGATGTTTGATCTGACGATGATTTCACTCATAGTATAGATTGACCCGTAGTTTTCCATACTTATAGTGATCTTGTATTTGTACATAATCAATGCCAAAATGGAAACTCGCCCGGGAAGTAAGTGCGACCATTCCAGAAGTACTTGATGAGTTGATTTTTTCTCTTGTTTATGATCTCCGGAATATCAGCCTGTCCACACTTGAACGAAACAGTAGATTTGAAATTCTCCTTGTCAAGAGGTCCGGGCTTCAGGTACAGGATAACCTTTCCGTATACTGGAATCTCTCTCCATGGAGCGGAGGTTTTACTCTTCAAGGAATGCTTGTGGATCCTCCTCTGTGTCTTCAAAATCTTCTTCTCCTTCAAGGTCTTCGTCCAGACACTCGGATCCCTCGAAACATAACTCTCCACTCTCTCCACATACACATTCGCCATCTGTACTGGCTGCTGATTCTTCTTCCTCGGCATAATCGTCAAAATTAAATTCGTTAATATGTAAGTTGGACATTTCGTCCATCAAAAGGTTTAATTCTCTCTCAATAAAATCTGACTCGTTCATAACTTGGTCCCGATAATGGCATCCTCAATAGCCGTATCTTTGCCATAGAGATCACCGTTTGTTCTCTGATTGCCTACTGCCACATACAGCTTGTTGACGAAATCCTCGATCTTATCTGCCAGAGGTTTAGGATAAACCGAGCTGGCAATTAGATAGATGGAGGTGTTGTCGTCATAGATCAACTGCTCGATACCCTTCTCTGTCTTATCACTCTTAGCGAAAAGGTCTTCGCTATACTTGAGTATGGCATTGAAGATTGCGAGCCAGTAATAGATCTTCTTGAAGTTATAGGTAGGACGCAGGAATCGGAACTCCGCAGTCTTGCACTTGTCATAACACATGAGGTTCAACAGGTTGACGCATGTGTATCTGCTTGTACAATCCCACTTGTGGCTTCTCTCCTCATCTCTTGGATGCGGCTGTTCCAGGCTTCCCATGAACTTCTGCTGTGCGATATTCTCATAGAGCTCGCCAAATGTCTTGTAGTTTGCGAGTTTATGGCAATAGTCCTTCCCGCTCTTCTTATACTTGGAAGTCTCGAAAGTCCAGTCGGGCAGGAACTCTGCCATCTCTTCCTGCAAGAAATAGCAAACTCTATATAAGGCATAGATCGCCATGGGATCAATAGGATAGCCTCCCATATGAACATGAAGGGAACACTCCTTGTTGAAATAGGTAAACTTGCGCAGAGCCTCAAGCTGTTGATAGACAAGGTTAAGTCCATCGTTTCCCTGCATCACGGTTGTTGAATACTCCAAGCCAGAGATGGACCCATCCCTCAAAGGGATGAGACCATTTCTGAAACAAACATCTTGAGGAATATATCCCATAGACGTTTCGTACTCAATACCGAAAGTGTAAGGCATGAACTTAGCCAGTTCAAATTCGATATCCTTCTCTATCACCTCATGACCATTGAAAAGGTTGAAGCTGTCCATAGCTTCGTATCGCCTCTCGAATGTATACGGGAAACTGCCAGTTCCCATAGTGTTCATGAGATAGAAAAGCTCATCCTCGGTATACTGCGACTTGATCACATATGTACCCATCGTATTAGCAAATGCTATATACGGGAGAGTCTTTTCTGAGACCTCTACCAATATTTTTGCTGATCTCTTATTGTCATGCAAAAGTGCAACTTTGTTGTCTACAAACTCCGTTCCTCTTGCAATAACAGGAGCGCCATTCTTAAAATCTGAAATAATTTCTGCCATTTATACTTTCATTAAAACGTCTATATCTAACTTATCGTCTTTTGTTTTGTTATACGCTTCAAGCGATTCAACAAATGTTGATGTCCTTGTTGATACATAGGAACCATCAACATATCGCTTGGAGTATGTAGAAAACGGATAAAGCACATCTCCTGTGTACTCTTCACCGCCTGCGGGATCATTGGTTTTGAACATGAAGGGAATTCCTCCAATCTTCTTCTCGCGATAAGGATAAGGCGAGAGATAATAAACCAAGTCGTCATACCATTTGAAACACTCATCAATACTAATGCCGCACTCCTTACAGAACTTTGTGAGATATATGAATGCTTGCTCGTTCTTCATGAGTATGCCATTGAAGAACCACATAGTCATATAATTCGACCCGTTCTGGTTAGCGCTCTCCGATATATTGCCATAGGTGCTGATGCTATAGCTACCATGCAGAAGACTTGTGCCTCTGCGACATTGTCCGGTATGTGTGTCTGTGTTTACATAACCGCTTGAATAGCAAGAAGTGCCGTGATTAGTGCTATGGCTATAATTACACGTACTACTCCCATAGTTGTTGTTTCCGTAATACGTGGTAGTGGTTGCGACGTATGGCTTAGTCTGAAAGCAATTCTTCCTGTCATACTCTTCAATTGAGATAAACTCCTCAGTCTCTGGGTCATACTCTATCAGCAAGTTTGGAGTCGGTACCAACTTTGTTGATTGTCTCCTGAATGCGTCGAGATATGTATCAAGAGATGAAAACATCATCTCGCCTTTACTCTTCAAGAAGAACAGCGGGCGCTCTTCCTGCTGACTGGTTTGTGAATACTGCGTGCTCTTACTGTGCCCTTGCCAGAATAGATACTTTGGTTTTTCTCCGCGGTAATCGATAATGGCAAACACGGCACCACCGATATATTCATTGAGTGCATCATATCCTGCTTTATAGAATATGCGCGCCATAACCTGGGAATCAGTCATTCCTTTGATATCCACATCCGGAATATACTTTTTGGCTAGATCCTCATAATTATAGATGGTGCCATTGTGCATAAGCACATATGTGATCTTGTCATCTTCTTTTAGCACTACGGGCTGTGCAGTCTCAATAGATACGGTGCCAATGGAAGCTGCACGGTCATGACCATATGCAACTTGTGCAACCTCTACAGACTGCAATAGCCTGCTCTTGGAGATGAACTCCGAGAACAGGCTATTGTTCTTGCCCTTACAATAATACTCAGTTTGTCCATCGATATAAATACCGACAGAATCTTTTCCTCTTGTATCGTTATGCACTCCTAAAGTGCAGAACTCCATAAAGTCAAACGGTTCTGGTTTAGACTTTATGTATCCAAAAATGCCACAAATAATAAACCTCTCTTTCTTTTCTAAAAGTTAAACAAGTTTGTAATCATTGATGAGTTGAGTTGCGAGATTAACGTCTCCTGTATTGATGCAACGCTGGACATCATCAGCACTTGGGAGTCTATAATCATAGAACCAAGCACCGAGGGCATGAAGTGTTGCCTTATACATGAACTCTTCAAGATCTGTGTTTGCCAGGAACTTACCAGACAAGGGCCTATATTCGAACCCATACCTGGTTAACCTGAAACACCCAGCTTTGCCATACAACTCACGACGTTTTACTGCATCCTCTCCTGCATCAAGAATCACAGAAGGTATACCTACGAATACGTCCATATACTTAACCAATCTCATACTCTTTACTTGAGATTTGCGTGGATATGAAACATGAATGTGACCATTTGTTCTATAGTGCTTTTTATCACTATCCCATATTTGGGTATCGGCGTACATTTTATCCTTGTCTTTCGACAAGGTGAAATCACTCTTGGGGATATTTTATTCTTTAAAAGTTTCAATCCCTACGCTCTACACTAGCAGAGGGTGTTATTCCTAACTGCTTAGCACGATATTGAAGATAATTAATAATTTTGACTTTCTTTCTATTTAAACAAACGATATTTTCACCATACAAAAAATTATATAATTTGCAGATCTTATCATATTTGTTTTTTCGATTGGCACAAAATCTTATTGTGTAATATTCACAAGTCTTTCCTCGATGTGTGTAAATTTTGTTAGTTAACCCAGTAAATTCAAAAACATATTTTCCAATTTGCTCTAAAAAATATTTAGAATTTCCTATAAGGCTTGGCGTAAATACGCCTTTTGACTGTTCAAAACTACCATCTCCATCAATTACTCCCAATATAAATGATCCAATGAATTCTTCCGATATTTTATCAAATGGAAAAACAAAATCATTGTCATATGTTTTTCTTGAATGAATCCCATATTTGTCATTTAATATAGTCGTCATTAATTTAGATGTCCACCTAAATTTGGCCTGTGGCTTTCTATATTTTACACCATCACTATCTATGACTTCTGGACAAAAATAAATTTTTTGGTCTGAGTTTATTTCTTCTTTTAGTACAGGCAATAATTCTTTCCCATCATCAAAAGATAACTGAAAAGAAAATCGATTGCCAGATACTGAACCATCAGAAATAAATAGCCCAAGAAAATATGCTTTTTGTGCTGAGTCTATATTATCAAAATAGTGATGATTTACACAATTAAAATTTTTTGATTTATGTTTTAACTTAAATCTAGCAATTACAGAAGAAACAGAAGACATTTTCCTGTTTAATCTACGAGCAATTTCAGATACACATAAATCTTGACCGACTAAATCGATCACTTGCTTTTGAAAGTCTGTCATAATTATACCATTTGCCGTTTATTATTTCGATCATCTGGTACAATTATACACTTTTTATTATTTCTTGTTCATCGTTTTTGATTTCTTTGTCCAATATATTGCTATATTTTGGGGCCTCACATTGACCCTGTCGATCTCAGGTTCGTAGCTTCTCCGCAAGGTTTCGGATTTGCATTTTCTGTGTATGCGTTGTAGTCAACACTGCACCCGAAAAGCTTCGCCTCTTCGCTCTGGAGCTGATCGTCTGGCACCATTGCACTTGCCTTGTGTGCGATACCAAGGTCTGGATTCTTAGACTTGACAAACTTGTCTATGTAATCCTTCATGAACTCCATGCTGTTGACAAAAGCCTCACAAGATGTAACGGGTGGAATGTTGAACTCCGCGAGGATGTTGTCAGTCTCCAGGCCATAACCTTTGACCCACGACTTATCCACCCAAGGCGCACCCTTTACTCCAGGTATCAATCCGATAGAAGACACAACAGATCCTGTCTTTGTGTTTATTATAAACAGCTCAGGATCGGATCCGATCTTCACCTTCTCCAGAAATTCGCTGAAGTTGTCATCGGGCTCATCATCATCAAGAAAGCAGTTAAAATTATAACGTGAACTAACACCAGAGCCGAGAAGCTCATAAAGTTTTTCAGAAAAGTTTAAATCCATCTTTTTATTTTTTAAGAATGTCATCTATTAAGTTATTCAACATGTTCACCACCGGGCTATTGGGTGACATCATCTCAGGATGTCCTTGTACTCCAAGACACTTGGGCAGTCCTGGCTTGTGATAAAGCACAATCTCAGGCTCACCAAACTTGTGGTAGAGTGTCGGATCGATCCCGTCCCCTTCGTAATGCTTACTGCGCGGAGTACTCCAAAACAGAATGTCATAATAGTCAGGGTTGAGATCGAAAGGATACACCATCTGATGATGCAGCGATGTGATACGGTACGACTCAGTGTCGTTGTGTATCTCATGCGTACCGGAACACCAGTGGTCGGTAGCATCCTGACAGAGAATGCCACCGTTCATAACGTTAAGCAGTTGCAGGCCACGACACGTACCATATGCCAGAGCATCGGGACGTATACGCTTGAAGGCTTCAACCTCCATCTCGTCTCTTGAAGTTGTCCAATAACTCGTAGGGTGTGGAGTCTTACCATAAAGATAAGGACTCACATCCTCACCACCAGTAAAGAGGACAATATCCGCATCTTCGATCTGAAACTTGGGAGTCTCAAAATCTCCGGTCAGTTCAACATCACGAAACCAGTTGGCATAGCTTCTGCCCCATCCTACACAATACAATTTTCTCATTACTTCACAAATCTTTCTATAAGTTCAGAATAAATTTCCACTCTCTCCTCGAACATCTCCTCGTCGAACCAGTACTTCGCCTCTCTTACGTCTGTTGTGTTGAAGTATCGATTGTCGAGCCAGTCGCTGAAGTCACTGCCATCACTCTCAGAATATGAGACAACATTATTGAATTCAGGAGTTCTTGTCTCTCCTGCCAAATGTGCCTGGCTCATACTCTCAATGCGTTTGATAAGGTCCGCCTTCTTCATGAACTGTGGGGTGTTCCGATAACAAGAACAAACAAACTGATCATCACAAACTGAGATATAGCTAGTAGTCTTGAAGATATAGCCGACCATCATATAGATATTGAACAGTCCATATTCTCTGAATTCCGGGATAGTCATCATTTTGAAGGTATCGCGAAGTGCGAAGTTGAACGGATATTCATACAACGGACGGACCATCTTCAGGATGAACTTGTTCCAGAGTACCGAATCGTTGATCTTCAACTCAAGCTCATAGTACTTGTACTCACTATCATCGTCGTCGTAGTCGTCGCTATCCTCTATATCGTTTGCAGTTCCAAAACATGTGTCAAGCTTGAACTCAAAGGATCTGTAAGTCTGGATAATGTGCAGATACTGGCGGATCTCATCCTCGCTAAACGGGCAATAGTTGTTGTTTTGATTGTCCCGTATGTAATCAATGGTAGCATAGAACCGCACAGTGATCACATTGTTCATCATCTTCAAACCTGAATCCTTGGTGATAGTATGGAAACAAGAATCCTCACTCATCGCATGATCAACATCTCCAACACTCTTGTAAATTGTGTGATAGTTTGTATAACCGAACTCGCTCATCTTAATTTATCGTTTATGATTTTCTTTAATTCATTTTTATATTTCTCGATGCCTTGTTCACCAAGTGCTGGTGCGGAGTTACTCTCCAAGAGTATAAAGCGTCCGTCTCTTGTACACTTGACATCGAACGCTGCGATGTCAAGCTGCATATGCTTGAGGGCTTTGATACAATCGGCGACTATCTCGTCCCAGTTAGTCGGCTTGTCAAACATCGGGTTTTCTTCATTTATGAAAACGGAGTTTTCAGAATGTCTGTGCCATCTCACAGTTGCGGTATTTCTCAACATCTTTCTTGATGTATAGAAACATCCGAATTTGCTGACATGCACACGGTACTCTTTCGTGTAGTTGTAATACCTCTCGAAAATATACTTCGTGATGTCGTCGTGGATATGGTCCAAGTCTCCAACATTTTGTATAAGATAGATACCACGACCACCCGATGAATTTAACCTCTTTGCGATGATGGCGCCCCAGGTTGGAAGCCAACGCTGTACCTTACCTTTGGCATCGACTCTGTTATGAGCGATAAACCATTCCGCAGTATGTACTCCACACTCATTGAAAGCTCTTTTCATCTTTATCTTATCACCAGAGATAAGACAGCCATGGGCTGTGTTTATCTCAAGATAACGTAAAGGAGAACGAAAGATTCGTTCAATCGGTGTGGCACTTCCCATTCTGTACAGAGTACGAACGGGAACCTCTAACTCTCGTAGAGGCCGACATGATACATTGCGGCTTCTAACGGTTAAATGTCTCACTCTTCTCATATGTCTCTTTTCAAATAGTCTAAAGTTTCCATGATACAATTTCGCGCGTACTCCTGGTCTTTCGACTTATAATTGACAATGCAGATGTGATATCGTGGTGTAATGTTATAGATGGATATACTTCCGTCTTCTTCATCCACTACGACATACTTGCGTTTGTCAAGTTCGAGACTTGTGAAATTGTTCCTTCTCTTTCTACTCATCAAATAGCCAATACTGATTGTTGTACTGAGTCACTGCTGACTGCTGTTCTTTCTTTCCGTACTCTTTGACGGGTTCTTTTTCTGTTTTTGCCATAATACAAAAATAGCCCGAGTAATACTCGGGCTTTACTTTTTAGTTTACGCTGTCAATAAGGGTTGTGTCAATCACCAAAGAATCAACAACTGTCACGCTGTCAGCTGTCGAATCGTTAACACTACTTGCTCTTTCGGCCTTATGGCCACCGCATGCAGCGAGAACAGCCATCACTGCGAAAGCAAGAAATAACTTTTTCATAAGTTTTTAAATTTGGTTATACAATTACAAGAAATCGACAAGCACGAAGTAGTCTTCATTGAACTTGAACGGGCTCTTGTATATTTTATTGATTACATAAGGAACGGGGAAAATATATGTCCAAATATTACGACCATCAAGAGGATAGAATCCTTGCACATTCTCTTCGAACTTATCACCTACGTAGAGATTGATCCAGCTAACCTTTAGCCCTTTCTTCCCGTACTTAGTAGCGAGAGGCCCCCAGAATGTGTTCTTGTATTTCTTCCTTACTCTCTGATACCAACTTTTGAAACAAGCCTTCTCCTCGTCCGTTGTCATTTTTCCTTCCCAAGTAACAGCAACATAACATCCTCCGAGATTGTCAAGCTCTGTGAAGATTTCGTGCGCTGTCTTCTCTGTTACAAACAAACCATGAGCGCAGTAATATTCGCGGCCTACTTTCTTGACTCTGATGTCAAACATACGGCAGCCTGCCTCATACTGCTCTTTGATTGTCTTGCTCTGTGTCTTCCAAAAAGGAGTCAAGAGCTTCATCCACCACGACATGGCTTTCTCACCTGTCGCTGAATCATGCGTTCCTATTTTCAACATATATCCTTCAATGATACATACGTCTTGTTGCGATACATCAGAAATTGTCTCCTCTGTCTTCCTGACTGGTTGATAAGTCCCAGATGTACCCACTCACTGTTTCCACTTCTCTCATCTATATACTGGTCAAACTTGATATTGTTTTCAGTTAACCAGTCTCTCACGAATCTTTTGAATTGTGGCATCTTCCCATCTACAGGTACAAGATCTGCAGCTGCTCCTATACAATGAGCCGAACTTTTCGATCCCTTGACACACTTGTTGAGTTCAAAACCACGGAACCCGGAGGTTACCTTTATCGGTTTACCCCAAGCTTCACGTAATGGATCGAGCAGCTCATCGATAAGCCTGCGGAGATTGTGCTCCTGCTGTGGGTCCGGAGTATTATCAAGACCCTTTGCTTTAGCTGTCTATGAATTAGTCAGCTCCTGAATTGTAAAGTATTTCATTTTTCATTAAACGATTGGTGTCTCCTTTCAGTGTAAGGGTTACGATATCCATATAACGCTCGAAATCTTCTTTCTTCATGAAGTCGGTAAACAGCGCAGTCTCTGGACCTCTAGCTATTCCCGTTTGACTTCTGAACAAAATAAGCGGTGCAATTGTTGTGTACTCAATCCGAGGATTATATATTTTGTTTAATGGATCCGTTATCCTTACACGTATTACCTTGAACGCTGTTCCCGTAAAGTCAAGCACATGGTAGAACTCAAGCGGTCTTTCTGGATGTCCCTTTGGGAAACAAGAGAGATAGAAATCATCGATCTTTATCTCCGCTGATTCCTCGAATGGCTTACCCATGAAGTCCTTAAGAATGATAAGGAGCTTATCATTAGGAAGGAGAAACTGAAAAGAATTCACTAACCTTTTACACCTTATGATGTTCTCTTTACTACCATCAGTGATATAGGCGACATTGTACATGTCCTCTTTCCCTGTTGGTATAAATTGAAACTTCGTTCCATCTTCTACACTGAGTGTTGACTGCGTTATGGAATTAAAATTCTTCTGTTGTATTCGATATACTTTCATTCTTGTTTTATTCTATCCAACATTGCCATCGGTTCGTCATAATATGGATCTTTTACAACGGCCGTATTGTCTGTTGGTTCAAGTATGTTAAGATTGACCAATGCCTGGCCGAAGCGTAAGCTTGGGTACTTCTCCAAATAATCCTGAATAATCTCCAGCAAGCGCAAGTTTGCCTCTTGCCTTTGCTCTATCAGATTTTTCTCGCTCATACTCCCTGATTTTTTGTTTTAAAGTTCTATCTTTACACAATACCCGGAACCTATTTTCAAAAAAGCCATCTTTAACTAAAGCATCCATGATCTCTTTATATACCTCAACGCATATGCCTGACATCTGGAGAACTTTAAAAGCTTCCATTTCGAAGATATAGATCCCTTTCATGATGCATTTTCCGTCTAGGTAGAAAGAGATAACCAATGCGTTACGTGAATAACCATGGCATATCAATTTCATCATACCTCAAACTTCTTAACTCCCAAAACTGTCAACACTCGACATAGCGCATCATCATATTCTTCTTTTGTACAAAATTCAGAATAGATAGTGTCAGCCTTATTTGAAATCCCGGTCAGATCGTACTGAGTATCGAAAGCTGAACAGAGCCCGACCTTCTTATACTCTACAGCGAACCTTGGAGATCCGCTTTTTGTTTTTATGTGTACCTTATCAACGAGAAAATGCACATCGGAAGACTTTCTGATTTTCATAAAGGCAATATCAAATGTGACATTGTCTTTTAGAAACTCCAGCTGTTCGTCCGTGTACTCATCCATCCCTGACAGGTCAACACCAAACCGTCCTTTTGCTAGTTCCCATATGTGCGGGTTCTCTTTATAAAACCGAACATATGCAGTTGGAAATTTAAACTGTTCCTTCTTTATATCACATCCTGCGATATCGATGGCGTTAACAATGATCATGACGTATGTGTTATTATAGGATATAACATCATAATCGTTGCGGTACTTCATCATCTGGGATATATTCTCGCTGTTGTAATCATCAACGATTATATACTCAAAGGATCCATCGGCATATTGGAACTGTTCATATATCTCCGCTGTATCTGGGATTGATATCAAATCATCGATACCATCCTCACATGTTTTGATAAAAATGTCTCGTACCATTAAAAAATTAATCTTTGCTGCTGGCTTCAGCACGGGAAGGTTCCCGTTGGAAGCCAGTAGGAATTCGTAGACATACGCCTAGAAACCCATTTGATAGCATTTTTAATTTTTCTCATAGCATTACTTTTTTTGTTAGCGTTTCAATAATACTATTTAAAATCCTAAAAAGCAAATCGTTTGAAAATTTCTTGACATAAATCAATAAATCGGTTTGTTAAAACCCGAAATCTCACCTGTATTTTCTAAGAACTTCAACGAGTCGCAGGAGGTCTTCCTTGGAATCGCATTCCGGGAATACTCCGTTCATCCTCTTTTTACCAAAGAGATCAGATGCAGCCTTTCTGATTGCCTCCATACTATCTAACCCAAAAGCGAGTAAAGCATCACCCTTGATATACCATTTGCCATTTCGCGTTTGTGTAATTTCAAGCTTGTGCTTATTGTAGATGATAATATTATCATTCACACTAAACTTTGAGCCCTCACAAACGCAATATGTCATATTGATATAATTGATGAGCCTTCTGATATCATCTTCTGGACCAACAGGTATCCCGTTACTCAATTCGGTATCAGGGATTACATAAGCAAAGTCAGAATATCGTATGTGGTAATAATCAAAAACAATCCTATCATGATGAGATAGAAAATGCAAATGATAGTCAGGAATCCTACCGCTATCCATCGTCTCGATTTTTGCTTTCGCAAACAAATCGCCCATTCTTACGGTGTAGAAATTCTTGTATATGGTGGGTTTTATCACCTGGTTTTTGATGATGGAGTTGTGCATCTTCACTAGAACTTCTGCGCCAAAACGATCGTCTTCCTTGATATCTGCATAACTGAAAACGGGAATAGTCTTCTCTATTATTCCATCATCTATTCGGCCATCGCACTCGAAACGGTAAGAATCAAGATGTGTCATAATAGTGGTAATGACTACATTATCCGCATCAGCTGTTTGATCCAAAAAGTAAGCAGGAGCAATTACGAATTTCTCAACGTAATATTCGTACATTTTCTCGTTTCTCTTGTTTATATACTTCAAGAGATCGCCGATTGTGTTGTAGTGTGCATCTCGAAACCAGAGGTTAACCTCTCGTTCGCGCATTAACATGGTGTCTTGAGGATGTCGTACGTTGTAAACTTCGACAGCCGGCAATTGTATCGTATGCATTATTGGCAGCTGGTAGACTTTCATCACCATCTGGTCAAAGTATAGATAACTCGGTTCTTCTAAAAGTTGGATTATCATTTCTTCATCTTCTCGATTAAAGTTAACAACTCTTCCCTGGTGTTGCACTCTGGGAATACTCCAGTAATCCTTCGCCCAAACAGCTTAACTGCAAACTCTCTGATCTCTTCCATGCCCGAGCACTTGAACACCTTAGGGAAGTCGTCACTCTTGCCCTTTATGTACCACTTGCCAGTTGGCGTTTGGACTATCTTGAACATACACCCATTGCTTAGGATAGTATCGCCCCTGATAATGAACAATGCATACTCCATAGCACAGCGCTTACTATTAATGAAGTCAAGAATTTTTAGAATGTTCTCTTTATTATCCACAGGGATATAGCCATCTATCAAACGGAAGTTATGAGATATGAGAGGCTCGTATTCTGCAAGTTTTATGTTATAATACTTAAAAAGTTTTATGATGGGAATCGTCGAAAACTGTAAATAGAAAGTATTATCAGCAGTCCTAACAATCTTAGCATCATAAAGCGTGCCGTTTATTTTTGCAACATACCTATCACACCAATCCGAATAAGTCACAGGACGCACTACGCAATTTGAGACGATGGAGTTATGCAGCTTGATTAGCGTTTTAATATTAAAACGATCGCTAGCTTTAATTTCTGCATTGAGAAAAACAGGAACTTCTCCCTTTACAATACACTCAGGAAGCTTTTCCCCATCTTCAAATAAAAACACAGCATAGCTTTCGCAATTGTGCGTTCTAATACAAATTGAATAGGTCGTATTAAAAGTACATTGAGTAATAACATATGGCGGAAAGATACCATATTTCTCTTTATACTTTTTGCGCGTCTTCTCGTTCTCTTTTGATATGAAACGCAAGAGTTCATCCGTGCTCTCATATTTCATACCACGAAACCATACAGTGCTTGATCCGAGCTCTTCGATAAGTATCTCGAATTTTATATGTTCTATGTCAGTTGTCCAGATAAGTGGAAACTTATAGATCATCCGGGCGCATGGATCGAAGTACAGAAAAACCGGACATTTTGAATTTTCGCTTTCCATCTTTGAACATTTTAATCAAGTTTATCAACTCTTCTTTTGTGTCGCATTCTGGGAAAACTCCCGGCCTGTTCTTTGCTCCAAGGTACAACTTCGCTGTCTTGCGTAATGAGTCGACACTATCAAGACCGAACATCTGAAGTATCTTCTCAATATTGCCAGACAGAAACCAGCCTCCCTTCTTTGTTTGTTTGAATGGGTACCTGGTACCGTTGAACATGACAGCATCGTCATCTATTCCAAAACTAAAATTGGCATTTGCAATATATGTCATGTTCATATACTGCATGATCGCGTAGATTGTCGACTCGACATCCTCAGGCCATTTTCCGCTCCAGGAGTTTACAGTCAAGAAATCCTTGATGTTTTGCCTATTGACGTTGTAATACTCGAAGACATAGTCATTCGGAATGTTAGGACTAAAATCTAGGAAATAGCAGCCCGCTCTTGCTCTTGATTTCGCGATATGAGCACAGAAAGAATTTTCTCCACAGTTTACAGTATAACAGTACTTGTCCCTATCATATCCAGCCCTGAACACCACAGAGTTCAAAAGAGCAGTGTGGAGGTTCAGCATATAGCGAAGATTGAAAGTTCCTGGCTCTATATTACGAATACGTTCAAATTCTATAAGGTTTGCAGGCGTTTCCTTGCCATAAGTGAAACAATAGCATCTATCACGGACTGAAATGTATATGTTGTACTCTGTTATCCCGTTCATATGGAATAAGAGCTGACACCCTAACCTATACGGCACAAGAATCTTGAACTTGTTAAAATACTTTTGAGCCATCAATGTATTGAAATCACTAACAGCTTGGATAAATTCATCCTCTGCTTTAAAATACTTGCCATACAGCTTGTACTTATCGCCATCTGCTGTTCGACAGGACATGTTCTCAGAGTAATTACTCAATAGATCCAACTGCACCAAGTATTTGTTGGTTCTGTTGTAAAACAGATAAAAGAAATCAGTTCCTCTATTCATGTTGTGTTGCTTTGATTAGTTTAATAACATCATCACGAGAATCAAGCTCAGGAAATACACCAGCACGTCGTTTAGATCCGAAAAGATTATTGACCATTTGCTTCAACTCAACTTGGTTATCAATATGAAACAATTTCAATATGTTTTCGAGTGAGCCACTGATATACCATTTACCGTTTTTGCTTTGCTTTATTTCAAGCCTAGCGAAATCTGTGATGACTTCATTTCCGCTTATCTCAACTTTATCAATGTTAAAATCTGAATTTCTACATTCATTGATATAGTTGATTAATTCGTACACCTTACCTTCGGTAGTCTCCGGCCAGTCTCCGAACCATTTGTCTATTCCGAGTACTTCAAGGACTTTTGCTTTACCTATTTTATGATGACTGAAGATTACTCCGTTTGATCTACCTTGTATGCAAAGAAAGCAATGCTCTCGATCTACTGAAACTACAACATTTGCGATATAGCTCTTGTCAAGTATCGTGACATCAAACCATCCGCTATTATATTGGTCAGGACGTATGATCTGATTGTTTAAGATATACCTATGAAGCTCTATCATATAATATATGTTAAACTTCGTATAGTCATATTTAGCAAAGAATGGGGCAACATCATTATACTTGTCAACAAGCATGTACTCTTTAAGCAAGAGCTGCCTTCCTTTGTAAATCAAAGAAGCATTGAGCATACCACGAACACCAAACACATTTTCGATATAGTACGGCGGTTTGATTTTAAACTTCTCCACATATCGTTTATATATTAACAGGTTGTGCTTATTGATCGCCATAACTACTTCGCCATCATCATGTGTAAGCCTCCCATCAATTGTCAATTGAGACTTCACAAAAATAGCTTCGTCTATCGACAGGTTAGCGTTAAACAAATCTAATCTGATTATCTTTCCGTTTATACGGTCGTAAAAAAGATAATAAAACTTATCTGTCATCTCTAATTGTTTTTAAAAGTTTAGTAACTTCTTCTCTCGAGTCGCATTCCGGGAAGACACCGTGCCGTATCTTATCGCCAAGTGTCTTGTTGACGAAACACTTGAGTGCCGTATTATCAGGAACCTTGAACAATAAACATATCGACTCAATATTTCCCCGAATATACCACTTGCCAGTCTTCGTTTGCTTTATCTCGAACTCAGCAAAAGGTGTGATGATCTTATTGCCGTCTATCTTTAACCTGTCGATAACAGGTTCAGCCATACGGTTTTCGTTGATATAATCAAGTAACACATACACTTTTCTTTCTAGCGTCTCTGGCCAATCACCTTGCCATTCATCGATACCCAGAACATTCAGCACTTCTTCCTCGCTTATATTGTAACAATCAAAAATATAATTGTTTCCTGTTAATGGGAAAGCGAGGAAGCAATGATCGGTACTTTCTCTACAAATATGAGCCTTGAAAATCTTGCCCTTCATCACAACATTGAAATAAGTGCCTCCTGGTTTCGGATCTGGGCGCACGATTTGGTTATCCATAATGAACTCATGAAGTTTCTTCATATAGACACCGCAGAATGGCATAGACTTATGCTTGGAAACGAAAGAATCAATAAGAGGATAATCGTCAGGATTGCTTATCTTATTATCATAAAACAAGAGATGTTTTTTCTTATAGAATATGGAAACACCAACACGTCCGATTTGATCATATGCATATTTTATAAAATACGGCGGCTTGATTTTGTACTCATATTGATACATGTTGTAGACTCTTCCGTTATACTCGTTAACTAAGTTAACCAAGTCTTGACTATTGTGCGCATATTTACCATTGAGCACAAACGGGAAAGTTACGAAACATGTCTTGTTTGGTGAGTCAGAAAGTTTCAACAGATCCAACTTTATCAATTCTTGATTTACCTGATCATAGAAAAGATAATATACATTATCCGTGTTCATCTCTAATTGTTTTTATGAGTGTTATGAGTTCTGTTTTCGAATCACATTCTGGAAAAATACCACTTCGTTTTTGTTTTCCGAGAATTTCATTCACACGAACTTTCAAATCTCCTATAGATTCAAGTTTGAGCAAAGCAAGAATGACATTCATATTCCCAGATAGGAACCAGCCGCCACTCTTCTTGTTCTGCTTGAAATCTAAACGTCCAAAATTGGACACGATAGAATTTTCCGTGATCTCAAAACTCTCATATATAAAATTTGCATAGTATTCTCTGTTGATATAATCAATAAGTTTGAACAGGTTTTCTTTACTTGACTCTGGCCAAGCTCCAGCCCAATGCTTCTGGTTTATCACTTTCAAAACTTCATCTTTTGGTATGTTATAATACTCAAAGATATGATCGTTTGATGGAGAATTTGAAAAATACAGATACCAAAAATCTGAATCTGCTCTTATCTCAGTATGATAAATAAGCCCGTCAAGTTTTGCACTAAAAAAGCCGGGACTTATCGGTGTGATAACCATTCTATCAATGAAGAACTTGTGAAATGCAATCACTGCTGACAAATTGAACATTTTGTCTTGGTGTTGCTTGCAGAAGTTATAAAGTGGTGCATCAATTTTCTGATTCCAAATTGCAGTGCTTAATTTTGGAAAGTTCAATCCATCGGCAACAGACAATCTGTGCCCGTGAAAAGAAAATGAACACACAACTTCTCCTCCGATACCAATAGAAGTATGAAGAACATATGGTGGCTTGATTCCGTAAAGCTCCCTGTACTTATTCGCTGTTGTTTTGTTATAACTTTCGCAAAAAAGAACAAGTCCAATTGGATCAGAAAAAGTTTTCGATTCAAATTCAAACGGGAACCTTGCTATAGGGTAAAGGTCAAACTCTACATCTTCAAGATAAAGAGCTAGAAGCTTTCCCTGTTTAATCGAATAATATAGATATTTTAAATCAGACATTTTTCACTTTATCTAATAATTTAAAAATCTCATCCCTCGAATCACACTCAGGAAATACACCATGGCGTATTTTCTCCCCAAGTGTTCTATCAACAAAACGCCTAAGCTCTGCACAAGTGGATACACCAAACAACTGACATATCTTTTCCATATTACCTTTGATGTACCACTTGCCATTCTTCAATTGTGAAACGAAAAGAGTAGTTCCAAAAAATATAATCTCGTTACCAGAAATTGACAATGTTGTTTTCAGACTATGGAAAGCATATAAGTTGTTGTTGATATAGTTGACAATCCTAACCAATGAATCCAGCGTGTCCTCTGGCCAATACTGAGTAGTAACCATTGGCTTAGTCAAGAATCTTTGAAGACTTGCTTTTTCAATTCCATAAGTCTTGAAGATCTGGTCATTAGTGCAACCTTTGAGGTTGAGGAAAAAACCACCGAATTTATCAATCCTTGCTGTTGTTGTATCACCAGTACCAAGGGCAACATTGAACAGTATATCGTCAAGTGTACTAGGCAATGGTCTTCCATTATTCACAACTGGCCTAACAATTTTAGAGTTGACAAGAAACCTATGAATGCGTACCAGATAATTAATATCGAAATGTTGTTCTCTGTTAGCAAAAAGAAATCTTTCAAGCTCCGTACCATTTTCACAACCAGTAGGACCTCCTGCTGCAACAAATGTGTTGATTCTGCCATAGGCTACTATCCGCGTTTGCAGTACATCAAATTGTGGTTGAAGTAATTGCTCTATAAAATACGGTGGAGCTATCAAAAATGTCTTAGTGTATAAATTGGCCGTCGAGTCATTCGTTTCATTTAGGAATCTCAAAAACTCGGACTTTGAACTGAATTCATGTTCGAGAAAATGATATTTCCCATGACTACTGATCCAGAAGCTAAGCGACTTAGTTATTATATCTTCTAAAAGATCAAAACAATAGACGCAATTATTGATGTCGTTATATATATAATATGCAAAATTACTCATGTTGCTATTGATGTTATGAGTTTTTCGATCTCCTCTCTTGTTTCACACTCAGGAAAAACGCCAGATCTTCTTTTTACACCAAGAATATTGTTCACATATACTTTTAATTCAGCAGCAGTGCCGAGATTGAACATGTGAAGTATATCATTGATGTCTCCTTTGAGATACCACTTCCCCTTTTTATTCTGTTCTATGGTAAACATCCCAAACTGGCAAGTGATGACGTTATCTTCGATGCTTATTTTCTGAGACAAACCCGCATATCTTAATTCATTTATGAAATCAATAATAGCGTAAAGTGTCTTCTCATCAGAGTATGGCCATAGTCCTTCTTCAACAGAAAATAAGTTTGAAATAGTCTCGTATGGTATTTTATAATACTTAAAAACTGCATCATTACTTATATTGCAAAAATGAAGAAAATATGACTTCCCTGGATGATAGCCACCGTTAACTTCCGCGCGGTATACTTGGTTTTTAATCTTAACACCGAAAGTTATTTTGCCGTTAAGCATTACATCAGGTGTAAAGATCATATTTTCCAAAGCGAACTTATGGAGCTCCAAGAGAAAAGCGACATCAAACAATTTACCATTGTATTCTTTAAAGAAGTCATAAACAAGTGCATCATCTTTTCTATTCCAAACCGCTCTGTTCAAACCTGGTATAGGTTGCATATCCTTGAACAAAAGTCCGTGCCCTTTGTAAGTAAAAATGCATGCTACATTCCTTGCCGCAAAATCTAGGAATGTTCGAAGAAGATATGGCGGTTTGATCTTGTAGGTTTCATTGTACTCTTTCTCCACTTCGCGGTTGTGTTCGTTGCAGAATAAAATAAGGTCTTGTTCTGTATTGAACTTATAAAACTTACAAGATGTTGAATAAGTAAACGGAAAACTTACAAGAGTAATAGCCCAGTCATCGGTAGACGAGAACCCAAGTTTGATGAGATACTTAGACTTTTTGGAATAATACAAATATTTTAAGTCGAGTATTAAGTTGGGCATTTTGTTATTTCATTTAAAAGTTTTATAATTTCTTCTTTTGAATCACATTCGGGGAAGACTCCTTTTCTGAATTTTTTCCCAAGGGTTTTGTCAATGAATTTTCTAAGCTCTCTTATGTCTGGCATCTTAAACATAGAAATGATTTTCGTGATATCTCCGTAGATATACCATTTGCCACTCCTACGTTGCTTTATCTTGAAGATAATTCCACAATATGAAATGCCAGAATCTAAAACTACAAAATTACCGTCTACAGATGGACGAGAAGCATAGCAGTTTCGGTTGATATAGTTGATGACCTTATAGACGGTTTGCATATCCGTTTCAGGCCATTTTCCGTGCCATTCAAACCCGGCATCTTTTACAATCTCCAAAATCTCACTTTTTGGAATACTGTAAGAGTCGAAAATCTCGTCATTATCCATGAAACAAGCGCAAAGAAAACAACGATTTTCGTATACGTTGCGCCAAATTACAGCAGTCGTAGTTTTTCCATCAGCATATGTAATCATAAACTGGTAGTTACGGCTTTCATGCAATGGCCTTATAACCATCGAGTTAATGAGAAAGTTATGCAACTTTATCATATACTCTATGTCAAATAGCTGACCTTTTGTCTCTTCAAAGAATTTGTCAATTGGTTTGTTCAAATGCCAATTTGGAATTAGTGATGGTACAAAACCTAAAGTCAAACCTTTGAATTCGATATATGCACAAAGTTCTGAGTCACGAAGTTCTTGCCTTACTGTATACGGAGGTTTGATTCCAAAGTCATTCTCGTAATTCGCAGTAGCCGCAGCATTTAGAAGTCTTAAATAAGACAGGAACTCTTCGAGTGTTTCAAATTTATTGCCTTTGAATTCATACTGAAAAGTTTGCAGGTTATGCACATTGACAAAATCAGATATGAAAACTTCTCTGACAAGATCAAGACATACAAGTCTACCTGAACAATATTCGTAAACGTAATAGTTGTATTTACTCATTTTGTAATGACTCTACAAGTTTTATTATTTCATCCCTCGAGTCACAATTTGGAAATACACCATTCCTTCTTTTCTTTCCTATCTGTTTTGAGATATACTCATCGAGTTCAGCTCGAGTTTCTGCTCCGAACATGTTAAGGATAAGATCAAAAGGACCAGCAATGAACCACTTGTTGTTTGTTGGGGATTGCTTAATTGAAAGCTTATTGCCTCCATATATGATTTGATCTCCGTTTAGCTCAATCTTTTCTCTATTGGTAAGATAGACAGATGAATTGAGTTCTCGGATAAAATCCATAAAAGATATTGTGGTGTAGACACTAGCCATTTTGGACTTAAAGATACCGTCGTCACTATAGTTAAGCTGATTTCTGAGAAGCAGCTGAGCGATAACGGACTCATCAAAAAAGTCTGTCAGCCTGCTACCTACAAGATAGAATACTTCACCGTATCTGTAAATCATACCGTTCATAGAACGATTAAGATTTTCATTTCGCCCAATTCTGAACACATATTTCCCTATCGTTTTGATAGGCAACAGATCAAGAAGTATTTGATACTTTGTGAAAATAGAATCTAAAGAATTCAAAACTTCCCTAACGGTCTTGCTTAGATTGTTTGCAACCGCAATAGTTCCATCTTCAAATTCCTCATAGATCACTTGATTATAAAACGAAATCGTGAACCTACTACGTTTTTTGGTAGTCGCAATTTCTAAAACTGGCTTGTGTCCCATCATTCGCTGATACTCAAAGAACCGGCTTGTGTTTTCATTTATCAATACCTGTTTGAGTTCATCGTATGAATTCACTTCGTTATTTATGAACGTACACGGAAAATCTATCTCGTCGATATCCAAGAGGGAAGTAATCCTTCCATTGTTCTCTGCAAGGTAAATTTTATTATAAGCTATAAAAAATCCCATTATCTACAATTTAAACGTTCAATGACTGCTTTGGCATCTTCTTCAGTTCTCACTTCTGGAGAGATACCTTTTCTTACTTTATATCCTACAATTGCAGATACGAAATCATACTTGTTTTGTATGCCTTGGAATGGGTCAACTCCTCGCTGTGATTTTATGTAATACATACCGAGGCATGTTTTGACAATCTCCAAATCTTCAGGATTATTTCCTTCCAGAGTATACCATGTCATGAAATTCCTGAAATGAAGATTGTCTATTGCACATTCTACACTTTCGAGCCATCTGTTCACCAAATTCTTCCGCATATAATTACAGAACGGATTTTTTATTTGGTCATAGTTATATCCTATATTGACTGATCTGATATATTCTTTGTAAGCCAAATTGAAGGATTGGCGATCATTTCCTACCATAGAAGTTGAGCCAATAAATCTGTAATACTTCAACGAATATTTCAAAATACCCTGAAGCTTACGGACAAAGTCGATAGTGTTAATGTACGGATCACCGTCTGTTTTGTTGAATAAATACCGGATCAGAGCACTTGATCTAGGTACATTGATCCGCATTCCATCCTTTGTTCTATAACTCACAGCAAGGGCACACTTCACACCAAAGATAGATATAACATTCTCAATACAGGGACTGATTGGTGCGAGCCTGTTTTCATCTTCTCGAATTGTTACCTCGTCTGATAACCTTCCAGTAAAGATTTCGACTTTCCCAGTTTCTATATCATAGACATGTAATCTACGGTATGTTTTTAAATATATTTGAGTCATCTTTTAATTTCAAAATAAAATCTATTAAATCCTCTTTCGTTTTAAATTCTGGGAATACTCCCGTTGTGCGTTTGTCTGGATACTGTTGCTTGAAAAACTCCGCAATCTTACGATTGGTGTTTTCATCAAATCCCCGCACATAGAATCTTGACATCCTGCCTTTTCTGATCTCAAACTTCTCGCCGTTGATGATAATCTTATCGTCTTCGATTGAGAAAGTTAAGCTCTTATTTGGAATGTCAACATCTACGATGTTATAACACTTAGCGTTTACCTGGTTTATAAATTCCACTATATCCTTGAGAGTCTCGCCTATGATCATTGACCTATCCACGATTTGAACATTATGCGGTGTTTCTCTTATCCTGTAATATTCCAGCATCTTAGGTATCATATCGTTATCACACACTATTTGAAACCATCGTGGAGTTTCCGTGATCTCAGCTATCACATGATGATCTCCAAAGCTCATGATAAACTGGCAATATTGAACAGGAACAAAGACACGATGCCTTACACAGCGACGTAGATGCTCAAGTAATACATAGATTGTAAAATCTCGCTCTTCACAATCGTACAACGTTATCTTGTACTTTTTCCTTTCTGTGTCGTATTCGAAATTTGGCATCAGTATCTTGTTGTCACCAATGATGCGGATAGGCGGATCTATTAGGAACCGATATTTGTAATATCGCATAGCAAAATCGTTTGACTCTTCCCAATGATCTGGGCGATTAATCATTTCATATTCCCCAGTTACAAGATTAAATCGAAACCAAAATCTGGCTCCAAATCTGAAGAATATCTCGAAGCCGGTAATGTCACCTATCTTTTTTTTCAGAAAATCGTCTATCATCTTTTATTCTGCTAACAAATTTTAACAATTCTGTTTTTGTCTCAAATTCCGGGAATACTCCCATGAATCTTTTTCCAGGAAAAAGAGCGATGATATAGGACCTGAGGAGGACGCGATGCTCGGTAGCAGGGAAATCCGCTAGGTAATACATACCTTTTTTTGTCTGCTTTATCTCGTACTGTTTGCGGCCAATCGTGACTGCATCAGTAGATACAGAAGTTGTAGTCCCTGACTTATAGTTCTCGTTTATGTAGTTGATGATCTTGTATACTGTCTCTTCATCAGGACAAAGTGGAAATGTATAGCCTGAAAATGCATGGCCAATAATCCGCGATATCTCCTTCCTTGCTATGTGATAATGATTCCATATGCAAGAAAGATAAACATCATCCATAGATATCAGTGTCACCTTATTCATGAAATGAGTAATGCATACACGTCCGCTGTTATCACCAATCCAAAGTCTGAAATCATCACGAAAACCAGCCGGTACAAAAACCAGCTGGCGTATTCTCTCCACTATATACTCACCGAACCTTTCATCTGTCCATTCCCAACCAAAAAGCTGACGGGCAGATCCGGGCACATTGTGCCAGATACTGTTGAATATCTCGTTCCCTATCTTAACGTCTCCGTTTTTGTTTATGGAGATAATAGGAGCTATGCCGTAGTCGATTTGATAAGCTGCAAAATTTCTCTCGTTTATATTACTAAAAAGATCAAAATCAAGAGCTCCGGCTTCTACGCTATAACGAGCATCGAGATAGTCAATTCTGAGGTGTTTATTTGTATCAGATAGTGGGATGTAAAAATTACAGGTCACCATACTTTGCGAGTTTTTGGTACTCGATCAATATTTTTGCCTTCTCTATCATCTCATCAGCAAATCCTGAAACTGCATTATCATTAGCATTCTCAGCCAAACAGAGGAGACGATTAGCGAAATCCTCATCAAACACATACCGGGCATTATGAAATGGTGAAGCAAGAACAAGAGACACGCACGGTTCCGTGATGTGCTTGTACAGCATGCGATTTACCATAATGTCATAAGATGGATAGGTGTTTTGTTCAAACGTGCCATTGTGGTCCACTATGTACACGATGCCCTGCATCTTTTCACCATTAAGTTCAAAGGAGACAATGTCTCCATACTTATATTTTGCTTTCATTCTATTTTCCAATTAACAGATTCGAAACTATTATAACCGTCATAGGTATCATGCACTATGTCTTGGATTGTCTTGATTTTGTTGAGTGTCTCAATTTCATTATCGACATACTCACCAAAAGAAATATAATCCTCGACATATTCTGTGTTGCTTTTTGCTAGTTCGTGATACTTATGCAGTTGATCTTTATCTCTGGATATTTTAGCCTCCAGATTGCCCACAATCCCATCGATCTTTTCCTTAGTCAATTCACCTTGGCTGTCTGTGGTTCCCTCGTAAAGTTCATCATAGACTTCCGACACTCTTGAATAAGAAACGAGCGACAGGTCCCCCTCAGACCTTTTTGGCCTGAGGGAGATCGTAAAATAACTACTCATGATATGACACCAGCTTTATACAGTGCAACATCGAAGCAAGCCTGAGCTATACCGGCAAGTTCTGACTCACTGATCACTTGTAGCTCTTCGTATTCGGCGAAAGTCTTGCATGTCGACGCTTTCTTTGTGTCGAGAACCAATCGCCCGGTGTTTTTGTTAAGCTCGAATGAGACAATGATTCCATCGAGGACAATATCATCTGACTTGTCTTCTTTATTAAATGCGCGCTTTACGCGCATATAACACAGAAGTTCTGCGAATTCCCCATGAACTTCATAAAGTCTCACAAGCTTTCCATTGAATCTTTCCATTTCTTGTTTTTTTATTCTATCGTTATTGTTTCCGTGTACCATCCATCGATAGATGAAAGGATAGCACTTCTGTTTTTATTATCCACGTCTTTTTCAACGTAGACTTTGAGCATATCCAACATATCCTGTATCGAATACTCGGAATTTGAATAGCTTTCTTCCAGACTCTCGCCTCTGTTCCATAGTGTGCAGTATTTGGTCATTACAGTAACTACTGCCACATCTACACCTTTAAAAGGTTCTTCTTTCTGGTTCCATGGAGCCTTGGGATCGTCTGCAGTACCCATAGGGTAGTTGTCCGTCATATTCTAAGAATTTCATATTAGCAAAATATGATCTCGTTAGTCTATGATCTTCTCAATATTGCTTTTGTGTATCGCCTTATCTCGTGCATCTGCCGTTTGTGTCTTCCGATTACCTCTTTAACACTGCCAAGATACACGGCAACCTCTCCATATACCAACGTTTTCCTAATGTTGGTATCATTGAAAGCTGTGGCGTCAATCATTAGCCATTTGTCACTGTTACAGGCAGGATAATCACCAACGATAAACCCCTTGCCTTTAATCTCATATACGTTTTTCATCTCTCAATACCTGATTTTTGCCATTTGCTGGCTCGTAGAGCGACGATCTCGTCTTTCTAGTGTAATTGTTCACCAGAAGAATTTAACGCACTCAGAACGCGCCAAAACGAGAAATGTATCTGTTAAGCTCTTCAGCTTCCTCTTTCAACATCTTCCCGTTCAAAACAATCATTTCCTGCATACTGTCTTTTGATATAACTTTTTAACAATTTTTTGACTTTCTCATTGGCTGCGTGGTATGTCTTGCAGTTCGGGCAAGACTCAGGTTTACAAGACCCGAATCTCAAACTGCGAACACACCACTCAAACCAAGTTTGCGAGACTCTATCTCCTGTATAATACTTCACGGCTTGTAAAAATACTCATGATTGTTCTCTTGGATGATTTCGTCTTTGGTCCAGGCAATTCTGCCCTTATCAAGAAGAGTAAGGCGTCCGGAGTTTCCAGGTGGGAAAATCTCCTTCTTCCAAACTTTGATGTACTTTTTCTCTCCTGTCTCCTTGTCGATCCTTAGGATCTTATCCTTCCTTTTCATCCTTGCTATGGCAAAGACGATAGGGTTGATGTCTCGACATTGGAGCGCGATCTCTTTAAGTATGTCAGCTGCCTTTTTGACAACCTCCAACTGTTCAGGTTTGGCGTATTCGAGTTCTTTATCTGCCTGATACCCTAGGTAGTCTATGATATGGTTAGATAAGTCGGTCGAATATTTACCGGGATAATACTTTGGCATCTTTCAAATATGTGATAATTTTATCCAAATCTTCTTTGGTGTTTACTTCTGGAGATATTCCCCTCTTCACAGGATAGCCGACAATCTGACTATACAGTTTATAGATATCGCTAGCGATCAGATCACGCGGATTTGGCAAAGTAATGATCCACTTGCCATTCTTCAACTGTTTAGTCAGCACTTTACGGTAACATTTGATGTCTTGCTCAGTTCTTGAGTTTAACATTTTGAGCAGAGCGTGGAGCTTATCCTCTCCTTTGCACGCTGGGATAATCCCGTCATCCATAGGTTTAAGATCGAAGAGTTCGATAAGGTTATCGTACCCTCCTGGAATTTTGAAATACAGAGTGAGATAACCATTCGCTAACTTAACAGGAAATGACGTCCTAGTTATTGCACGCCCCTATCATATTCAAGCAGTATAAAGTGCGTTCATCTGGCCAGTCTGCGCTGTTATGCGAATCGGGAGAGAGGCGAGAAACTTAGAAGCTTCTGTCGCTATGTTCTGTGCAGCCGTCCAACAGGGAGGTCCAGTGATTCTACTTTTATAAGTATTACCATGTGAAATTTCATAATTATAGCCCCCAAAAGCCCAATGACTAACGTAGAAGTAAATAGGACACAATATCTTTTCAAGACATTTGACTTCTCTATTGTGTTGTAAAACTTCGGCGAAGCTTAACACATTCTGACACCTATAAATTCTAACGTCAGTTCTGTCGTTGTCGAAGGTTACGTATGCATTGTACATCTCAGTATTATCCTGAGATAATAGATACAGCTTAAACATTATCTAAAAATCTTATGACTTTTTTGATGTCTTCAACATTTGACACTTCCGAAGAACCGATGACTCTTTCATACAGTCGTGAAAGCACGCGTTCTGTTATCTCCCATTTGCCATTCTCGAATTTATAATCTCGCATGTCTACGTCTTCGTAGTTATTGATGTTGTGCAATACACGTAAAAGTTCAACCCTATTGTGGCAATATGGAATAAACCGACCGTCATTTTCCGGAATTGGGAATGTCATAAACTTAGTATAACATGGGAGAGACTTGGCAAGGTCAAAGTCGATAGTTTCATAAAACGATCCGTTTATGCATACCCTCTTCGCCGCCTTGACTTCCGAAGTGTCACCAACTACAAGTTGAAACATGTTGCCGTTTGGGGTAATAGTGAACGGTCGCTTTTTTATCCAATCATTCAGCATATATCCCAACTTGAACCAAGAACCCATAAACTGTTTATCGTCCTGATAAATGGTGCCATCTTGGATGAAATAAGCATGGCCTCCAAAATAGATTGTGGTTTCTATAACAGAAACAGGACAAAGTATACCATCAACTTGCTCCCGTATCATTGAGTTGTTAGCTCTCACCTCGTCTATTGTCATACCTGTTGCGATGGTGTCGACATTCATCCGGCAACAAGTTCTTCCATTTTCCCATGTTATATCTAAAGCGTAGCAACTCTTACTATCCTTAGACAATAACAGATACGTTATCATATCGTCCGCTGCTTGACTGATCCCGGACGAGTGAGAGCAGCCTTTTCTGATTCAGGCAATTTGTCCCACCAATTTTGGGTCATTTTCAGTTTTTCAACAAGCTTCTTGTATTTAATATCATTCATATCATTTTTAATTTAGAAATATATTTTGGATCTTCTGCATATCCTATTTTCTCAAGAAATGTATAATAACATCCGCCTTTGTATCTAGACGAGATAAGGCGCTCGTAATCATCCACGCATTCCGTCCAGTGATCATAAGATCGATAGGCTCCGTTCTTTCTCAAGCCAAATAGGTTGTTTGTTCTTTTATATACTTCCGACTTGCCAAGTCTTGACTCAAGCTTTGCCTGCTTAAACACCACGTCATGGTGTGGCAATCTCGCAAGCTTCTCCTTTAGGTTCTGCTCGTTAAGCTCTGGTCTCATGGCAACGATTGTGTCCCTTTTCACTTCGGTTTTTATCAGGACCTCTTGCTGTGTAGTCACAGAGTTAAAGGTACAGGTTCCGATAATACCGAGAATGGCTCCCACCATTAGGTAGAAGCCATTCTGATAAATCTCGCCTTTGTTCATATCTCATCGTTTGGATCTATTGCCATTGTTATAATCAAAAGCAATAGAGCGATCAAATAGATCATTTTCTGGTCAAAGACTTGATATATCCCCTTTGAACTGGCAACCGATGTAGGCATACCATGTCCAACGTGTTTGTGATAATCTCCAAATGCCTCTTGGCTTCTCTTTGCATGTTGCGAATATCATTTCTGAACCGCATATATGCCTTGTGCTCACAACGAGCACGAGCCAGGCGCTTACCTACTGTCTCGTCAAAAGCATCAACATCATCTGTTTTTGCTACTGCGTGGACGTGGTAGTTCTTACCAGTCTGCCGGCAAACAAAATCACCAGAGCAAACCACGATCTTGGCTTCTTCCTTTACGGTGAAGCGCAACCCGTTGCACCTCAACTTCATACGTTCTAAACCTTTTAACATCGTTTTTTAATTTTTGTGGTTATTTACTTTTGATAACTTCCATATCTCCCTGATCGCTTACTTTGTACAACGTGGCGGATTCTGCCCTATTATACATAGCATTGACTGCGTGGGGATCCTCGTAGACTTTGTTGTCATTATCCGTTGCTAGTATGTAATACATCAGTACGTAGTATTTACGATAAATTCCTCAGACTCATAGGTCAAGTGCCCATGGTCTCCTGCTTTCACTTCTGACTTCTTGTTTAGCGTCTTAAAGTCTACCAATCTTGTCACGGCGTCCTGAATCATAATCGCTAGGTTAATCCCATTAGACTGGATGCTGATGGTCTCAGTGCGGCCATCACTTTTTCGGAAACTTAAAACTGTAATCATCTTATTTTCTTTTTGAAATCTTCATATTGCTCTTTCGCAACAAAGAAAGGTCCGGAGTCTCCGAAAAACTCACCATCTACTGTTACGATGATACCATCAATTTTTTCGATGTATTCCTCCCAAGGTAAAGCTGTAAACCCTGCGAAAAAATGGCTTGCTTCCTGGCAGATTATAACATTCGCAATAGGAGTGTCTAATACGTGGATTGTGTCAAGGACATCGTCACCACGTTTTATTTCTGCAGTGTGAATCATCTTTCTTTTTTTTTAAAAAGGAGCCCTCCCGAAGGAGGGCATCCTTAGTTATACCTCAGGAAAATAAACCAAAGGTGCGACATTTGTTCCGTCCTCACCATACAGTGTACCTTCAGTAGTCCACAGGCTAGCATTCATATCGAGCTCATCAGCGATGAACTTTCTGATAGCTTTGAGCAAACCTTCTTCGCGATTGCTCAACAGCTTCCAGTATCTGAATGCTGTATTGCGAGATGCTGCCTCACTAGATGTGCGCTCCTGGAGCAGATCCTTCTTGCGGAGGTAGCCAACCAGGCCGGCGGAGTTACTGATGGGCCAGCACTTGATCTCGTTGCCGTTGGGGTCTGATACAGTAGTCAAAGCGCCGATGGTGTACTCCTCGAGTGTGGGACCATTAGCAGTTCCAGGAGTTGAAGCCAGTGCTCCACCCTCTGGTATGGGTGCGTCTTCAGCTTCTGGTGCATCAGCGCCAACGTTGCGAGTATCACCAAACTCCAAGTGGAAAATACCGTTCTTGATTCCAGCGCTCTTCAACATCAGGGTGAAATCCCAATAGCTGATACCAACTTCCAGGTTCTCGTCTACGCCTTCCATCAGGCCCATCAAATCTCTTACTTTCATTTTAGTAATGTTTTTGAAATTAATGAATAAAAA